TTATTTCGAAGGAATGTCGACCATGACCTGGTGAATCGTCTTGACCCACGTCTCCCACGAGTTATTGTCCTGGAGCTCCTTGAGCATTTGGTGCAAAAAGGTTTTGCGCACCTGTTGTTGGGTCACCCGGAAATGGGTGTCGTTGTGCATGCAAGCACGTTTCGCCTGCGGGTTCGAGGTGTGGAAGTAGACGGAGTGTCCCACACGTGCCACTTGGAATCCGGGAATCCATGTAGCGGTGGCAAAGGCCATGGGTTCGCTGAGGGAAAGGGGAGAGGGAGGGGTGCCCCGTGTGATGGCAGAGAGGGAAGGAGAGGATTTGGGATGGGAGGTTGGTGTCAAGTGGATGAGGGATTTGGTTCGGTGAGACGAGGAAGACTCTACCTCGAAATCCTCCGAGTAGACGTCGTCACCTTCTTCAATGCCTTCAGCGGGCAGGGTGGCTATGCCTTCGGCAGGGAGGGTGGCAGGTTCCTCCAGGACCGTCGAGAAGCCCAACTCTTGGAGCATCGTGATGGGAGAGGGCCAGTCCTCCATCACCTCATAGGCGGCCAGCCACCCCATGGTCTTTTGGATGAGGCAGGTGGTCAGAGGCGCCTTGTTTAGACCCATGACCGACGAGCACGTCACAGTGTCTTCCACGACCCGGAAACAAAACATCATCCAGGTTTGGATCCATTCTTTGAATTCTTGGGAGCGCAACACCCGGTAGCCGATGGATTTGATCCCATTACGTATAAAAATGTACAAAAGAGGCACATGGCCTTCCATAGCCCTGTCCTTGATCCAATCCGCCGCTTCCCTGCAGCGATGATTGTCCAGAACGTCATAAATGTGATTCATGAGCTTTGTCCAATCCTGTTTGGCCAGGAGATCATCCATAGAATCCTTATTCCAGTAGCGGGCGCCACCGTCCGGGCGTGACGAGGTCCGGTCTGAAACGGCATGAAAGACCTGGAGTAGAGTTTGCATTGAGTGAGACCATGATGTCATTTTATTCAAGAGGGGTGAAAGGGATCAAGACCAAATTAGGAAATCAACTTGCTCCACGCGGGGTTGATCAGAAACCCAAATTCCACATTCGCATCGACGAATAGGGGTAGTAAGCCAAGGCACCAGACCAATATTCGAGACCCTGATCTTCGTTGAGATATTTCAAGACGTGGGAATGCTTTTTGATAAAGTCAAAGACGTGCTTGAAAAAATGGGGTACCTCTGGACCCACTCCCTTGAGTTCGGGAAGATCCCCGTAGTAAACATCTAGAAGGGGTTCTGCAAAGTTGGTTTCATAGGTGTGATTGTCGAGCTCTTTCAACACAAACTTTCTTGCCGAGGGAATGGCATTGATTCCGGAACGGTAGGCGGCTTCCCATACATGAATGTCATACTCGCCGGGGTTGGTCGTCTGAATCCGCGTAAAGGTATAGGTCTCTGCCTGGATGATGCGATCAAAGGCGTACCAAAGGTGGGGAAACCACCGTTTGTCAAAACCATATTGGTCCTTAAAGGCCTCGATTTTCATAGAAGACAAGTTTCTTTGAAACGTCAGCGGCCGTTTGTGAATTCCGTGACGCGAAAACAATGCTTTCCAGTCTTTTGACAGCGGCTTCCCTGCAGCATAGTCCATGGTCAGGTCGGTGATGAGGGCCACCCATCCTTTCGGAATACCACTATCCATTTCAATGTTTTCTCCAACAAAGGACGTCTCGTCACCCAAGAGAGCCCCGGACGGTAGTTTCTTAAAGAGGCTTTGGGGATGGGCGGGAGGGTCTACCCCCTTACATGGAAGAAGGGAGTAGAGCTTATGGCCCAACTTGATGGATTGAAAATTTTTAAAGAGAGTAAAACTCGAGTCGGTAGACGAGAAAAATGCCCCATAGCCAAAGGTCAACAAATTCGTGTTGAACACTTTTTCAGCTTGCTTCGTTTCCAACCCCATAAACAACTCGTCAATGCCATAACCTTTACCCAAATTGACTGGAAGGAAGAAGCCTTCAAGAACAGAAGAAAGATTTGGGATGGGAGGCGTCACCGAAAAACACGTCCTGTCGTCTTCTTGGATCATTCCACGACAAATGGGTTTTGAACCCCACAAGCCGGCAAGGATGGGATTTTGGAAAAAGACAGAGTCAAAAATACGGTGGAGAGGATAGTCCGTCATTAGCCATTCTTTGGCGGCATAGGCTTCGCGCATATTGATGCGTGAATCGGCGTCCCGTGAAATGTTAACCACCTTGCATGCCGCGGGAAAAAACCGCCACATGGTCTTGTTGAATTGAATCTTGGTCGTCGTCTTGATCTTTTTCTTTGTCTTGTAGGCCGCAATGAGAGCGGCCATGTCGTCAAGCGGTTTGATTGGGATGCCGAACCGTTTGGAGAGGGCGGCCGCTTTGGGAATTCCCGTTTTCCAAGTGACAAGAAGAACAATCGTGGTATCATTGGCCTTGAGCATATTTTGGATATAGTCGTCATGAAACTTGGAATAACGGTCATATGATGTCTTGTCTAGAAAGATCAAGGGAATCCACCCTGGGTAAATGCGTTTCATCATGGCAACGTTTTGCAAGGCGCCCAACATGTACATGGCAGACAATTGATTGGGGCTCTGGTTAAGATTGGCATTGAAGACTGCCAAGGAGACATAACAAGGAAATGAATCTGCTGCCCTCATTGCGGGAGAGGCACCAGGAGGTCCAGACTCCCCATGCAACTTTTCCAAGTTTTTGAGCTGGAAGGATTTCAAGACAATCTTTCCTGACCCTCCCCTCTCCGCCCTCTCAAAACTAAAGGTGTGCTTGGGTTTTGCGGGGAGACTTGAAAAGAGGTCATTTTCAAAATCCGTCATTTATTTTTAGACAAGATGAAATCTCGGGTTTGATTTCGCAGGCGAAATTTAATCAAGGTGCAAATCGTCTGATTTGGTTGACCTACGGTCAATTGAATCAAGCATTAAATCCTTTGGTTTGATTTCGCAGAGCGAAATTTAATCGAGGTTCTTTTTGGTGAGCTGTCTCGTGGATGGAAGAGGTATTTAAGTTGGCCTATCTCAAAACAACCAAGTCACAATAAACCATCCATCGTTGAGATCATCACTATTCAACCCGTCTTCACATTGATACTTACACTGTCGTTTGACTTGAAGGGAAGAGGAAGGAGGATAAAGGTCTGGCTTGGGTGACATACGGATGTGGGCCGTCAAGATGGCATTCGAAAAATCAATACGGGCCACGCGGAGGGTACGTGTCTTGTGGAGGGAGCACAAAGTTTCTTTGGAGAGGGTAGCCGGTGAAAGCAAGGGAGGAGTGGATGCCAAGACCATTTTTATTCCAAGAGAAAATACCGGTAAATTTCAACTCTCGACTTAGCATGGTAGCTAAGGATTTTCGGCAAGTCAAGATAAAATACAAATGGCTCGTTCAAGATCTCGCTCCGTTTCGATAAAACGTCATCGGTTATCTCACCGCCGTTCATCTCACCGCCGTTCACCTTACCGTAGGTCATCACGCTCATCCAGGTCCCGGTCGAGAAATGTCATCCCTCGGTCTGCCGTTCAAAAGGGTGCCTTGGAACGTTATGGCTATTCCCTGACAGGGTCAACCGAGTCCCGCCGGAGAGGTCTTGCCGAGGCTGCCAGGGTTGAACCTTGCAAACACAAGCCATGCACAGAGAAAAATTCGGGGGTCCACAGAGTCATCAAGCAAGTGACTGCCTTGGTGACTTGGAACAAGAACCGTCCTTCTCTTTTGGCCCGTGCCAAGGCTGACTTGAAGTATGTCCAAGGGCTTCTCGCCAAGAAGAAGTCAAGGTCGCGTTCCCGACGCTCCTCGAGGAGACGTTCTCGTTCGAGACGTTGAAACTCGTTATACGCCGTCTGAGACATCGTCTCGAACCGCTAGGTAGCTCGTTTCCGTTAGCACTCATCCCTAAGTGTTTCGGTCAAAATTACAATAGATTACCTTCAATTTAATAGCGTTGCGGAATTTTCAGGTGATGAGCACCTGCGGATTACCATTTCATTTGTCCTCAACCCTACTTTATTTTTAGGTTATGGGACAGAGGTAACAAAGGTGATCGCCTGATCGTGCAAAGCTAAGAAGGGTTGGGTTGATTCTGTAGATGGTCTTAAAGTCTTCAGATGTCGTGGGCCAAGTGTCAATCGGATAAAATGCCACAAGAAGGTTAGGGCGGCCATCCTTGACAGAAAATACACCAATTCCTTGGTGGGGCTGCTCTTGATGAAGATGGAAGGCCTTGGGGTAGCTTGGTGACGGCTTGAGGTTGACGGTTGGAGAACCGGCACGGTACCAAAGGTCCATTAAAATTTTTGAAGTGGGTAAAGTTGTTGTGAATAAACTTTTTTTCTAAAATCATAGAGGAAACAAAACCGAAAGCCACCTACACTTTATTCACGCCATGCAGTGGACAGAAAAGTACAGACCATCTTGCTTGGCTGAAGTCAAAGGACAGGAAACTGTCGTGGCCTCTCTTGCCAAGTACCTAGACGAAGATACCCTCTTGCCACACCTTTTATTTTACGGTCCTCCTGGGACGGGCAAGACGTCTGCAATAATGGCGTTTTTGAATGAGAGGTATGGGGGCGAGGATCTCAAGCGACGTGTCTTGGCTCTGAATGCTTCGGATGAACGAGGAATTACGACGGTGAGAAATCGTGTCAAGGATTTCATTCGAACACGTGGATCGATCCACAAGTATGTTGTGCTTGACGAGGCTGACTCAATGACGACGGATGCCCAGAAAGCCTTGCGACGTATCATTGAAAAGGCACCCTTGACAAGTTTTTGCATTATTTGCAATTACCGTGCACGTATCTTGGGTCCATTGCAATCCAGGTGTTGTGCCTACCAGTTTGAACCCTTGGCTCCAGGAACGAGTCTGACTTCTTTGAAGGAGGTGTGTGCCAAGGAGGGTCTCGAAGTCGCCGAGGATGAACTCGAGAGACTGGTCAAGGTGACACGTGGTGATTTGCGCTGCGCTATTGGGCGTCTCCAAAACTTGGCCACCGTCATCCGCTCAGGCCTTCCTGTCGATTTGGTCCATGATGAAATTGATGGGGAACTTCTTGATGAAGCCTATGAAATCTTGGTGGGGGGTCTTGGAGAGGCAAAAAAACTCGCAAGTCCTCCCGTGTCCTTGCGGCGGGTTGGTCAGACGTGGAACCGGTTGGCGAGAGAGGGACATGATGTCGTGTCTTTTTTGAATGGCCTTTCGGACCTGGTCGTGGAACGCCAGGAAGCGGAAGACTATGACCCTCTTGACCCTGCCTCCTTGGTGGAAGCTATGGATTTGTTGTCCGAAATGTGTGACTTGATCATGGTGAGGCAGATGGATCCCAAGATTGTTTTCCACAAGTTGGTCGGATAACTTGGTGACTATATACCTAACAAGGTGGCATAACAAAATATATGAGCATAACAAATTATATGGGTAATTCATTGAGTGATGCCATGGGCTATAGGATTGAGGAAGTCAAGACTGGCACAAAACTTGAAGCGAACCCAAAATGGTCCTCCCAATGGGAAAGGGTCGTCTTGCCGGGATGTGGTAAGCTCTTGGCGCCACGCAAGGCAGATCCTCGCTTTCATCTCGAGACGGAGTACAAGACCGATTACTTTTTAATTTCTGCGGCCCTTGACAGGTGGCCACGCCTCTTACCTCCTGGATGGGCGAAACCGGAAGGAGATTTGAGTGAGAGGCAGAGAGTGGTTCGACGCCGACAGATTATGGATGCCTTTTATGCAAAGAAACCAAGCAAAGCATGGTTAAGGGCCAATGTGGCTTATCTTGCATCCCAAAGTTCCTCTACCCGCTATCTTATCGAAAAATGGACCACTACTTTTTTTGAATTTGTTAATGGGTCGGCTTTTTGCAGTGATGGCTACTTGGATAGAAAAACAGCGGAATTGTTAGTGGAGACTCTTGAAGAGATTGCTGTTGATGAAGGATGGTCGGTAAAGGAATTGCACCTCGGTGAAGAAGAACTTGGCCTGGATGAAGGTGGTGAGAAGGATGGAGAAGAAAAGGAGGATAAAAAGTCTTCGTCCCGTCGGCCACCAAGAGAAGTCAAATCCCACCTTAAATTCTCTTTTGAACGCATTCGACGGCTCTTGGGTCTTCTCCGTCTTTTTATTTCCCTCGTCCCTAAAGGAAATGCGAGGCATGAATCCTACGAATTTCTCTGGAGTGAGGCAGAGGATAATTTCGACTTTGGCAAAACCAAAGAGCGATTTACCAAGTTGAAGGGTGAGATTGGAAAGGCAATCAATGGTGACGCCCCTTCACTCCGCCGCCAATTAAAAGCCCGGTTTGTCAAGGTCATGCATGGTGCACCCCCCTTGGACCGTGATATTATCGTCTATCGAGGAATCATAGGAGCTCCCAAAAAGGATACCAACCTGCGTTCTTTTTCCATTGATTGGGCCATGGCCAGATCCTTTGCACAACCAGGTCAAGGCAATGTTTTGGGCTACTTGTACCGCCTCACCATTCCTAAAGGGGGAAAGATGTTGTTTGTCCCAACCCTGTCCAGCTATGCATATGCACATGAGATGGAAGCCATTGTCGACATGACCAAGATTAACCAGAGATCGTGGACCAAGAAATGGCATATTTTTATGCCGCCTTCTTATGAGAGGTGCTCAGCCAAGGACACGAAAAAGTTATCTTTCTCAAATGTCATTGTTTTTCAGGGAGCAACCTTGGACAAATAAATTTTCACCAGATCAAGTAATTTCCCTTCCAAAACATGAAACTTCCAAAACCGTTTCTTCTAGGGGTTCCCCTTCGATGGTTTCCTCGACCGTGAATGTAATCCGTGAGACGTTACTCCAATCTCGAGAAGACCAACCGTAACCATAAGAGTAACCGGCTCGGGTGTGAGATAGACCGTAGAGGACATGGGTGACACGACCAATTGCTTTCTGTCCTTTATGACTGATCATGTAGGTCTTTCCAACCTTCACGCGGTTCAAAGACTCGACAATGTTTTTGAGATCTTCTCCCATGTGGAGATTGATGGCGACGGCGAACAATGCGAGACCAAGTTCCAGTGAATTCTTGGGGTGGTAGATGACAGATTTGGGAAGAGTGAAATCATCAGATGGTGATGACTCGTCAAAGATGGTGATGGTGGGGGAATGGGTTTCGGCAAGCGGAAATTTGGAGTAGATCCACCACGCCAGATAGTAAGAATTGCCGATTTTGAGATAGGACCGCCACTTTCCCAAAACGATAGGAACCACGTCTTTTGCAGGAAAGAGGTCAAGCAAACGCCTGACTTCGCGTTGCGGGTCTCCAGGGTCACGAGGCTTGTCCTTAAGTGAGTCCCAAAGGATTTTGTCATTGCTTGTGCAAAATGCAATGATAGGCAGAAATAAGTAGAGAAATCACTGCTTTATTGGAAGGTTTACTTGAGAAGAAAGACCAAGTTAGACTAAGGGGAAGAGACGGAGGGCAAGGTCCACGATTCCTCCATGGACGAGTAAACACAAGGGTGGGGGAGAGGTAGGGCTCCGGCTTCCGCGGAACTAAGGGTATCAAGAGTCACGAAAGGATCCTCGTCAGCCCAATGGCGGAGGAGGGATAAAATCCATGGAAGAACATCAAGGCGTGGAGCCGGGTTAAAGGACGTCACGGTGCGGACTTCAGAGGCCAAGACAGGGTGATAGTCTGCGGTTTGGGAAAAGAATTCGTAAAAATCATTCGATCCAAGTTCACTTTCTTTGTGAGCCTTGGAAAAATCCCAAATGAGACAAAGGAGCTTGGAGTCGCGGAGGGTCAAACGGTAGACTTGGGTCTTGTCAAGCGACGGTAGGTCGTACACAAAGGTTGTTGGGGTGTCTAGGTAGACAAAGAGGACGTTCTTTGGGTGCAAGTCGTTATGGTAGACAGACCACAAGAGGTTCATGACGTAGAGGCCCATCATGGCTTGGATTGTCGCTTGGCGATGGAAGGGGTGGATGGCATGGGGATTGGTGTCCTCTCGGTGACGTCCAAAAAGATCGCCCAAGTCTCCATCCGCCCATTCATTGACAATTCCATGCCACCGCACAGAACCAGCTTCTCCAGTGTCATAGACAATGTGGGCCATCATCAAGGGAAAGTGGGCACATACGCCTTCCCTCACAGCCACGGTTCCCTTTTCAAGAAAAGATGCTTCACGCTTGAGCTCTCCGTCCGTGACTGAAGAGTGTTCGACAGCTTGGAGCTTTACCGCGACAGTGACCCCTTGAGACTCGAGAGGTTCGTCGGACGGATGGTCGGGAACGTCTTCTAGGAGAGGAAGAGAGGGTGCCACTGAGCGGGCAGTGACGCCTTGGGGGACCGCCATGGGAACACGGAGAATGACAGTGTCTTTGGAGCCTTCTACAAGGTGGGTATAGGAACCTAGAGTTTCACAAAATTCAGACCATTTCTGAGACTTGAGGAGGAGGTAGAGGTGTTGGGTGACATTCAAGGCCCTGGCCTGACGTTCAGCCAAGAGGGTGTCCGAGTCAAAGGTTTCCACCACAAGAGCTTCACGGACTGCACCCTCGTCGTCTCCCCTTGAGGATGGAGGGACAGGAACGATGTCCATTCTAAAAGTGAAGTTCCGTTTGTTTAGGTTTCCTCTTTTCGCAAATTAATCCTCAACGGGTGCCAATTCAATTTGAGAAGATAATTCAAATACCGGTTTCTTTTTCTCCGAAAAAGGATTGGTGACCACCAAAAAACCACATAGCAAAAATGTCTTTTGCAGTGACTGAAGAGCCAAGATCCTATGTCCCGTGGACGGAAAAGTACCGCCCTAAATCTCTCGACGACCTTCGCCAAGGCTATGCGGATCGTATGGCCGCCCTCACCAAGGCGGGACACCAAATGAATTACCTCTTGTTGGGGAAACCTGGAATTGGAAAAACGACTACGGCAGGATGTTTGGCCAATGACTTGTTTGGGCCAGAGGCTGCAAAGGCTGGCGCGTCCATGATGGTGAATGCGTCCGATGAACGTAACGCAACGGATATATTTGTCAAGGTGAAGCATTTTGCTCCGCTTCCAATGCCTGGACGACGGAAAAACCCACGACTTGCCACCTTGAAGAAACTGTTTATTCTTGACGAAGCAGACAACATGACGCCCAAGGCTCAAGTCCTTCTTGCACTCTTGATTGAAGAATATTCTGGACGTCTTCAATTTGTACTGACTGCAAATGACGCTGGGAGGATTTCCCCATCCATCAAGTCGGCTTGCCTGATGATTTATTGTGTCTTTCCATCCTTGGGCCACCAGTGTGACTACTTGGAAGACATATGCAGGAAGGAGGGTGTAGAGGTTCAGAGGAGTGGCTTGGAGGCAATTGTGGAGTTTGCCCAACAGGATTTACGCCAAGCCACAAATGCCGTCCAATCGGTAGCCGTCACCCAAGGAAAAGTTACTGTCATAACGGCTCAAGCAGTGTGTGAAGAGTCGTCGAGTGAAATGATTGAAACATGGGTCATTGCCTGCTGGTTTGGAAAACCAAAAGAGGCACGCCAGGCCCTCGCCGCGATTTTAGACACGGGGTACATGCCGCGTGACATTATGTATGGCCTGAGACAAGTCTTGCTTGAAAATTGTCCACACAGGATTCCGCCTTCAGCCATTATCCGCTGGCTTGAAGCTCTGGGTGATTTGATGTTGGCAAATGGCCGCATCATGGTGACACCCATCCAGTTGGAAGCCTTGACGGAAGAATTTTTAGTAATTCGCAAGGCATTAACTTCTTAAATAATGAAAATAATACACACACACCAGGTTTTCTCCCTAGTCTATCATGGCAACTTCATCAAGGCGATCCATCACTCTGTGCGGTGTTTGCCAAGACCTTGATGTGAGAACCCAAGTCATCAAGGCAGGAAACCACGGCATTGTGCTTGGCAACATCCTTGTCTCTCAAGACACCCACTTCTTGAGAGACAAGCATCATTATCTTGGTTCGGAAACCACCTACCATTCTTTCCCAGGTTACTCTCGTCTACCCTTTTGCCTCATTTATGCTGATCTAAAGGAGGACGACGACGAAGAAAGGAAGGACGAAATCATCTACCTTGGGTATCGTGACGACTATTCCCAAGAAACTGTCCTCTACTCGATTGGCGAAGCGGGACTCGCGCAGACTCCCTTTGACATGGACACTGCAGCTGTCATTGCCTTTGCTTCCCTCAAGGCAGCGGCACCCGGCAGTGTCTTTCTTCAAGGGTCATATCCACTCTTCTGTCTCGAGAAGATTCTTTCATCGTCATCCCCTCCATCATGGGCCCCGTCTGACCTCGACTTTTTCATTTCGACCTTTTCCAAGAACCATTTTGAAAAGGCAGTCACCTACTTTAGTCGACTCTTTCGCTACCATTACAAGGTTAGCGGAAACAAGATGATCTTTTCGGTTGGAGAAGATGAGGTCTCGATTGACTTTAACCGGCTGAAGAGGAAGGGATCCGACGAAGTGCGAAAGGCATGTGACATTTCCGTTGCATCGGTTCAGATTGTCCACTTGAAGGAGGAGGAAAGGGCACCAGAGGGTTTTGAGACTTGGCCGTGGATCCTTCCGGGGACGTTTATCATCTGTCCCATCGACGTATTGGACGACATTCGTGCCGGGACGTTTCGTTGGCAGCGGGAGACGCCCAAGCCACGCTTCATCCACACCCTTCAGGGCCACGACCCAGCCTCCGTCATTCCATTTCTTCCAATCTCCCCACCAGACACCTGGCTTCTACCTTCTCGCTTCCATCCGATGTTTCAAGACGTCGATCCCCACTTTTACGCAGACCTCCTGGACCAGGAAACTCCCGTTGTCATTCACGGTCCTGAAAAGATTCACAAGAGGGATGGTTGGGGACTTTCTCCTCCCCAGAAACTTTACAAGTTTATCGAGGTCCAGGAGAACCTCATGGGCGGCTTTCTCCACATCGGCCGTTCCTTTTACCTTGACAGGGACGGCTTTGTGTGGACGTCGGATGGGGAGACTTACGCCTTTCCTGGCGTTTCTTCGTCCGAGGAAGAGACACAGCCTGGTCTCACCCTTCACGATCTACTGGGTCTCTTGGCAGATCCCGGTTCGAGCCTTCCACTCTACGATCACAAGGAAGACGCGATGCTTCAGAAGAGACACAGGCGCTACTGGGTTTCATCGAAGCGACGGGACAAGTATGAAGGTTACGGTTACACTATGAGTGAAAGGATTGAGAAGAATCCAGAGGGAGAAGACGAGGTGGTTGAATACCGTTTCGATTAGAGGCTTGGTTTCAACCTAGAAATAAAATACTTGTAGACTTGATGGAGGGTGTTGCCCCACTTGTTCAAAAAAAGGCGAATCTTGCTGGAATTTTTGGTATCGTGGGTCTGATTGCTGGAGTCATCTTGATTGTGATTGGATCGATTGTGGTTGCAAGAACGAAACACTTGCCAAATAACGATAATCACAGGGGAGGGTTTATTGGAATGATTGTTGTGGGGTGCATGGTTCTCCTTTTTGGGATTGTCATGATGTGGGTGGCAGCGGCTGCCGACTTGACGATTGGCATTGTAGGATCCTGGTCCAAACCAGAGACATGTCCAAAGGAATGCAAGTGTTGTTAAGGGTCTGGCAACCATTGGTCCATTGACCCGACTGAGGGGAAGGGACCTTCCACGCCGGAACTTGAGTTGTTGTGAAGGAGGGGGTGTAGGATGGTCCACTTGAAGAAGTCCCAAAGGATGAAGAGGCCGTGAAGGAAGAAGGACACAAATATGAGTCTGGCTTAGGAAAGTAGATGTGTGGGGCCTGTTTTTGCTTGAAACACTTTTGAAAGGCCCACTTGGTGAGCTCCTTCATTTCCTTGGGGTAATAGAGGACAATACCGGGATCAAGATCTGGACACGGATTTTATTTTTGAAAGAAGCGACGACCCACAAAAGATTCCCGTTCGTCCCGCGATTTCCACTTGGCTGCTTGAGACACATCGTCGTCTTCTGATGTAATGCCCGCCATGGCATTGTTGGTAAAGGAGGAGCGGGAGAGACGGATGCCCGAGTAGGCCTCGAAATCTTCAAGGCTACGGGCGGTGCCGAGGCGAGAAGGAGATGGATAAGAATTCAGTTTCTTTGCCGAAGAAATACCAATCAAGGCCCTTACAAAACCTTCCGCCTTAAGGCGATGGGCCCGATTGAATTTCAATTCTTCAAACTTGTGTTTCCCCGTGTGCTTGTAAGTGGTTTGGACACAACAAAAGGATGGAGCATAGAGGTTGTAGCCGTGGGTGTAGTAACGGACAGCCATGGTGATTTCTTCCCCAATGAACAAATAGGGGACGTCGACAAGGTAAGGCACCTCGACATGGGCGTGTCGCGGAGCAAAGGAAAAACCGGCTACCCACCCGACAGAAGGAACGGGTTTGGGTGGCGCCTTGTAGTAGGAGTGGAGAGCAAAAAGAGGCAAGCCGTTTTGTTTCCAAGAGTGGGTCGTCAAAAAGTTTCCGCGTGTGTCCTCTGTCCATTCACGCTTGTCTCCATAGGCCTTGGGGTAGGTGGTGAGGATGGCCATGGGATCCCCCGTCGCGTGCCAATCTTCGAGAAGCTTGACATCCCAATCCTTGCAAAACACCATGTGGGCGTCAATGGCAAGGACGAAATCTTCGTCTCCCATGAGGCGTTCCTCTATGCGTTGACGGGCATAGCAAGGACCTTGGGCCTCGGTATGGGGAAGGGTGTCCACGCGGAGACGGGGATGGGATGGCCAAAGGCGACGAACATCTAGATCTCCCTTGGCAATTTGTTGGCATACCCCAATGATGACCCGTGAGGAGTGGGAAGCCTTGGCCCACGCATCACGGATAGTTGCTGCAACTTCCGGGTCGCGATAGGATGGAATGGAAATAAATATCCTTTCACTCATTTAACTTGGGGCCCAAGAAAGCAGATGAGGGATTGAACTTTTTTTTGAATATCATAGTGTTGTCTCAAAACTTTTTGAGGCAACTATATGGCTCGACCAGGCGTAGCCTGTAAGGTTGGCCGGAGGCCACACCAACACAAATTTCATATTGTGTTGGGCCATAATACTGATTATGCCATTGGCCAATCAAATCAGACGAGGAATACCTTGCCAAAGAAAATGGGTCAAATCAAAAAAAAATGAAATCTCGCCTTTGATTAAAAATCGATATGCCCCAGCGCCATCCAACACCATCCCATAGGTGGCAGGGATCAAATGCCTCTCATTGCGTGGGGAGTTGCAGGTCAAGGTCGACACGGACCCGAACACCTGGAGGCTTGACATCCACCCACGGAACCTGCCCCATTTGCCGCGAGCTCAAGAATGAATTGGGAGTCATTGGTGGCCGCAAGGGCTGCGGTCACCGCATTTGTCGTCGATGCATTAGCGAATGGATGGCCCATGAAAATTCATGTCCCATCTGCAGGGTACGGTTCAACAAGGTGGTGTTTCCCATCTCACCCAACCTCCGTATCCATGAAGACAATACCCAAGCAGTCGCAGAAGGCTACCTGGAAATGATGAATGATGTGGAAGAGTATGACTCGGAGGAAGACCGGCGTGAAAAGGAAGAACTACAACATGACATTGCCCAATGTATGTATTGTAGGGAATCAGACAATGAAGCCAAGTTACTCTTGTGTGACAACCGCCAATGTTTCAAGGCCGCACACACCTACTGCCTGAAGCCACCACTGCGGCGTGTCCCGCGGGGTGAGTGGTTTTGTCCCCAATGTGAAGAGCAGGCGCTCTACACCCTGACTGAGCCCATGGAATTCAGCGATTCAGAGAAAGAAGAAGATTACTATGATCCGCCAGCCCTCAACACCCGCTTTCGCTTTGAACGTGCCTTGCCAGACCGCGAGTCTGTATGGTCAGGCCAATCGGAAACGACTGCCTCGCTTCTCTACTCGGTCTATTCGGATTAAGTCCCTAAATTCTCGAGAAATAAATAGGGTGTTTACCCTGCAGGTGCCTTGACACCCCAACAATATGACGCTACTACTCCTCCTACCCTCAGGGTGGGACCCCATGTTGGCACTTTCCAGAGTCAGGGCCCCCTCCGGATTGCAATCGTGGGTGTTTGATTTACCGGGGGGGGGCACTCAGGCCCTTCAGGTGTGCCCGACCCCGACTTCCACAGATTGTACGACCTTGGGTCATGTTCATGTCGGGTCCACGTCCAAAAAGGGGAAATGGATCTACTACCAGGACGGCGCTGGACCATACTCGGCCTCTTGCCACCACTGTCCGTGTGTGTGTGTGTGAATCATGAAATTAATGACGAAAGGATGTTTTTCTAAAATCTAAATTCAATGGGTTTGCCAGTTGCCCCCACTTATAATAAAGCCTTTACCATGTCAGAGAAGTCGAAACCAGTAGCCAAGCGACCGAAAGTCGCTCTTCCAGAGAAGAAACGCAAGTTGCCGGCATGGATGGCAAAGCAGCAAGAGGTTCCAAAACACATTCAGGATTTGTTGAGCACGCTCGAGTTGGTGAGAGGTGCCAAAGGCGCGGAAGCTCCTCTCCCCGAAGATCTCAAGCTAGAAAGTTTGATTGGCCGTTATGCCAAGGACGGGTTTGAGATGCGTGATCATCAGGACGAAGGCGTCAAGTTTATGGTCGACGTCTTGTTGGGACGCCAGGAACGAGTGGATCTTTTTGTGTTTTTAGGTGACGAGATGGGGCTTGGCAAGACGGTTCAAATTCTTGCCACTTGTGTCGCCATTCATTTCCTCCAAAAATCCTATGCCACTCCGTTGACACGTGGTGTCTTTGTGATTGTTGTGCCTCGTGTAATTATACCAAATTTTATTGGAAATGGTGGCGAATTTTTAGGGATTCCCAAGGAACGTTTTATCAATTACACGGGGGCGGCACGCCACCGCAAGCTGAGGCAGGCCATGGCCTTGATTTCTCACGCAGGCGATGCAGACTTTCCAACCTTTGTGATTTGCAACCCAGAGATTGTGCGGTCGGACGGCATCCATTCACCCCTCTTCAAGTTACCCATTACCCTCCTCATCATGGACGAGGCCCACAAGATTAAAAACCACGACACCCAGACAAATCGCTTGATGAGGCGGTTCAGGGATGTAGGAGGAGTGGGTCGGGGCACCAAGGGGTTTTTGTTTTCGACGGCAACCTTTGTGTGCAACGGGATGAATGACTTGTTGGGATACGTTGCCGTCTATGGCGGCACGGCCAAGATGCAAATGGTGACCCAATGGCTCAAACATGCCAGTCATAGGACGGTCCAAGAGTACTTTGGAAAGCACATGGTGAGGCGCACGGTGTCTATCCTAAAGGACGCCTTGCCAGAGAGGAAAGAATTGTTGGTACCCGTCGTGCCGACCCAAGTCGAGTCATCTCTCATCGACTTGTTGTCCGATGCCGCGACAATGGTCTGGTCAGAGAATGAAACAATTAAAAAGTCAGACGTGGCCGCTGAAGAAAAATCACGCATGGCGGCAATGGTCTTGGTCAACATCTTGAGGTTACGCCAAGGGTGTATCGCGGGAGACTTGGTTGGAGGCAAGGAGAATCTCGGTCATGGATCTACCAAGGCGATTTTTCAATGTTGTATCCGGTGCTTTGGTCTCTCCTCATCAGCCAATCCCTTGGAAGCTCTAGGGTGTGGACACAAGATGTGCCAGAAATGCTTGGCTTCACTTCCTCAACACTTTAAGCAGTTTTCACCCCTCAAGCTTAACCCAAACTCGTGCGGGGCGTGTTGCCTCTTGGGCCATTACCACCGGATGAATGGACCGCCTGGCACATCGACCAAGTTCTTTTACGCGCTCCGTATTTTACAGACCATGCTACGTCAAGACCCGGAAGGCAAGTCGGGCGTCTTGGTCTTTAGTGAATTTAAACGGTCCCTTGATCTCTTTATGGAAATATGTAGAAGGGCAGGAATTCCAACTTTTATCTTGCATGGAGGCTTGACCTCGAGTGGAAAAGACGCCTTGGTCAAAGAGTTTCAAGATGAGGAATGTCCAACTCGTGTCATGTTGTTGACGATGGGGACGGGAGGAGTTGGATTGAACTTGCAAAGGGCCAACCGAATGATCATCTTGGATCCAACTTGGGACCCGAAAAAGGAGGAACAAGCGATTGGGCGAATTTACCGCATTGGCCAAACACGTGACGTGAGGATAGTCCGCTTGGCCTATGTCAATGCAGTCGAAGACGCGATGAGGGCGCTCCAGGCAAAGAAGCATGAAGAGGCCCGGATGGTCAATCATGCTGTCAGGTACGGGGGAAAAACTTCCAAGGACACGGTGGAATTGGATTTTTATGATGAACGCTTGATGAAATCTGACCCGGTGGAAAAGTTTATGTTGGCTCTCAAGGACATTGTTGTTGAAAACTTTGAAAAGCGGTCTGGTGGTGAAAGGGTTGAAGAACTGACGAGGATGCAAAAGGAATTGGAGGTCAAGATGGGAGTGCCTGAGGGATGGTTGACCCCCGATTGGTCCTTCTTGGCGAAATAAACATTGGCCATAGATAGAATTTCCTCCCCGTCTAAATAAAAAAAGAATGTCCTTCATTCCTTTTCCAACTAGTGGAATTACCACAATTCCGCCTCTTGGAGGCTATGACGCCTTTCAGCGGGTTCGTGTTTCAGCGACAGTCACGACACTTTTTGATTCTCACCCCTATCCAGGTGGAGACACGAGGCGGTGGAACACTGCCACGTCAGGTGGGACGGTGGACACATCCACGGCCAATTCCAACGGCTATGTGACCTTGAACTCGGGGACGACAAATGGTGATTATGCTGTGAGGCAGTCGTGGGAGTATGTTCCCTACCAGCCAGGAAAGTCAAAATTGTTACTCATAACGGGTGTTATTATTGATGCGAATACTGACGGGACGACATGTCGCATAGGAGCTTTTGACACCACGGTAGACCCCAATGGAGGCAAAGGAAATGGTCACTTTTTCGAGTGGGCAAGATCAGGAACCAATCCAGAGATGAATGTGGTGGAGGTCCGTTCCACGGCCAACGGAGTGACTACAAGAGTGAACATGGCAGATTGGAATTATGACAAGTTGGATGGCACGGGTCCTTCTGGTCTAAATGTTGGTGGACCCGAGTATTTTGTTAACAAGGCTGTCATTTACGTCGTGGATCAAGAGTGGCTTGGGGCGGGACGTGTACGTTTTGGCTTTGTCTTGAATGGCGAGTTCCGCTACGTGCATCTTTTGAACCACTCAGATGTTGGGACACCGTCTTCTCTTGCCTTTGCAGCGCCTTACATCCTTACCGCCAAGCTTCCAGTCCGCTATGATATTCGAAAGACGGCGACTGGAAGTGAAGCCTCCATGTTTCAAATTTGCTCCTCAGTCCAATCAGAAGGTGGCTACCTGCCGACTGGCCCGTCGTTTGGGGTGGGGAATGCATCGACTATATCTCTCGCCGCAGCGACCTACAAGCCACTAATCGCGTTGCGATTGAAGGACAATGACGATTCTAGGCGGGTAACATTGTATTTGAACGAGATTTCAGTGATAAACAGTGCAGGTTCAACCACTGAATTTCGTTGGGATTTGTTCTTGGTTGATCCGGAGAATGTCACAACGTTTACTGCGGTAAGCACAAATGTATTGGATAACTCGGCTGCTGAATATGCTGTGGATACCGGTATAGTCATAGCATCAACGGGAGGTGAGCCAAATGGGGTGCCCTTGGCGTCGGGAATGGCGACGGGTCGTTCGTCAACGAATTTTGCGGCTTCTTCCTATCTTTCGGCCCCACGAGTAAATTATGGTCTTGCCGATGTCACGACAGGCGGAGATAACAACTCCCGTGTCTTGGTTGTGTTTGGAACTGATGTCGAGGGAAACCCGTCTGGGGCAGTCAGTCTCAACTGGATTGAAATTAAATAAAAAAAATGTATTGATCCACCAAAGAAATATAAAGTTGCAAAGTGGCAGGAGGAGGCGAAAGGCCCCGTAGGGGGCTTGACGCCTTATCCTAATGTCAGACAAATCCCAAGTTCATTTTTATGGCTGAATCTCCACATTGATTCGACAAGCTTCCGTGGAAGGTTGACAAAGGGTAGGGAGAGAGGAAAGGTAGTGGGAGTAGAGGTTGAGGGTGTAGTTGAAGTAGGCCACTTGGTCCATGGAGGTGCAAGAGCCATGTTTGGACCACTCGTGAGACCAAAATCCCCAGTCGTCATAGGCGGCAAGGTCGAAAAAGGGTCCTTTGTCATCGACACTAAGGATTTCACAATTGGCATAAAATGTCTTATCGGTATCGGCATAAAATGCCTTAGGGCAAGACGGCCACTCCGTCTTCATGGTGGGGACAAGGGGTTCGAGGGCGGTTTTGTTGAGGGAAGAGGGGTGGCACCAATCGCCGTCTTGGGGCCAAAGGCCGTGGATGGTCCACTGGCAGGTAGAGCAACACATGATGAGGGCAAAAACGGCTTGGAGCATTTGGATGGGTGAGAAGAAAAAATGGAGTGATTCTTTAACGGTTTTAGAGGTCTGGCCAATTGAATATGCACTTGAAAAATTTAAAGTAAAATGGTCTTGTATTGTAATGTTTTAAGCCCAGACCCCTAGGGGTGAGGTGATAAGACACCAAAGGTGTCTGACGGCTTTGATTCCATGCCGTAGGCATTGACAGCGCAGCTGTCAAAACCGTCAAATCACATTTATGTGCCCTCACCTCTATTGGTAAGGCTTCTCGATGAAGAATAACAATTTTATAAGAATTGGTCAGAAATTTTATTCATTTACTTTTTGAAACACAGACATTTCATTTCGTGTTGGGCCATATTGGTTATCCTAGGCACACAAGAGACGTTCAACACGTCGGTTGGAGCGTGTGGTGTTTATTGGCAATACATGGGTGAAGAAGGGACGCTTGTCACGGCGTAGACGTATGTCTACAGTGTCCCATGTTGGGTCCTTTGGGTCAAGGTGCCAAGCCTTGAACCAAGATTTGATACGCTTTTCTACGCAAACTTGTGGAAACATCTTAACCATATGATTCCAATTTTTGCGGTAGATCGTGTCTACACGACTCCCAAGATCGTCAGTGGGACACGGCTCAAAATTGGATTTCATAAAGGAAATCCATAGCATCATATCTTCAGGACGCCACGCCATGCGTTTGTGGTACAAGGCCTTGGCAATATCTCGCCATCGGTCATAGATGAGGCATCGAGCTTTCGCTAGCTCCATGCCTGGTATTTCTGCTCTCGCTTTTTCCATGGTTGTCAGGACCAATGCAAAATGGTTCGCTTGACAATGCTGCCATAGTTTTTCGGAAAACTTGGAGGCCTCGACAATGTGGACGTTTGACACGGTCGACACGATATATTGTAACCAATCCTGGGCACCGCTTGTGTAGGGGTGATGAAAGATGAGGAGCATTTTTGTTGAAGAGTATTTTATTGGATCCAAATTTGACTTGTTATGAAAGATGGGAAGGTGGCATAAAAATGTCTTCACCCAGCGATCTTCGTTCATCCTTGTGGTCGATACGGAAATCGATAAAGGCATTCGAGTAGCCCAGAGTTTCCTTGACGGCACGGTTCAAGGCCGCCTCTTCATCACCTACATGAGAATCTCGGTCCCATGCAACCATGGTAGGAATGACCTTGTGGAGCCAGTAACTTCCGAGGTCTCCAGGGAGAGCGTCGTGGAGATGGGCGCCAAAGGTCCACAAGACACACCGTGCAATTTGACCACGTGAGGCGAGGGGTGGTTGAAACTTGCAAGGGTCCTTGGTGCACAAGATAAAGGCGTCTCCGTGCCTCTTCCCCTTGTAAAGTTTTTTAGGTAAAAGGATCGAGGAAGATGTGGAGGGATGGAAAGGATCGGACTGGCGTGAAAACTTTCCCTTGGCTAATTCTCTTTTTACCCAAGTGGTGACCTCTGGGGTGAGGGAACTTTCGTCAAGCCAGTAGTGGTGACCTTCCACTTGGAAGTTGGGCCTATCCTCTGCTGAAAATTCTCCAAAGCGAATTGAGGATCTCACTTGGTTAAGGGCATGGGAGATTGGAAGGAGATTGAAAGGATCTATCGCAGCACTGCCAAGAAATTGAAAAACCACAAGAGGAATGACATGCTCCTTGGAAAGATGACGTGTTTTTCTGAGGTGGTTGACTGGGAGGCCAGAGTAGGGAGAGGTGGTGATGGATGAAAGAACGAGATCAAATGATTCTCCAAGCGTCAAAGAATGGCATTCACAATAATCGGCACGAAGCTTGGAAATTTTTCCCTCGAGAAAGGAAGGGGAAGATTCTCCAAGCCGTCCACCAAGTGCGAGGGGGGAAGAACCTGGAGGAGAAGGCATGAGGAGTGGCTGGGTTGGTGGTGGAATCTTTTCAAGAAAAGAGGGTGACACAAGGCCAATCAAGTGGCATCCACTAGTTACCAAAATAAATCCTTGAATAACTTTTCCATCAGCATGGTCACGTAAAAATTTTCCAAGGATGTCTCTAGAGCATGGGACGACACATGGGCCATCCTCGGTTGAGGCTGGAAATAACGATGGAAAACGCTTACATGATTCTTGAGAAGTCAAGTTCACAAGAAGAATGGTCGACGTCAAGGTCCACCAAGTGGAACAATTTTTCAGAGGGTTTCGTTTTTCAATCCAAGTCAGGCCGTCCGGATCTAGAGTCACCTCTGCATTAAAGGTGGCACCCTTGCGGAGACAAGCAAAATCCATTGGCACCACTTCACCCATACGTCCAAGTGAGACGTTGGTCCCAGGGGCCGCCCTTTCCCCAAGAACACCTTCAAGTGGCTTTTCACTGATGGAGTGAATCGTTAAACGGGCATCCTTGTGAGAATCAAAGCATGAACCTTCTCCACTTTTTGGGAGATCAAGGCGAAGTTCCTCTACAAGAGGTTGAGACATGGGAGGTTTTGATAAGGCTATTTATTTTTTCTAGGGATTACCGGGCCGAACCAAGCCAATTTCACGGTACCAAGCCTCCAAGTGGTTCGTGACATAGTCTTCAATGAGGAGGGTGAGGCGATGCCACTTTTCAAGGACGAGGTCAGAGGAGCCACCGGCGCGCCAAATGTCCTTGTCAAGAGGCGTGCCTCCCATCGCTTCCAAATCAATCGGTTCATAGCGTCCACAATCTTGAGACACTTCTCCATAGAGCTTTGTCCCCTTGACGGTTGGCATGAAGCACACGTCCTTGAAGCGAATTCCCATGGCGGCAAAGTGGAACTCAAGGGTCGTAAAGGCACGTCGGACAAGATCCTTGGCGTTTTTTACATCAATGTACTCGTCAGCCAAGTCTTCACACATCGCAAAGTCTCCCAAGGGAATCCCGTGCGGAAACATCTTGGCCAAAAAGCTTGAAATCTCTTCATCTTCCATCCCAGATTTCCTCAAGGGGTTGACAAAGATGCGGGCATGGGGCATCTCGATGAGGGATGTTCCGGGTGGAGGGGTCAAGTGGTTGGGGTTGCGCCAGTCAAATCGCACAAGAGGCTTCTCGTACATGAGGTCGCCATCGGTCAGTGGTTTCCGGTGGCGAGTGGGAAGATCCGCCATCCCGTAGTAGATGTGCTTGTGGGTGCCTACGTGGTAGCGCTTGACACAAACTTCAACGGGAGGCACATCACGGATGCGTTCGGCAAGGATGTAGCCGCCATAGAGGGCCCAATAGGTGTGAGGGACTCCATGCTTGGCCAGTAGAAACAAGAGGTTACGTGTCGTGGCTTGACGTTCCTTGGCACTTCCTTCGACTGTCCCGCCACGCTGCTGCTTGTGGCTGTAGACTGAGGGTTTGTAGGCGATAATGTCAAAGCGGGAATTCCATGACCGGACAATCTTGGATTCGCCTTCGGCCACGAGGGGAAGGCCGTCAAAGATTTCCTTGGTCATGGAAGGTAGGGCCGGGAGGAGGAAGGAGGTGTCGCCCGTCAAGATGTTGTAAATGTTCTCGACCAGCGAGTCGACGACGTTGTTGTTGGGGACGACATGGTAGCCGCACAGGGCGGCAAGTTCCCGGTAGCGCAGGCGGAAGAAGCATTGGGCATCTACGTGTTCGTAGGACTCCAAGGCCTCGCCTCCTTCCGCCGCACGCGCCTTGAGACGACGGTCACATTCGTCAAGCTTGGTCTCGACAATGACGACGACAGTCGAAGGGGAAGGGGTGGGAAGGTCTTCAAAAGGTGGGGTGTGGGCCAAGGTCGCCTTGGAAATGGCAACGAGACGGTCATAGCAAACCCAATCCTGAATCCAAGAGTGAGACGCAAGGGCCTTCAAGAGGGTTGTCTTTCCTACCCCGTCAATTCCCTCAATGATCAAACGACGACAAGACTCGGGAGGGGTCAAGGAAAAGTAGAGAGACTTGGAGATTTTCTCTTGAGGGGTCGTTGGGCGGGGGGCCAAGGGAAGCCAAAGGTTCAGTTTGGTTTCGCGTAGGTGAGCCGCGACTTCAAGATGGTTTTCGCGTAAGGTTGCTCCGGATTGGACGATTGTGATGGCATAGTCACAAAGACCCTTCAAGAGGTAGCCTTCGACAGAGCCACTCACACGGATGAATTCGAGAGGAGTTTCGGTGAGACCCAAGATTTCGAGGAAGGGAGTGACAAGGCGGAGACCGTCCTCGTATTCGCTTGCGATGCGGATGGTCGAAGAGGGAGAGTGTTCATACCCTGCTCGGTACACGAGGGAGATGTGGGTGTCGTCCGAGCCAAGTGAGTCGATTGCCGGTCCAACTGGCTTGATGTGGTAGTTTGGCTTGGCCAAGGAATACCAAATGTCGCCGTAGCAAACCACCCCGTGGATGACTTTACTCTCGAGCATTGAGATGATGTCACATGCCTTGACGGCGAGGTAGTCGACACGAAAGGCTGGAGTGCCATCGGAATCACAAAGAATGTCGTGGGAATCAATCGAGAGGTTGCGCGTCTTTGTGGGTTCGCGGAGGTGAGGTGCGATGGGGTGAAAGCCACGACTTTCCAAGAGATCGATGGCAGACACGAGGGGACGACCCGCACAAATCCCAAGGATGAAGGGTGGCAAGGCTTCACGGTCAAAGGCATCTACAACCCTTGCAGGATTTCCCTTGGAGGAAAGGACGAAAAAGGTGGTGTCTGTAGAGAAAATTTCCCCAAGTTCCTCCCCGGAGAAGCCATAGCGGCTACGTGAATGGTAGAGACGTCCTTGGTAGGAAAGGGTCGGTTCACTCAAGAGGGGTGGTCCGACGGTTGAGCTTGGTGGTTCAAGGGTAAAGCTTGATTGGTGCAAGGACCAATCGCTTGACAAGTTAAAGGTGGAGAGGAGGGTGGAGAGGACCATAAGGTGTGAGTGGAGATGTAAGTAAACTATCACATTATTACGATTGGTGTGGAAGGTTCTTCACACAAAATCTAAATCGTCTAATTGGGTCGCTACACTGGGTCCTCGTTGGCCCACGGCATATGGCCCAAACATTCCTGGAGCTTGTGGAAAACGGCAGGAGAAGACACCCAATCCATCCAATGGTCCAAGCTTACCCCTTCATTCACCAAAGTTTGAATGTCGTCAAGGTTTGACTTGAGCATTGCCATTGTTAGGGCTTTGGTACCCATGGTCATTTCCTTGACTAGATCAGCGTGGACGCGCACAGAAATGACGGTTTCGGGAATCCAAGCGTTGGGAGAAGAAGAGGGCGGGAGGGACTCTTGGAAAACGCTTGCTTCGCCAAGAAGGTAGCTTTGTAAAAGATTGGTGGTCATCGAAGCGAAAATTTGTTTTGTGGTTTTATTTACTTTAGGTATTGACAATACTTTCCTAACCATCTCTAGCAGGTTTCTCCCTTCATCAGCTTTTTAGCTGCCTGTTTAAGACATCTAAACAATTCTGAGCGTTTGTGTGCGCCTGCTGCCTCGGGAGACTCTAAAATATCTGCAGAGGGTTTCATGTAGGTGCAATCGACTTTGCATGACATGAGGACCTTGTCTAAATTTCCCAAAAGATACATGGCTTCATCTAGTTTGGCATACGCAGTTCTAAGTCGGTCAGCTTTGTCGCTGGCAAAAATGCCTTCCCCTTTAGCCTTACTTATCTTGGACAAGTAGTGATGGGCACGTCTTCCAAAGGGAGGAAAGGAGCCATAATCATAGAGAACACTTGTGTCGGTATTGTACATGAAAAAGTGTGTTGCAAATCTCGCCATGTCACAACAGAAATCGTGAATCCGTGGGGAGTCGCTGGGCTTCAGTGTGTCCAAAAGGCCGTTCAGTAGATGCCGATTTTCAGTTTTCGCACACTCGATAAACTCTGTATCGGGAGACAGGGAAGCATAGCGTGCCACGGAAAAATCAAGTTGGCCGGGTAACGTCTTTTTACGTAATTTATCCAACAAGAAATCTCCGCGTTCGATAAAGACATAGGCTCCTTGGGCGAGGCGTAGGTCCCTCTTTCCACAATGGATCAAAAGAGCATGATGGCTCGACAAATTCGCAATTGTCCAAAGGGCTTCAAAAGTCAGTGCCTTGGCTTTGATTCGATTTTCATTAGACATGATATTTACTTAGAATTTTTTTTATTCTGTCAATAAGGTCAGAGGTGGTGAGGCAAGACGCCATTAGAGGTGGTGGGGCAAGACGCCACGGGACGAGCAAGTGGGGTCCCCCTTGGAGCAATTGTTGTAGACATCATACGAAATGTAGTGGGGAGAAAGGATGCGCTTCAGGTCAGGGCATTGGACGGTCGACTGGCGGTTCATGCAGAGGGGGGTGGGGGCGTCCTTTACGGACTTGTTGAAGCACCAGTTGGACGATCCTGTGTGGGCGTGGGGTTCAACCTTACGGGCAGCCACAATTTCACACCAAGTTGGGTAGACGTGGGGCATCTGAGACAAGGACATTTTTATTAAGGAGCCAACAAATTTAATAGGTGGTTACGTTGGAGGAGCCAAAGTCGCTACTCTTCCATCAAGTAGTCTTGGACAAATTCCTTGACGACGATTCGTTCTTCCTCTTCGCGATTTTTCAACCGGAATGGCACGGTTCAATTCGTCTTGAAGGAAGACAAGCTCCTTTGCTTTTTCGGGAGGGACGAGGATGGATGGGGAAATCCAAACCCTTGACATAGCACATGTCCAAAATGGTAGAATAGTCTAGGTGGAGACGGCGAGAAGACCAGCCCTCCCACCCCTGGGTTTGCATAGATTTCAACAGTGAGACCGTGTAGGACATGGAGCCTCCCGAGTGACCATCCTCATCGAGACGGGGATCAGCCCATGCCTTGGTCCATGTAGGCGTCGCGGAGATTGACAAGCCGTCGGGCTTCAGATCCATACCCAAGGCTCCGCAAATCTTCTCGTGTAAAATCTTCGAAGGAAGTCGCGGCCAGAGAGGTTGTGGTGAAGCAAGAGGATGGATGTGAGTAGGCAAATCGAGTAACTTGGTGAGGTTTAAAGGATCCAATAGTTTTGCGCAACATTCTAGGTGTGAAGAGGGTTTATTTGAGACATTATCTAGGAAATACAATTTTCGGGATGGTGATGATGGGAAAAGAGGCCTCCTGCCGTGGCAAACGACAGCCCTGCCGAGATGGTTGCGACACCTATTCCCACGGGACCCATAGGTGCCATCATTCCAAACTGAGTCACGGCAGAAATGCCAGCCGAGGTCCACCCTGCCGTCGTGTTGCCAGAGCCGTTGGAGCATGGTGATTCGCATTCGGTCAAGGTTTCTTCCCCGTTTTGCCAATTCCAAGAGTTACACACAATGGCAATTGCCGAATCATTTGCTGACGCTGACCCAGAGGAACCTACCCAAAAAAGAGACCAATTCCACATGTCAAGGATGTTTCCCTTTGGGTCATCCATAAACTTGTCATGCAGACTGGAAGACATGTAAGAAATGTAGACTGCTTCAGGAAAATTTCGTACAGTAAAGCCCATCCACCCAGCCAAGACGGGGACACGGAGGGCGATGCCCAAGTGAAGACCCGAGGGCATCCCGGGACTCTTGTACTTGGAGTACATCGAGACGACGCTGCCATACTTGAGGTAGACGTCTGCAATGACCATGACAATGGCAATGACGATGGCTCCAATAATGACAAGAAGAATGATGTAATACTTGCGTGCCAAGGCCTTGAGGTAAATTGCGTTTCGTGCCGTTACTTCTTCAAATTGACCCCTCACCCGTGTGTCGTGGACGGCCTCCAAGGTTTCCTTGACCAAAGGGTCAGTCTGGCCCACCATTTCAAGTTCTTGGACAGAGAGGCGATGCATTCCTGTGCGAGGATCCAAGTCACTAGGAGGAGGAGGACCCGTTGAATTACTCCCAGACAAGGACATGGGTTTATGTATAATCAATAAAATGGCCTCCACTACCAGTGTTGTTGGCGGTTTGGCCGCGCTTTCACTTGGCCACCAAGCCTCTAAAGCTCAAAATCCCGGCCCCAATGTTCGAGTGTCTGGACCCGCAACGGTCACCGTAACGGACCCCGGACCTTCTCAGTCAAGCCCTCCCAAGGCTCCTCATCCCGCTACTGTCGTTGTTCAACACGTTGATGATGCCGCAAATTTACATGTCAAGGACCATACCAACCAAGTGAATGTCACAGGAGCCAAGTCGGTAACTCTTGTTGCTACACCAAAGACCCAAAAGTGGGGCACCATCATTGCTCTCTTGGTTGTCGGGGTCGTCGGTCTACTTACCGTCATTATCTATTCGGTGCTCAAGCCGAATGACACTTAACTGCGTAAGCCCTGAGAGGTATAATTGTCAAGCCTGAAGTAACCATTTATGGTTACTTTGGGCTTAGACAGTTAATCACCAGAAAAAGGGACGCCAAGCAAAGGTGTGGTAGCAATTGGAGGATGGCCCCTTTGATGAAAACCCACACCGTTCACAAGGGTAAGCATCTTCACGTGGTTCATGGACACGGCAAGAGGCCCCAATTTTCTTGTGACCGTCGTAGTAGGAGAGGGGAACACCACACTTTATACAGAGAGAGTTGCCCATGACTCAAAGGAGGCAGGTTTTAAATGAAGATGTTTTATTATTTTTGTCATTCTCAGCTTAGGGTTCCACAATTGTTTGCATCCCGTGTCGCCTTGTTTGAATCGTGGGCAGCCAAGAAGGACTGACCGATTTGGATGCCAGCCATAATGACAGCACCTGCAATCCCTGCGGCGGTGCCCCCTCCTGCCGACGCCATGCCGTGGCCGACAAAGGATCCATTGGTGAGACCACTCACCCCTGAAGCCACAATATCACCGAGGTCAGGCGTTCCATCGGAAGGACAGCGAGAAGAGCAATCCCCCAAGGGCGGAGTGATGGCTGAACCCCATGACTGGGGTCCACAAATGAGCGACATGGCAGAGAGGGATCCTCCTGGAACGTTTTGAGCTCCCGTCTTGGATTGGACGGCCATCATGTTGAGGCATTTTTGGGTGTTGGCCTTGAAATAGGGATTTCCGTAAAAAGAAGGAAAATTGTAACACATCCACGCCGCTACGGGCAAGAATTTGTTTTGAAAACCCAAGAGACCCGCCAGGGCCGGGATGGCGTAGGCAATGGCCGTTCCGAGACCCGAGCTTGGCCACTGGGATGCGTGGGCTCCGTCAATCCCCATCACCATCTTTCTATTTTGAAGGAAGATGGTAAGGAGCTTAAAGCCCACAAGGAGAAGGAGAGAGATGAGGATGCCCATGATAATAAAATCCATCTTCTTTGCATACTTGGCAATTTCTTTCGTTGCAAACGCAATTGTTTCTTCGGTTTGCTCCGAGTGTTTGGTTTCGTGGACAAGGTCGCCCATGAGTTGAAGTTCTGCTTGGGAATCAATATTCCCGGACGTCATTGGGGTTGCCGCCGCTTGCATGAAGAATGGTTTTTATTTTAGGTAAGGGTTTTCCTTTGGGCCGACCAAATATTTTTTCGGAGGACCATCACAAAGCGATCCGGCAAAGATGCATCGCGTCAAGGTGTTCCAGAGGACTCAAGAAGATTGCCGAAGGCACTACCGCGACCCTATCCGCTTGTCGATTGGCCACCAAGTCTTTTACCCCGATGCGTCGCAGCTCAAGATGCCTCCTTGTCCTCGCCTCACCACGGACATCCAAGTCGTCAAGGGTGACTCGTTTGAAATTGCCGAGAGGATGAAGACGACCTTGGGCGTCACGCCTTGTGTCTTGAACATGGCGTCGGATCGACATCCAGGAGGAGGGGTTAGCAAGGGCGCATCGGCCCAAGAAGAAGAGTTGTGTCGACGGTCGACCCTCTACCCGGCACTTGAAGCCCTGAGGCGCCATTACTCGTGGCCGACCCATTTTACTTGCGTCTACACGCCAGGTGTGGTTGTCTTTTCCGACACGTCCTATGCCTACCTCAAGACACCCTTCTTGGCCAACGTCATTTCGGCGGCGGCTCTTCGACGACCTGCATGGACCAAGGACGAGGCGTTCAAGGATGCGGACGAGCGCCTCACACGTGCCAAGGTATCTTCCTTTCTTCAAGCCTGTGTGAAGCACGGTCAACGCCACTTGGTTCTTGGCGCATGGGGGTGTGGTGCCTTTGGTAACCCTCCCAAGGGAATGGCCCATGTCTTTAAGAGCTTGTTGACTGGAGCTTTTGCGGGTTACTTTGAGACGGTGTGGTTTGCCATTAAAGACAATCGAGCTTCGAACAACTTTGCGGTTTTTTCTTCCGTCTTTGTATAAGGTTGTGATGGTTTGGATGTCCCACCACAAAGGAAATAAAATCTTGCCACGAAGTAAAAATGGCCACAACTGAAGTAAAATTCGCAAGTGTTATTCTTGGGCCTTGTTCGCCAAGTAATGGGAATAGCGTGTCTGCCGGGCTGATAGACGGTGCAGCTGCAGGCGCCGGTGCAGCCGCAGGCGCCGGCGCCGGTGCCGGCACTGATGTTGAAGAGGGAAACGTGATGGTGATGGATCGTTTGGAAAGTGCCGTGTATAAAGGGGAAGCGGCAGATGTTGCAAAGACAAAGACCGAACTAGAGAAACTAGGTGGATGCATTAAACAATTCCCAACAACCCAAGTCATTATTGTAGCCGCAAATGAAAGGGAGGTAGTTGGACACGCATGTCTCGCATTTCATCCAAAGGATGGAGATGAAGACGGTTTACCCTTTTACACGGAGATCCATATTGACCAAAACACTCGCGTGGATCCTTACACGTCACCCTTGTTAAACGCTGTTGTGGGGTTTGGATACGCTATTACTTACGCCTGTAGCAAATTAACTTATATGGTCTTGTGTCCGCGGCCTGCCACAAACCAACAGGAAGCTGCCACATCTCTCTCTTTTATGCCTGTCGGTCAATCCGAGGTAGACGCGGGACTCCCTGCTAGATATAAGGACAGGGGATGCCTTTTTATTGATAGAACCGTCATTGGGCGTCTAACGGAAAGTTGGGCTGGTCAATTTGCACGGTGGGTTGCGGATGGAACACTTGCAGCTGCTAAGGGGACAGCAAGTTTTATGGCGTCTCAAGGTGCTAAATTGGGTTTCTGGTTTTTAGATACAGTGGGGGTAGTTGTTGAAAAAATGGGATTGACGGTTGGTGGAATTGCCGGAGGAGTTGGGGGTGCAATTTATTTAGATCCTTGGATTGGGTGGGAATTTGGTGCGCCTATTGGAGCGGTAGCAGGTGGTGTGATTGGGCACCGTGTGGCCAGGGCAGCAGTCAGAGGAGTGGGAAAAGGGTGTCGTGCGATTGCAAACAGACTTCGATCTTTAAGCCCGTGTGCCCGAAGAAGACCTGCCCCTCCTCCCCCGCGCGCACCAGCACCACCTCAGGTCATTCATCCCACGACCACTACCGCCCAAGGACCCGGTCAATCTTCAGACGATGCTCATTTACCTCTATCGGTGACTGGACCATACGCGTTCCCGCCGCGTAGGGGAGGATTTGTTGCTGGTAAGGTTGTAACCGGAAAGGGGCCACAAGGTACTAACTTCCCAGGCACCGGTAATGTACTGGGAAGTGGGCAAATTGATCGGACCAGGGCGTCTAACAGACAAGGTACCAAGAGACAGCGTGGAAAAGATACGGTGAAGACTGGACCGTATACAGAACGTAGACGAACAGAAGCTGGCGGAAATGCATCATGGTCTCGACAACATGTGCCCAGGCGCAATGTTGTTCTTGTGGGTAAAAAGGAAATTGCTAGGTTCAAGGCGGCGATTCGAATGAATAGTAAAATGCGAAAGCAGTTTTGTACCCTTTGTAAATGTAAGGGGCTTGGACTTTTGAAGGGTGCAATTCGAATTTCATTTGTCAAACAAAAGGGACATCAACTGCCTGAAAGACTTGTTATTGGTTATACAAATGGAAAACAGCACAAGTGTTTTAGGTAAAAATTAAATAAATTCATCCCTCCTTATAAAATGATAAGCTATGGGAATCAGGACGTAGTTAGCCCAGGAAAATTCTCCAAGGCACGGTATCAAAAATGGATTGAAGCAGCTTATTATTACAAGAAGTATTCCGACCGTCTCGATGTTTTAGAAAAGATTACGAGAGAGATTATAGAAAACGGGCCACTAGCAGCGTTTAGTTATTTGAGCTACCTTTTAGACAAGGCACCCACGAAGCAAAAAAGCTCCTTGAAACGTTACTACCTGACATTTTGGCGTAGAATGATTTTAATTTTGATTGATTCATTCCGCACCATACAACCATGTCAAGACTTGTACCACCTCCACAGATGGATCAAAGAAAACCCACAGGCCATTGACTGGTCGGTTCGTTACAATGGTATTTGTGTGGAATCATTACTTTTTGAACTTGAAACACTTACCAATGACTGCTCTGAAATCCAATGCAAAAACACGGGAGGAGTCATCAAAGGAATCAAATCTAAGGGAAAATGCAGACAGGTGAGTAGTTGCTGGAAGGAGTCTGGAAAAGAGTGCTTCCAACCCCGACGGTTTGAATTTGTTCCTTTTTACATTGAGGGAAAACTTTTTCGACGTGCCAAACGTGGAAGAGTCGTTGCCAGAAAAATGAAAACCTGGCTTCGTTGGACTGTTGATGATGCATTGATGCGTAAACGATCACCTCGTGACAAGTCTCCAGTTTTTGTTCCGGGTTCTTCTGATGGCAAGCCTCCGCCACCATTTCCTCATGGCCAAACCAGATTAAAAAAACCGAGAGACTATTCTCTTGATGAGGGCACTAAAGAATCCAGGGACACAAAACATGCAAAAATCAAACCGGCAGCGGCACACAAAGTAGTCATGGAACGCATCAAGCTCTTGGAGGGTTTCTCAAATCGAATGATACGGGTTGTCACTAAAATTGGTTACGTGACAAGTCAAGAGGAGAAAAAACGTCTTAAAAACTATAGCAAGGTTATTGGAAAAGTAGAAAGCTTGAACAAAGCCTTGGTGAGGTGTCAGATTGTTCATGGAAAACGAACATCTGATGTTTTAGGGTGTCTTGATGAAACCGGTGACGAGGTAGAGGCTGTGGGCCGCGAGGTTGAAAAGATTGAAAGAGAAATTCAGAGCATCAAGGTGTCTCCAAAATCCAAGCTGACAACTTGGTCATTTAAATGGATGATTGCACAGATTATTGCCTTATTGACAGGTATTCTTCGAGGATTGGCAGCTCCTTATGTTTGGCTCTTTAACAAGGCTGCCGATTATACTACAAGACTCTACAACTGGGTATGGAAAAATGTTGTGGAGACGGTATTATTGGTTATGGTGATTCTGGGGGTGACTTATGGTGCAATTTCTCTTGGGTTTGCCGGTGTGTTACTTGGACTTTTGTCGAAAACCTTTTGGATAATGTGGGGTGTTTTTGTGTGGTGGTGTAACTTGACATGGCTGCGTCGTCTTATTTTTATGGTTTCAATGATGGGTCTGGACATTTTGGTACGCCGCTACACAAAGAAAAATGCAAAAATCTTGCGTAGCCTCACACGTATCAACCAATTTATTATGTTTAGCTTACAGCTTTTGTCACCATTGTGTGTTGTTTACAAGATGTTTGGAGAGACAATCTCGAATGCCTATAAACGATGGACATCAAAACCTTTAACACCTCCAACGTATACGGATAACCCCCCTCCACCACCACCCCCAGGCGGCGTAACCAAACCACCTCCTCCGCAAGGCCATTATTCTCAACCTCCACCGCGAGGTCATTATTCTGAAGTTCCGTCACAAGGCCATTATTCTCAACCTCCACCACCATCGTCAGTGGGTGGCGTAACTAAACCACCCCCGCAAGGCCATTATTCTCCACCGCCACAAGGTCATTATTCTGAAGTTCCACCACAAGGTCATTATTCTCAACCACTACCACAAGGTCATTATTCTGAACCGCCCGTAAAAGTTCCTACCAAACCACGTCTGAAAGCTCCTAGAGGTGCCTTTCGAAAATCTCTTAAGCGGTATCAAGTTCCCGAGGTACCTTTGAAGCACCCGACTCAAACCCTCAACATTACATCACAGGGAATTTGTGATATTAGAGATAAACCTATTTTTGACTGGTCTAAACTGGAACCGAAAGTCACCAAGATTGACAATACACTTCATGATCCACCACCATTGCAATCTCCACTGCCCGATCATCGCCATACAAATGCGACCTGTCTCATTGATAATGCAGAGAAAGGAAATATTCCTGTCGCTAAAGGTGAGACCCTAGGAAAAGTAAAGTCTGTTTTAGCGGGAGTTAAGGAAACACGATCTGATGGCCTGCCCTATCCTTTTAATCTGGGTACCCGAGAAGCCCAATCTTTTGAGGGAAAGTGTGGGTGGACAGATAAACCTCCCGATATTAAGAATTTGGATGATCTCATTGCTGCAGTCACAGACCTATTGACAGCGACAAAGCCAGATGGAATTTTTGCATATGTATGGGAACAACTTATTAATTTAGGTGGACATAGTGAGTCAGCACTGGGTAAAGCTACAGATAATTTTTTAGGAGAACCCATTCATAAACTAAAGGGTGCTGCCCATTCATCGGCTTCTGCCATTATCGGATATACCTACATCGTAGAAGCTATTAGTGATGCCGTAGGAAAGCCAAGCCTAAGTAAAATTACAATGATGGCAGGCATGAACACTATAATTTCTTCTCTTGCTGCACTTCCAACCGGTCAACTAGATAATGTTATAGCATCTATTCCAAGTGCTTCGGTCGGTGAATTTATTCGGGAAGCCGTCACACAATTTGTAACTACAACAGTGTCTACAGCCATATAAGTAAATCATAAAATACAACAAGACCTCTACAAAAAAAATGTTATTGATAATATCAATCCTTGCAGAAAAAGAATCTACATCATGTCCGTCTTTCGACCAACCATAATAAAACTCACCACCTGTGAAGATCGAACCCACGGCCAACGGCTTAAAGGCCGTCGCTCTACCGCTGAGCTAAGGTGGTACTGTAACGCGGGGAATCGAACCCCGATCCTGTGAGGGACAGTCACAGATACTACCATTATACTACGTTACAAATCGGCTCCGGAAGGAATCGAACCTTCGTTAGGTGGTTAACAGCCAACCGTTCTACCATTGAACTACAGAGCCATTTGTTCTTGTAAATAAGTGGGACTGGGTGTTATTTAAAGGGGAGGAGGAACCGGATTTCCTCACAAAAGGCGGCATGTCAATCAAACGGCTTCCGGGTCGTAAAGCGGGACGGGTTCTCGGCGACGAGGATCGGCAGGTAGCCTGGAAGGATCTATGAGAGGAACCGGTAGGGGATGGTGAGGACGGCGAGATCGAGATCTAGGGTAATGAGGTCCCGGAATCGAAATAATTTCGGTTTTTTGCCTTTTCCCTTCACCTTCCCTATCAATTCCATCCAGGGCACCACACAAGGTTTCCACTTCATGTGGCAAGTCGTCTAGGGTTTCAGGCAAAGCAATGACAGCCTCAAGGTCAAGATCCAGTATCTTGATAAACAAATTTGCAAAGGAAAACTCCTTTCCAACCCGACTGAAAATCTCACGAAGGTCACTCAAGATGCGTGGGTAGGATTCCTTGTTAGGCATGTTCATGACTGAGATTGTATCTACAAATTCCATCCATGGCTTGAATGATGGATCAAGAAGACCTGCTGCATGCATCAAGGAGTAGGCCGTTCCAATCAGACCATACCAGTCGTGGATGCGACCGAGGCATGCATAGGCCATCTTTGGAAGGCGTCCTCCCGATTCATCCCATGTCCACGTTTTGGCGAGGAGGGGGAAGTGGGTGTAGGGAGCCGTGACGGCCTTGGGCATGCAAGGCTCCCCTGCCTCCTCTTTCCAACTACACAAGGACCCCACGTCTAGAACGCGAACTAGGGGGAACTCCTCTTCCTTTGTCTCTTCTATGGCAATGTTACCGGGTTTGAGGTCGGCATGGACGTAGCCTTTGGCATGGAGGGTTGCCACGATGTGAATAAGCCGGCCAATGATGTGATTTATCAGGCGTTTTGCCTCGTCACCCTCTGGCAGGAGTCCCTTTTTAATGTAGGCGTCAAGGGAGAGGCCAGCGTATTGCATAAAGAGGCCAAGAAATACAATGTCGCTTTGGGTGTCACAACACATTTTTCGATAGGCATAAATCTTTGGAAAGGCGTCTTCAAGGCCCGGCATGTCGTTCAACATGTAAAGATTTCCCCTCTCATTTTGAAATTTTACTTCGGCTTCCTCCATCTTAAGGTGTTCTTTTTGGCTAAAGTCGAGATCGTCATAAGACATGCCAGGCGACGGTGGGACGGTCGAAGGATAAAACCTGGCGAGTTTCATGATGAGGATCTTGACATCTTTTGGGACTTTGACGTGGAAATGTGCCAAGGCATCACGGGATGCCTCTACGTTAACGAGGTAAACTTCTCCAAAGGCTCCAGCACCCACATGGTCTCCCATGATAGGCGGTGCATGGATGTCACCAGAGTTTTCACAAGAGACACAAGGCGAGACAAACATGACAGTGTTTATTTGGTAAGGGCCAAAAGCATAACAAGGGCACGTGAAAGAAGGTGGCCGTAAGATTTTCGGAGGGGAAGGATGAGAGGAGATTTCCTCTCGCCAGAGATGAGAAGGGACGATTCAATGGCTCGAATCTTGTCAACCCTGATCCACTCGGCTCGGTCCTTTTCACATGTCGGCGACTTGGATGCTTTGCATGCTCCTTCATGGTGGGATGCAAGTGCTTTGGGGAGACCTTGGAGACTTTTCCATTCTGCCTTTGTTAAGCGCGTAGAGGTGGTCGTGCCTACCATTCCGAGGATAAGCGTCCCATGAAATGACCCATAGTCAAAGGTGAGGGAGGGACAAATCTTGTCCACCTCATCCTCCGACTTTCCCAAGAGACCCATGGTTTCCTCGCCCATCTCTCGAAAGGCAGCCTTGAGTATCGAGGAATCCTTGGCTTCTACTCCACCACCAAAGTCGGACCATTTTCCCTTTGCGGGTCCATCAGCTTCACGGCCCAAGAGGATCCATAGCTTGCCCTTGGGATCTTTGACCCATGGCAACACACCTGCATAGCCTTTCATTTTATATAATCGGGATGGTATTTTTTGGTGAACATCCAATCTTTATTTATTTGAGGTTGGTTTCTTGGCATCCCCACTGGTCAGGCAGACGTGAGGAGGGAGACACCCCTTGAGGACATTGCAGCAGGCTAGACGGGTGCCATCCTCCCACACAATGGTGAGGGGAATGGACGTTGCGGGGGGAGCCTTGGACGTGTAGCGTGGACACCCAAGGAGGCGCACGAGGCCAATGAGACGTTTCTTTAGAGCAGGATGACCCACCTGGATGGGGTCAAAGGGGGTGACCTCGCGGGGGCGTCTCCCTTTGGCTTTGAAGCCCTTTCTACGCCTTGATCCCGTAGTAGAAAGGGATTTCCATCGCCATTCGAATTGAAGGGCGGTCCTTTCAGAGGGAAAGCCTTGGACATGACAAACACGTAGCCATGGCCGGCCCCAGTGGGTTGCCCGAGCCCCTCCCTTGAGTTCGCCATTGTGTTGGCGAAGGCGTCGATTAACATCAACCGACGCGCCAATGTAGGTCTTGCGGGACGTTGTCGATACAATGCAATAGACGGACCATGGTTTAGAGTCTCGATGACCCAAGGTCACGTCAACCACCTTGGGTTCTTGAAGATTCTTTGATCGACCCGTAAGATTCTTTGATCGACCCGTAAGATTCTTTGATCGACCCGTAAGATTCTTTGATCGACTTGGTCCCACCTCATGTCACGACGAAGTCTTCTTGGAGGTAGTGGCAAGGGTTGCGGAAAGGTCAGGGAGGTCTGTCGATTTGCCTGCCTTGGCACGGGCTTCTTTTGCCTTGTCGAAAAATTGAGTGAGTTCTGCCTTTTTCAACATCTTGAATCCTTTACAATGCCAAGCATCCAAGGCACCACGCATCATGGCCATGGTCAACTTGGGAGGTTTCATCTTTTTGGTCAGTTGGTTGAACATCCCCTTGTCCATGCGAGAGGTTGTGATTTCAAGGGGTTCGTGGATCTCATCATCCGACCCTCGTTTTTTCTTTTTGGGTTTGGCTGACCTTGACTTGCTGGCCGAGGCGGGCGTCAAGCGTGACCGTCGTAGAAAGCCCATCACCTGGAGGAAGGAATCGGCCAAGTCATCCTTCTTTTTCGATACGAGGTAGGATTTGAATACGGACGGGTAGCCAGCCCTCTCGGCTTTACGTGCCTCTTTGGGGACACCCTTGGCATGGCTCGTGGCCGCAGACCCATAGATGAGCTGAAGGATGTACTTGGTTGTCATTTTGGCAAGGGATTTCTTTTGAGGTTTTGTCCGTGGAGTTCCGCGGGGTTCACGTTGCTCCCCGAGGGTTTGGGTCCACTGAGAAAGGGGTGCCCAAATGATGTCTTCACAAAAGGGAATTGTGGAGTGGCCCGAGACAAAGCTAATTTCCACGTCTGGGATGGACCGGATGAGGAAGGCCTGGATGATGTGGGAGAGGACCTTCATAAGGATGTTGCCACTCGAGGACGACCGGTTGGAGGGGTGAGATGACATGAGGTTGGTCAGCTGGGACTCGATCAAAACATGGGTGACACCGAGTTCCTTCATCCTCTCAATGACTCTTGGAATCTTGGTGTCCCGCACGGCATAGGCCACCTGAACTTCGATGGAGGGCTTGATGACCTGGCGGTGAAGGGCTGCCGATCCCTTTTTCTTGACAATCTTGATCTGGCTCGGCAAGTCCTCGGTGAGGTTGATGCGGTCCCAGTAGAGGGTTTCCATGGAGTAGGTGCGATCCCTGGTGTGGATTTTCAAGGTAGAGTCTACACACTCCACGGGAGCCTTTGCTGCTTTTGACACCATCGAGACGGAGGCCTTTCCTACCCAGACACCGAGGTTTTCCACACCCAAGTCAATGGATCCAAACGTGACAGTTTCCATATTTTTTATTTGAATCTCATGAGATTCAACCCCTCCCTTTCAACATGAATCCAAGTTGAAAGGGGGTTTTTCACAAAGGGATCCAAACCCCTCATTGTGACTTTTAGAAATAAAGTGACTGTATGGTGCGTGTAGAAATTCGTTCATTTGACATTACCTCCCTGAAGAATGGCAAGGTGTGTATCCTTATTGGGCGGCGTGGGACGGGAAAATCCACCCTCCTCACCCACATCATGTACGTGATGCGGAACCGCCTTCACTCGGGGATTGCCATGTCACCAACCGCCGATTCGATCCGAGCATTTTGCCAGTTTATGCCCTCATCGTTTTGCTACGACGACTACAATGACGAGGCAGTCCAACGCACCCAGGCCGCTAAACAACACATTATCGAAAAACGTGGCGGGTCAGAGGACGCAGATGACTACAATGTGTTTGTGATTATGGACGACTGCATGTACAACAAGAAGTGTATGAAATCCATGGAGATGCGCCGTCTCTTTATGAATGGCCGTCACGTCAAGGTGTTTTTTGTAAACCTGCTTCAGTACTGTCTTGACATTGGCCCCGATCTTCGAACAAACATTGACTACGTATTTGCGTTCCAAGACAGTTCCATGGACAACCGCATCAAGTTGTGGAGGTACTTTTTTGGAATGTTCAACAAGTATGAAGATTTTTCCAAGGTGATGGACTCGTGTACGGGCAATTACGAGTGCCTCGTTTTGGACAACACCTCCAAGTCCACAGCCATTGAAGACCACGTGTTTTATTTTAGAGCCTCCCGAGGAATTCCACGTTTTCGTGTAGGATGTCGGGCGTGGTGGTGGTGGGATTGGCGCTACGGGCGTCCCCGATCCGCCGCAGCTTCGGCAGCCATCATTGAAAAGGGGGTTCAAGACGCCTATTTTGCAGAACATACGGACAAGGACCGGGTTGCCAAGATGGAAGGGGCTGGAAAGGCTGAATTTACGGTGATTAAGTGTCCAAAGGAACATTCTATCTTGAGGAAGCGGGTTGCAAATGACTTGGAAAGGGTCGGTGGCGGGGTGAGACCTGCGGCAAACCTTCGAATGGACTTGGATGGAATGAACCTTGACGCCTTTGAAACGAGGCGACGGTAGGAATAAAGATAAAAAAGGGGGTAGCCGAAGCTACCCCAAGGGTGTGTGAGTAGAAGGTTTAAGCAAGGTAGGGTGAGGGAAAACGTACCTTTTTGGGGGTCTTGGGTTCACGATGTCGTCCGTCTTGGCCATGTAGTCGAATCCGCCGTTGCCCACTGCCGTCGTTGATGTCGTCGTCGTACCGCCGTTACCTGTTTTGCCGAAATTTTTGTGTGTCGGTTTGGTTAAGAGGGGGATGGGTGAGGGGAAAGACGAAAGGGAAGGATATGTGTGTGTGTGTGGATGAGGGAAAAGCAAACAGAACTATACTACATAGAAGATACCCAGCCAATGGGTGAGGGGAAAGAGGAAAGGGAAGGATATGTGTGTGTGGATGAGGGGAAAGCAAACAGAACTATACTACATAGAAGAGACCCAGCCAATCGTAAGGACAGACCGTGCCACTCCCATTGATCAATAATCCAAGGTGTTACTTAAAGGTCTGGTTGAGAAAGTTTCAATTTGAAAATAAATTTAGGGTGAGGGTCAGATCGCTTCGACTCTAGGTGACACTCATAATCTTAAAGACGGCTACGCCGTCTGAGACTTTGTCTCGAACCGATAGATAGCTCGTTTCCGCAAACTGTGATTTATCACTTACAAATTACTCCACTTCCTTCTTTATTATATGGTTTACAAGGTCAGCAAACGCCTTTGCCGTTGTCTCCAATTCAGCTTCAAGTGCTCGAAGCCGGTCCGCGTCCTTTGGCTCCCCCTCCCACATCCTCTTGGGATCGTCCAAGTAGTCTAACGAGGTAGGTGCAGACGCTCCCCCAACGCCGTCAAATCCCCAGTAAAATGTCTTGGCAATTCCCGTGGCCATGGCGGTTGGAGGCATCACAAAACACGCCTGGCGGAACCATCGCATGAGATTCAAGGAGGCTTCAATGTCTTGCATCGCACAATGGGTCGTTTCGCGTTGGGTAGAGGGGAGCGTCATCCCAGGGTAGAAGCGCTTGCAGAATTCCATGACGGACGACACGTCACCCTGGCGGTAATGAAACCGGCGTTTCATAGTGGGCATGTGGTGCATAAGAAACATAAAGTCGAGGCGGAGAGACGATCCACACATGAGCACCCATTTGCCCTGGCGGTAGTAGTCGAGAATGTCACCCATTAATTTTTCGGCTTTTGACATGGTAATGGTAGAGGTTCGGCAGAGGTCGACAAGTGAAAAATTTCCCGTGTCGGGACGGGGCTTGCGGTGTTGTTTTTGACACCAGTCGGACATCTTGTCAAACACCCGCGGTGGGTGATGAATAATAATGTGTTGGCGCTTAATTTCACGCAAGTCATTTGCAGAGGTCAGAATGAGGGCAATCTCGAGGATCTCGCCTTTGGTATGGTCAAGGTCGGTGGTTTCTAAATCAATCCACGCATATACGTTTGCAGTTCCATGATTCATTCAGATTTTTTATTGGAGGGTCCACATTTGCAAACCAATTCTTTCGACGGACTCTATCGTATTGGTTAGAGGAAATCTTGTGTAGTAGGGCTTATGCCAACCATTCGGGCTTTGCCCTATTTAGTTTCGGTACTCGAAACTGGAAATTTATTCCGACTCTTCCTCAAAATAAAAAGACATTTCTGAACCACTGCCATCATCCACGTCTTCTTCAGCTTGATTCACAAAGTCGTCATGAGCCGTTTTTTCCCTATCAATGGCCGTTAGGGCAGCCAAGGACTTGTCGGCCATCTCACCAGACACTTCCATCGTACCGAGAATTTCAAGACACAACTTTTGGTTCTTGATAAAGTGGGCCGGCGAGGCAGCCACAAAATCGAGAAACTGGACCACAAACGCATAATAGGACGGATGGGAGGAACGGGCCCATGTTGAAAGAGGCAAAACGATGGTTGCGGTTGAACCTGCCGAGTCCATGACGGAGAGGCGAGATGACAAGACTTCCAAGGATCCCGGCGGCTTGTCACTGGAAAAGAGATTACACAAGATGTTGTGGTAAGTCACAGTTGCACCCAAAGGTGCACCACGGTCCACTTCTGCAAATACCCAGTCGTAGGTTTCCAAGGCGTTTGGAAGGAGCTTTGGAATCATGGCAGCCTTGACAAGAGGATAAAGAGTGTCGTTTCGAAACTCAGTCTTGGGGACGGTGGAATGCATCGTTTCCGCAAACGCGGACCGGAGATAGGTGACAACCGCTGACGGATTAGCGGCTACCGTCGCAGGGGTCAAGGTGGGTTTAAGGCATAATGGTGACGTGGCACATAGATCCAAGACAAAATCGTTAAAAGACGCTCTTGATGAAAAGGTATGGCGCCATCCCAAGAGAGGGGACGAAGCAAGGGTCTTTAGGAGGGAGACAATGGGTGGAGGAAGAGGAGTCGACAACACTCGGCCAGTGATGGCGGCAAGAAGGGTGTGTGTCTTGTAAACAAAAGCCAGAGGCCGTGTGGATGGTCTATGCAGACAAGAGACGGCAAAGCGAAGGATGGCCTCTACAATGTTCCAGGTGGCCAGGGTGACTCGAAACTCCGAGGGAGGGATGTCAAGAGTATAGTAGATCGAGGGTGATACGGCAAGATGAGTCTTGATGACATAATAGACAGGGTCAGTCGAGGGCCATGTGGTGGCGGGGACAAAGGGCCGACGGAGGGTAATGGCATGACCGTCGGGATCACGGGATCTCAAGCCTTCGGGGTTGTAGAGAGGAAAGGATATCCAAGCCGTCGAGGAAGAATGGATTTGGCGTGGCATCGAGGTTAGGTAGCCAAACAATACTTGGATGGGGAGCGATGCCAAGCGGAGGTCAAGGGTCTTGCCTGAAGCATCGGTGCGGAGCCAAGGAGGAACGGGACGTTCGGCCCACCGAGTGGAGAGACAGGCCAAGACATGAATGGATGGAAGGGTCAAGAAGCTCTCAATAACAAAGACGACTTCGTCCGATAAAAAATCCATTCTGTGGTGCCAAGGGCGGACTGAAATAAAAGTGTACGTTTTCAGAGATGATTGTGCTGTCGGTCCCGAAATTTCCTGAGAGTTTTCTTTCGAAAAAGGTAAATGAATTCAACAGTGTCCTCGAACCAAGCCAGTGGACACCTCTCGTCAGGTCTTGGGATTGGTCACATGAAGGAGCTTTTGGCGAAAATGCAAAAGGATAAGGAAGGAACCTCCCATCCCGAACCTCACCCCCGGGGTACCCAAGAGCAACCTAAGCCACCATCGTCGACCAAGCCACCCTCACCAACCAAAAAACCAAAAGAACCTCGGGTGGTCAAGGAGAATGTTGTGACGTCTTACAAGGATTTTGATTGTGCCAAGGCCACCACGGCAAGATGTGAAGAGGGTGTCACCAAGGAGATGCCCTTTTCTTTGGCCTATCTGGACGCGTTTTGGAAAGAGACACACGGAGGAAAGTTACCTGGAGAGTCTGACGAGGAGGGTTTTAAAGTCGCAAGGTGGCAAGAGGCAGAAGAGGAAAAGGCGTTGAAGGCCATTGAGATGGGGCTTCCACCGCCTCTTCCTGGCCATCCAGGGCCGGGCGTCTTGGACAGCCTTTACGATCCTTCTTCTGATGGAGACCGTCGCCTTTTTTATTGTTGGAAGATGAGGAGCGATCCTCAATTTTGTCGAGACCTCAAGCTGAAGGCCATGCCAGAAGCCGAGCTGGGAAGGAAGGAGACCAAGATATGTTCTGCCTTGACCACCTGCCTCGCCAAGAATGGACCTCCCTACGGCTTTGCCGACAATCACAAGTGGACTGCGTTTTTGTATCTGCGTTTCAAGCGAGTGGGCGGAAACGTCGACCGTCTCAAGCGAGACAAGGAGGGCGGCATCCTGGCCTACCTATGCCACCTTCTCAAACAGCCCTCGGCCGGCGGAACATCCGAGTCTCCCATCGATCTCACGATTGATCCCAAAGACCAAAAGATTCGCAAGGCGTTTTGTGCCCTCGTGGCCAAGGACGTGATGGCTCTTAAGATGGCCATTGTCTACCCTCCCCTAAGCCTTCCACCTGACGAATACCGCAAGGAAATTGATCGGATTTTTGCCCGCTTCAAGTATGGCGTCCCCGAGTTGAAGAATGGCTGCGTGTTTTCAAAGAACAAGTTGCTCAAGTACACCAAGCACCAAAAGTTTGAGAGAGCCTTTGTGACTCCACTGAACCCGGTCAAGGGTTTGCTGATGTACCACGCAGCGGGGACGGGAAAGACATGTGCTGCGGTGGCCACCCTCTCCACCTTTTTGACTTTTCACGAAACCCATCCCGGTCAGGAACCTTGGAAAATTGTTTGGATCTCTCGTGCGAGTTTGATTAGTGAGTTGCCCAAGTCGTTGTTTGGCGACGTGTGTTTGGGGCCCATCCGTGCTGCCGTCAAAGACCCCAAGGTCCATTTTGGATCTGCCAAAACTTATGAAGAAAAACTCCACTGGGCCAAGGATCCTGCCAATTGGGACACCCTCCAGAAACGTTTCTTGGCCAAAGGATTTTCCTTGGAGAACCGCTTCTTTTACACGCAGATTGTCAACGCCTTTACCTACAAGCAGTCCAAGTCGTCTCCTGCGTGTTCCAAGCCACGCTGTACCGAAAAGGCACGCAAGGTATTTCGTTCAGGACCTGACCCTCTGCGTCGGATTCTTCTCGTGTTTGACGAAGCCCACAACCTCTTTAATGAGAGAGATTTGCCCCAAGAAGAGGCACTAGCTCTTGGAGGTAAAAAGACGGGCGTCTTTGGGACAGACATTCCAGGTCGTGAGCACATTGTCAATGCTATCTACAACTCTTACAAGGTGTCTGGCGACAATTCCTGCAGGGTTTTATTGGCAACGGCTACCCCAATGACGCCGCTTCCTACGGACGCGTTTCGCCTCTTGAACATGCTGATCCCCAAGGCCGAAGACCGCCTTCCAAAGACCCACCAAGAACTTTTGGCTTTCCGGACAAAGGGTGGCCAGCCTTTTGTAAACAAGGAGGGCCATATCACCCCCGAGGCCAAGCATGAGTTTATGAAACGTACCAATGGCATCTTGTCTTACTTTTCCGGAAACCGTAACCCCCAATTCTTTGCTATGACACGTTTTCATATTGTCAATGTGGCCGTCACGGCAGTCCAAGAGCACTACCTGAAAGAGTGTGTGGTCAAAGAAACCAAGGGGGCCAAGGCAACAAACGGGGTGAGGAAGGAAAAGAAGAAAAAGACGGATGCGGCCAAGGATGTCAACAAGTGGTCTTGGGAAGGGTTCAAGGAGAAATTTGGAGGTCTGAAGAAGAAGCTAAAGGAAGATCCCAAGGGGCGTCTCGAGGGCGTCATCGAGCCGGGCCCAAAACCGACGGAACCCGTGATTGTCCTTCCACCCGCCAATGCACAAAATGTAGATGCGGCCCGCAAGGCCATTCAAGCCGATCTGGCACGCATTCGCAAGGATCCAAATGCGGCAGTTCACATCGCTCCACCTCCACCCACGCCGATCATCAAAGAGGGTGACACGAAACCCGCGTCTATTGGTGGGATTAACCTTCCTGAAGGTCTCCAAAAGGCCAAGGCAGAAAGTGAATCTTCTGAAAAGGGTGGTGAGGTGGTCAAGGGTGGAGGTGAGAAGGTTGGTGAAAAAGAACAAGTGGCAAAGGCTGGCCATCATCCTGAACCTTTCCCCGTGGTCAAGAAGGAACCCAAGAGGCATGCCAGGGTAAAGCCTGTAGTTATTCCAGAGGACTTGTCGGAGGCAAAGAAGAAAAAGATTGGAATTTGCATGCGGGACGTCGCCAATGTGGCCGGAATTCGTGGAAAGCTACAGCCTCTGGACCACGAGTTGTCAGCGGCAAGCCAAGCCCACCGGGCCAAGGAGGAGGAGAGGGAAGCCAAGGCACGTGAAGCGTGGCGAAAGAAAAATTCTTTGGATGGAGAGGCCATGGCCAAGGTGAAGGCATGGAAGGAATGGGATGCTATGGGAGACGCACCTCACCCAGGACCGATGCCGAAGGATCCTGAAGAGCTTCCGGTGTGGCAAGCCAAGGAGGATGCTCGAAAGGCCAAGATGGATGCCAAGCCCAAGGGAAGGCGACCCACCAAAGCAACCCTAGCCAAGTATGAAGCTACCTTGAAGGGAGAAACGGACAAGGGATTTGTCTTTAGGGCCAAGGCCACTCCGAGGCCCAAGGAAGGGAAATCCTTTTCCTTCACCTTTGACGGGAAATCCTTCACGCCAAAGATTATGGTGGAAGCTATGGGGTCCTATGCTCCCAAGGTACAAAAGTTGATGGACAAGATTGCCGAGTTGGACAAGGAAGACTTGGAGAAGCACGGTCACCTCTTCAAGCACTTTATCTACACAGACACACAAGGTCCGGGACGTGGATCCAAGGTAATTGCAGCAGCTTTTGTGGCAGCGGGTTTCCAGAGGGCGTGTTGGGACGATCGGAAAAAGGAAATTTTGCCTCCCAAGGCAGGAGGAAAAGAATGTAAGGGGACGGTCAAGGCGGAAGCGGACACCTATGCCAAGGGCCACACCTTTGCCCTTTTGGCCTCTACCTCGATCGATGGGATTGGCCGGAGTGGCACAATTTCCAAGGCGACTATTGACCTGTTTAACTCGCCAGACAATACCTATGGCCAAGATGTGAGGTTTATTATTGCCGACTCGGGGTTCAAAGAGGGTGTGGACCTCTATGATGTCCGTTACACTCACCTGATGGAACCACCCCTCTCGCAAGCATCGCTGGAGCAAGCCGTTGCGCGTGCCGTTCGTTTTTGCAAATCAACCCATCTCAAGGTCTACGACAAGGAACCCAAGGGGTGGTGGGTTGACGTCTATGTCTACCGCTCGGTCTATCCGGCCTACATGGACGATCCGGATGGTGGGACAAAGAGTGACCCTTCGACAATTCATCAAGCCGTGATGGACTCGTTCGGGTCTTCGTCACTTTCGGTGAGTGAGTTTGACAATTTGCTCATGACCTCTGCCGTTGATTTCCAATTGAACAAGGCCATCCTCCTCTACAAACCCAAAGACATTGTCAATAACATTGACAAGATGAAGGTGGATCTCCATTTGGATTAAGGAATGAATTGAAGAATAAATCAGTTGGTTTTTATGCGAAAAAAGGATTCGTGTGACCATCAAATACATCCATATTTGCCATGCTTGGAAGACTGCCATTTTTTGACCAAGCCCTTTTCATCAGTGTCAACCGCTTCGTCGAGGGGATTGTGGCTCAAGAGGAAGAACTGACCAAGGCTTTGGAGGACTACTCTACCAAGACCCTCCCGTCGTACGCCATGCTGGGGTTTTTGGGTAAATACCCTCCGCAAGCGTCTTTGGCTCCAGGTCAAACCTTAAAGTGACAGAAAAATCGATCTTAGGTGGGTTTCCGTTGGATAGGGACGGTACATAAAGTAACGCATAAAACGATAGGGTTCTTTGGTGAGGTCGGCGTCTTGGTGAATGGTGGCAAGAGCGCCACGATTGACCATGGTCCGGCGGTCTTTTTCATACTTGGCGGTAGAGGTGGGTGGAGTAAAGGCGTGGATGTAGGGGGAGGGGGCAGAGGTACGAAAAACGTCTAGGTTGGAGTGAAGCAGGCGAGAGTAGCGCTCAGCCAAGGTAGTCTTGACTTGGCGTTGGAGGCGAGGAGACATGTCGAGCCACCCGTCCACCAACTGACCCGCAATCAAATCAATGCACGACCCAATATAACTGTCAAATTCTTCAAGGGCTTCATCACAAAGTGAAAATAAACGTTGGTACTTGAAGACTTGGTGATAGACGGAGGCGGCATAGGTTGAAGGGATGGTGATGCACGCGAAATCCTTGTCCGAAGGATGCTCCTTTTTGAGGGTGATTCCGGGAGACCAGGCAGGCCCTAAAAAGCCAAGTTCGAGGTAGGTACCCAGCAAGTTTTCATGAGCCATGGAGCCAAGGGCCCACAAGAGAAGCAACTTGCCAACATTTTTCACGGACGATTTTGCAGCACAAAGTTTTTCAATGTAGAGCGTGTTTTTCGAGTAGCCACGTGTCATGGACCCCGTTGGGTCATTGGCCAAGACGCGATTCCAAACGGACCCTGTCAGATTCCAAGGGGCTTCTGTAGCTCCAGGATCGGCCGCCTTGATGCGGGAGGTCACACCATAGTGGTACTCGGCGTCATAGTGACGATCTTGAGCCCCCGAGGATTCACCCACAACCGTAATAAATCCCAATAGACGTTTTTCTTTTGCAGGTGTCTTTTTGATAGAGACGACGGCCCATGCCTTCTTTTGGCTCGAATCGGTGTGGTCTCTAAGTTCCTTGGCAGCATCGGGGTACATAAAGGTTGAAAAGTGGGCAAATGAAAAATCATCTGCACCGGCGGTTGCATCGCGGACGGCTTGGGCACCACAAAGGTGCATGAGGTGGTCGGCCAAGTCTCGTGGACCAAAATAGGAGGACACGAGGTGCCAAGGAAGAAGAATGGCACCACTCTGGATGAGGCGCCCCTGGATGGCCATGAGAAGGGTCTTGGGTGATGAAGAGGTTCCAACACACACACTGGATGGAAGGGCGGCTTTCCAAGAGGATGGCAGGGACTTGCAAGTGGCGGGATTAAAATCAGACCATGCCTTTACAGCGGCTTGGAGACGGTTGAGTCCAGGAGTCTTTAGAGATTTGTCAAAGGCAGTTCCTCGGAAAGAACAATAGGATTCGGTCGGACAATCGGCACCGCCCGCAAACGACTTGCGAAAGGCAGTCACTATGTCTCGAGGGGCATCTAGAGGAGTACCCCACCTAGCCCAAGCGGGTTCTTCTTTGAGGGTCCCTCTGGAATCAAAGGACGGTCCAAGAAGGCTTTTTAAGGAAACCCGGCTAGGTGCCTCCGGGTGTACCTGGAAAGATGGTTTGGCAGGATCCATTTATTAAAGAAGAGGTAGAAAGTTACTTTTTCCTTTGACGGTCGGTCAAGACGTGGGCAATTGCCAACTCACCGGCGGACAGACCAAAACGCGGAATAAACATGGCCGGATGGGTGCAGGTCTGCCGCATAATCTGCAATATTTTTCTCTTGTGACGCACTTGGAAATCTCCTACATAGGCAATGAGGTTTTCCACACGACGATGGGCAAAGTTTTCTACGGAGGGTGCCTCCTCTTGGCCATGTCCTGCTTGGTCGCCTCCATCCACATCTCGTTTCAAACGCCACGGAACTTTGCGTTTTTTCTTTTCAGGTTCAGGTATTTTTTTTAGGTCTTCATGAGATTCCCCCTCGCTCATTTTACTTCACATTGAATTCTCTCTCTAACCAAATGGACACACGCAAGCCAGAATCTGAGAGACCACCCAAGCCTTGGGCACCCCAAGGATGGAAGGTCCACTGGTCGAAGCGTAAAGCGCAGTGGTATTGGGCAAGCCCTGCCAAAAAGACCTACTGGACCTTGCCACCCGAAATGTGTGAGCCTGCCGAATTGCCCGCAGAGGAGGAGGAACCCCTTCTCAAGCCAAAAAAGACAAGGTCTTCTAAGAAATCAGAGGTTAAGAAGGAAGTGGAAGCCCTCAACGAGCCAGAGCCAAAACCTAAGAAACGTCACCACAAGAGCAGTGACTTTGTAGAAGTTTCTCCCGCCAAGGCGACCAAGCCAGAAAGCCTTCCCGAGGAGAGGAATGAAGAGCCCAAACCATTGGACAATCAGGATATTTCACGAGTTTTGTCTTCACTTTCATCTCTAAGCAATCTCCCCGGTCTTGGTGTGGCACAAAGTCTACCCGATACATCACTTGATGACGATCTTGTTCAAGCCGCTCCAGTCATTCCTGGTCTTGGAGGCGCAGCGGCTCCTGTGACTAACGAAGCTGATCTTGCGGCCCTCTTGCCGGCTGAATCCACTCCTGATGTTGTACCCACTGAACCAGAGCCCATTGCCAGGTCTTTAGAGTCTCCTCTGCCTGACCAGAGAGGGCGCGACTCGGGTCATGGGGACGCCTATCTAAGAGGTCAGCATTATTCCCAAGTGGCACGTGATTTGGGGTCCCGAACCAAGGGAGAACGCGAAGACACCCCTTCCTTCCGCATGTGCAAGCACAACAATTGGCTCAAGTCCATTCTGCTCGAATCGACTGCCGTCGTGTTTGGAGAAGGGGCACGAATCAATGTGATGGATCTGGCGTGTGGACGTGGGGGTGATTTGCACAAGTGGCGCAAGGTTGCCCAAAAGTTTCGTCAACACATTGACCTCTTTTATGGAATTGACAATGCTTCCGGGGCCATTGATCACTGCCGCAATGTAAGGGCCAAGCAATTGCCCTCCTCCACCCACGCCCATTGGCTGGTGGAAGACTTGGAAAAACTTGATCTCTTTGAACGCCTAGCCTCAACAGGGACCCTTCGTCCCGGATCCATCCAGATTGCCTCGATGCAATTTGCACTCCACTACTTTTTCCGATCAGAAGCTGCCCTCTCGGCCGTCTTTCGCTTGGCTTCAAATGCCCTCGCCGAGGGTGGTCTCTTTGCATGCACCTATGCCGATGGAAATGCGATTGTCCGCTTGGCACGTGAAAAACGATGGAAACGGGCGGTGGATGCGGCCAAGTCTGGCGAGCCCTACTACGAACCACCTTCGGTGATTGTGTCCAACGATTTGTTCCAGATTGATATGCCTGTCTCTGTCCTTGACGCCCTCCAAGTGTCACCTGATCCCTTTGGCCATGCCTACCGCTTTACCCTTGAAAATGCCGTGAGGGGCCAGCGTGAATACCTCGTTGTCGATGATGTCTTGACCAAGGTTGCGGAGGCCTTTGGCTTTCGAAGCCTTTTGGAAGAGAATTTCCAGCCCCTGACCCATGACATGATGAGGGTGGGGTCCCACCAGGAACTCATGCGGATCATGAAGGTGTTTGGCAAAGAGCCCGAACTGCACCAGGCCGAGTGGGATGCGATTGGTCTTTACAAGGCCCGCATCTTTGTAAAGGACTCTTCGGGGATGTATGAACCCAAGGCACGTGAATGGATTCGGCGATATCTCTTTTAAAAAAAATAAAATAAATGAATTTGCACCTTGAAAATTCCCCCGATGAAGGATTTGTTACAAGCACATCGTTGCCCGTCACGTTATGGCAAGGTCCACCGAGAACCTGATGAAGAGGAGGAGATCAAGATTTTTCGTAGCAAGGGCATTTCGATATGGACCCAAAGGATGCTCAATCACCTCAAGTCTATTGGTTTTACGACTTGCTCCCGCTTTCTTGCCAAGGCCAAGAGAGAAGGTGCAGACTATTACTACGATTCCTACTACGATTTAGAGGGTGAAGGCATTCCTTATGAGGGTGTATTTTGACAAAGTGGCCAAGGGTAAGTGTTGGTGCAAACGGGATTGTATTGGCAAGGAGTGGTGGGATATGTGATTCTCAATCAGGGGTAGAAACGACAAAAACCACTCCGATTTTATTTTTCAAGTTCAAACCCACTTCTTGGATAATTGGGTTGTGTCAGTCAATTTCCTTTGTACCTCCTTGATAAATGATGGGAACGTTGTCGAGGTGGCTTCTGAAGAACCAGCCACGCCATCTTCATCGTCTAGATCAACCCGCTCCTCGCCGAAACACACCAAATCGACAAGGAATGCTCGTGCCAAAGGCAAACCAAAAGCCAAGACGACATCAAAAGGGGTGAAGAAGACCAAAGAGGAACCACCCACGTGTCCCATTTGTTGTGACCCCTTTACCAAGATGCGGCGGCGCCCCGTCCCGTGCACCTATGCGAATTGCAAGTTTGAAGCCTGCAAAGCATGTGTTATGAAGTACCTCCAGGAGGACACCTACGACGAAGCCCATTGTATGAAGTGCCGGAATCCTTGGTCGGATGCCTTTGTGAAGGACACATGTACCAAGGTGTTTTGGAATGGACCCTTCAAGGAGCACAAGGACCGACTTTTCATGGACCACCAAAGAAATCTTTTGCCGGTCACCCAAGAGTGGATGGCCTATGATCAATTCAAGACGATTGTGAAACGCAAACGCGAAGAAGTCAAGAGGGATATGGATAAGATTCAGCAAGACTTTGCGACCCGATTGAGAGAGGCTTTGGTGCCCTTGAGGAGAAAGTACGAACAATTCGTCCAAGTAGATCAGGTGTTGGATGAAGACATGGCTGCCAATGAAGTGCCTTCCTTGATTTTGGACATGGAAGGAGCGACCATGAGGCGCAAGGACGGCCGGCCGATCCAAGGACTTGTTGCTCAGCTGGAGACCAAGGAAGAGGAAAGGAAAAATCCCGTGTCGGCTCTTTCTGGAACCCAATGCCCCAAGGAATCCTGTCGTGGATTTATCAATGATAGGGGCCAGTGTGGAACATGCACCCTCTTTGTGTGTGCCAAGTGCCGCCAGTCCAAAAAGGCCTATGTCGATGAAGACCATGTCTGCAAGGAGGAAGACATTCAGTCGGTGAATTTTTTGCGAAAGGATTCCAAGCCATGTCCCTCTTGCTCCGCACCCATTCACAAGATTGCCGGCTGCTCCCACATGTGGTGCACAGCTTGTCACACAGCGTTTTGCTGGAACACCCTCAAGATTCTCAACCCTTCTCAGGCCCACAATCCTCACATGGTCCAGTGGCTAATTGCCAATGGCGGGAATGGACGCCAGGGTGGCGGTGGCAGGGCACCTACAGGACCTCATGCCCCAGTCTACCAAGCTATTCGTGACAAGATGGCCAAGGCACCCAAAATTTTGGCCTTTCTTCCTCAACTCTTTGCCCTCCACAACCATTTCCAATTTCTGATCCAAGGACTTCAAGCACCTTATAGATCATCACGCCGCCTGCGCGACTTGCGCCTCTCCTATCTTCGGGGCTACTCCAACACCTCCCAATGGAAATCGGCCGCGTTGGCGTGGCAAAAGAAGGCCGACCGTGTCAAGGTCAAGGTCCAACTCTTGGAGACGTTTATGCTTGGGGCAGATGGACTTGTTCGGTGTGATTTGGCGACCAAGACGCCAAAGGAGTTGAACGATGAAGCTCACCGACTTCGTGAGTTTTTCAATGAAGCATGGGCGACGGCCTTTCGGGCAGGGGATGTGGGGTCAGTGAAACGGTCGATTTCAAAAGAGTTTTATTGGCACCGGGAGAATTGTCCCTGTGATGGAAAACGGGCTTGTACCACTTGCTCGCGACAGAACATTTAAGTCGAAGTCTCTCGGATAAATAAAATGTCCTTTCATCCCATTCTTGGCGTTCGGCCCACCAGTGAATGTCTCATCAAGATGCGGCCCTTCAAGTCGTCACCGGGATTCATCCAGAGGCAGCCGGTCACTCCCTATCTGACCGGAACCCATCAACGTGCTGGATGGTCCTGGGATGGAGGTCTTGACGGTCCTCGTGCCGGAGATGATGGCAGTGGCATCGATGGTGGCAGTGGCATCGATGGTGGAGGTGTAGGTACTCCCATTAGTGGTAACCAGTATTCTTGGGAAGCTCTTCAATATTGTCAAGAAGCTACGGGGTCTTACCCCTTTGACAGTTGCGAGTGCAAGGGAGGATGCTATGCCTGCACCAATTTGGGAGTGACCCATTATTGTGACGCGACAACGGGAGGAGAACTTCTCCTGGGGATGTGCCCCGCCTATTCAAAAGGCTCATGCCCCACTTTCAAGATTGACTGATTTATTCATTTAGCTCCACTAGGGAGGTAGGCCGTAAGGGTTGCCGAGCCAAAGCGTTCTTCCAATCGTGTCACGGGTTGGACGAGGGTGCCAAGAGAAAGATCAAGAGGAACCTTCCACTTGGAGGTCAAGGCCCTGACTGCCTTTTTGCGCATTAGGTTGGCCTTGCGCGATCCGGGCTGGGGAATGAGGGAGCGGATTGCGTGGCCGGGAAGTTTGGTAGATAGATTGAGAGGCCTGAGGGAGACGCCGGGCAGCACTTCTGCATTTGCTTGAAGGTAGGAGGGTGACAAGATAAACGACTTTCCCATGGTTTTGTAGGCTTCTGCCGGACCATAATGAGAAAACATACGAATGAGTTCCTTGACATCACGAAACATGGTTTCGGGAGTCGCTTGGCTTGCCAAGCCAAAATCCCAAATCTTAAAGAGACACCGTTGGTTGGAGAGGACGATGCGTTTGCCATAAACGGGAAAATCATACACAAGAGTTCGTGGTTTGTCAAGACGTACAAATAAAAAATTTCCAAAATGTGTATCGTTGTGAGACACGCCCCATAGGTGGTGCATGACCCAAAGGGGCACGAGGCATTGAAAAAAAGCAGCTCCAATTTCGGCATTGGTATGGGGAGCATGACGACCTTCCCTCATCCAGTCTTCCAAGTTTCCATCTGCAAGTTCATTCAACATAAAGTGGGTTCGATGGGTTTCACACTCGATGCCTTCTTTGGCTTCAGGAAGAATGTCAGGGTTCCACAAGATGTTGCACGGAACTTCTTGGTATTCATAAACGAGATTAAAATTGGGGCAAATGCGTGTTTGGACGACGGCATTGGCGAGGAGGGATAGGGTGGCCTCTTGACGAAAGTTTTCCGCTTCCACGTCGTCCTTTGAGACTTGAACCTTGAAGGCCATCAAAACGGGCACGCTTGAAAAGCCTTTGAGTCCATGAACTTGAGCACAATCCAAATCAAAAACAGAGAGGCAAAAAGAGGGTGCTGCCAAGGCCACACCCCCCTTGAAATCCACCAAGGAGGTTGGAAGGGCGGCGGTGAGACCCTTGGGGAGGCCAGCCAGGTAGAGAACGGTGGTGGTCGTCTTGCCACGTTTGACCACTTGGATGGGCCACGAGTAGCGGAGCCACTTGGATTCATGGCGGAGGCAGGTGACGTGGGTGGATGCGTAGAGGGAAGCACGGCCAAAACGCTTGAAATCTTCAACGAGGCTCCAGAGGGGCACACCTGCCTTCATGCGGCGGTGGAGAAAACTACGAATTGAGTGAAAGATGCGGAGACGGAGGGTGGTGGAGGACGCCAAGCGACCCAAAAGACGGAAAGAGGCTGGGATGATGGGGGTTTGGGCAGAGCGGGGTTTGAAGCGGTAAAGGTCTTCGTAGGGAAGAGGTGGAGGGAGGGGTCGGGGCAAGGAAGTATCTTCAGCTTGGACTTGGTGGACGAGATAGCGGAGGAGGGTCCTTTTGTCAACGGTGGATAAGCCCTTGACCTTGTGGAGAGATTTTCTAAGTGCCTTGTAGATGAAAAGGTTACGTTTGGTGGGAGGACCCAAGGGGAGGGTGGTTTCGATAAGATGGTCCTCTGACCTCGACGAGTCACTCATTTATTTAGTAGAAGAGTTTAGGGAGGAAAGAAAAAAAGGTGGAAAGTCAACAGATTTGGTATCCGTCGCACGGATTTCCCAGGGAGCTAGTTTGTGCACGTAGCCAGGAGGATAGCTAGGACGTTTGGCTTGGATGGGTTTTTGTTTTGGTTGAAGGGCCACGGGATTGGAATCCCAAGGTTTGGAAAGGGGTGACCTTGAAAAAGGTTTCATGGAGGGAGATTTAAATGTAAGTGGGATCAGGAAAATAAATAATTTTTACCATACACATTTCCTTTCTTCCCTTAACCCTCCTATGCCCAAAATGAGTTCTCTGTCTGACCAAGCAGCTATGCATGTCCTTCGTCACGGGTCCTTGCTTCGTCCAGGAAGAAGTGCAGTGGATCTCCTTGTTGGCTCTCCCTTGCCTACTTGCTCTGCTTGCTCCAAGACAGGCCTCACCCTTTGCATGGTATACAGACACGCGACACTTTGTATGGGATGTGTCGCTCGTTACGAAGCGTCGGAGGCACACGAAGAACCCGATCTAGAGGCTCTGCCTATGGCTCCTCTCGTAGCCCACACTCCCCCATTGCCCCCTCGTCCACCATCCAGGCACTTGTGGCAGATGCCACCTCCTTCGTCCGTCACAATTTCTCCTTGTAGCCGTTCAAGTCCGCCGGTTTTGGGAGGATCACCACCAAGTGACTCTTGCGTCGTTTACGTCCAAGGCGTTTGATTTTGGAAACTTGCACTTTCGCACAACGTCTTGACACTCTCCACATTTCCCGATCTGCACACACGCGACAACAAACGACCCATATTTATGTGAATATTCGCATTCTAACCCGTTTCAAACCACAGTTTTTCTTCCAAATGGTGTTTGCTCCGAGACGTTTCACTCGTGGGTGCTACCTCTGTGGCGGTTTCCAGCGCCTGCGGTGCTGCTTTGTATGTAAGCAGACGGTGTGTGACATTTGTGATTGGGGTTACCTGGCGGTTCAATGCGCGGAGTGTGTAAATAATGAAAGGGAAAATTGTAAATACAGTAGACCCTCACCACCTCAAGACTCACACACAAAATCTTGAAGCTCAAGACCACACCCTCTCCACCTCCACTTCCAACCAAGACCACACCCTCTCCACCTCCACTTTCAACCAAGCCTTTCTTCAGCCATGTCTTCCACCCAGGACCGCCCTCTCTACGTCTGGACAGACCCTGCCGCCCCCCAAACCCCAGACGCAACGACGCCTTCAAACCAAGCTGACCCCCTTCGCCGGACCATCGTCATCAACGGTGCTCGACTGACCATCAGCGCCTTTTGGACCAACGCTGCTTCCAAGCCTGGGGCCGACGGACGTCTCTACAAGAGGGCCCTGATGAACCTTGCCACGATTGCGAAGGAAGACGTGGACACTCTTTTTGATTTTGACGAGGACGACCTGTGAGAACTCTGTCTGGAAAAATTTTAATTTTGTTTCTTTTTCATCAGAATACTCGGTCCGTGCACTTCTCAAGTTTTTCATCGACCACGCCGACGACGTCCCAGACACGGACGAAGGTATGCAGAGAGTGGCTGATGCCATCACCCCCCAGCTTGATCTGGTGGGTGACAACTGTGACGACTACAGTGCCCGGATCTCTCAAGACGCCCTGACGGGTGACTACGACGAAGACGATTCCGTCTACGGGTATGATTACCGGGTGCACAGGGGCACAAATGAGTCTATGTAGGGTCCCGTCCACCCGAATTTGCACTTATAAAAACGGAGAAACGGTCAAAATATCAGTAAGGTCACTGTATTTCCTGCCAAACATATATTTTTACAAGTGCAAATTCGGGTGGACGGGACCCTAATAATAATTTTATTTTACAAAAATCAGATTTCAATCCAGAGGATTGAAATTAAATAAATTTCTGATTATTTATTCTCTGTGCGGCATAACCCTTTGGCAAGAGCATCGTCGAGTAAGGCTTCGAGCCTTGCAGTCACTTCCCCCGTCATTATTCCTGCTCCAAGTCCAGCCTCGACTAATCTGACTGAAACAAGACCTCGAGAAGAAATGAGGTCCCAAGTGGAGTGGAAAGGGCTTGAGGAAACGGCTTGAGGTATTTTGTGTCAGTATTTTTTCATTTTTTAGCCCTAGCACCTTTATCTCCCAGGAAACCTAGGGTGAGGGTCAGATGAACTGACACCTCATAATCTTATAGTGTCTCGAACCGCTAGGTAGCTCGTTTCCGTTAGCACTCATCTCTAAGCGTTTCGGACAAAATTACAATAATTTGAACACAGTTACTTGATTTCCAGATGTCAGATCACGACGTAGTCGTGAGTGATTGAGTATCACGAAATCAATTCATTTGTCCTCAACCCTAGTACTGTTGAGAAAAAAGAGAGGGGGATGGGGGTGCATCTTCCTCCTCGTCATCCGTTGCGTCCTCGTCTTCGTCCTCAGAAGATGAAGACCCAGAATCCTCCGTCGTGGCATCGCCGTCCACCACCTCCTCTTGAGGAGCAGGTGGCTCGGCGGGGAGGGTTGCCTCGGGCTCGTCCACCGTGTCAACGGAGTCAACATCTTCCCTGGGATCTCCGCCAAGAGTGGTCGGCGCTACCTGAAGGTTACGTGCCAAGATGGCCATGGCGCCCTCGAGCTGCCCGCAAAAGGCCGCGGAAATCTGCCGCTGGGCGCCACCCATAAAGGCCATCAGGCATGCCGGGTCATCAAGGTTCGTCTTGGAAAGGGCGTCGGTAGTCAACATCTTGAAGGCGGGGGCGACAAAGGGAGAGGTGAGCTCAAGGGCTTCCGAGACAATGGCGCGGGCTTCGAGGGTGGCCTTCCGACTCGGCACCCCACTCTTGGGGAGGGTGGACAAGATGTCGTCCTTGGCTGAAGTGAAGGCCTTGGTGACAAGCTTGACTTGGGTGTCGGTGAGAACCCGCTTGTGGTTGTCCTTGAGCATCGGAGCGCCGGGAAGTTGCCACTCCGGACGATCCTTGACCGTCCCAGACAAGACGTTGGTGACCCATGCTGGGAGGGATCGAGTGGCAAGGAGAGGGTTCATGGGCTTGGGAACGCGCTTCTTCTCCTTGAGGCGCTTGGTTGGTTCGTCTTCAGGCTTCTGGGGCTTCGAGGAAGGATCCTCTCGGAGGCGCTTGGTGATCTTGGTCTTGGATGTGGCTTGCTTGGTCGGGGTCGGGATTGCTTGGGTCGTATCGGCCATGGTGGATTGGAGAAGGCGGTTTGAGATGTGAAGCTTCCCAAAGGTTCTTGAGAAAGTTTGAAGAAGAAATTTATTTGATCTAGAGGTCTGGCCAATTGAATATGCACTTGAAAAATTTTAACTTGAGTAAAATGGTCTTATTTTCAAGATGTTTTGGACCAGACCACTAGTGGTGAGGTGCACATTTATGTGCCCTCACCTCTAGAAGAGCCTCGTATTTATTGGTAACACCAGTCCCTTTTCGCAGAAAAAGAAACTAGAGTCTATAGGCTTAAAAAGTGGGTCCGTTGTAGGTGTAGGGGGAATGGGCGGCCACACAGGCAGCGGGTCCCACGGAAGCTCCGGGCGTCTTGTTGTTCACTTCGTGGCACTCGTTCGAGGCGCGGGAATAGGCGTAGGAGCGACAAAAGGGGTAGGGGGTTGAGTGGAGACCACGGACCATGGGGCCTGGCTTGATGGGTGCCGTGGCGCCCCACCGGGCATAGATGCCACCTGCCCGAGGGTTCATGGCCACCCCGGCCGGAGAGGGGTTAGAGCAAGACGCGGTGTTGGTCTGGCAAGAATCAATGGTGGGGTAAGGGCCTTGAGGAGTTGCCAAATCTTGGCACGTCTTCAAGTCACGGGCGACATGCCATGTTGGGCACTTGTTGAATTCAACAGCGTTTTGACAAGATGCAGACATTTATTGGAGGGTCTGGAAATTTTTCATTGGGAAGCAAGAGGATGATGCCCTTGGCAATTGTATTGATTTGTAAATCACGTTTGTTTATTGATTAAATTTCGCTCTGCGAAATCAACCGGAGGATTTGCACCTTGGCTCACACGGTCTAGCCTACTGCCGGTGTAATCACACGGTAGTAGAGGGTCGGTCGGTGTTCCTTGACCACCATGCCATTGGTGAGACCATAGTAGCGCGCCTGTGGGTCCGTTTCCTTCATCTGGGGGAGTTGATACACGTTTTCCAAGTGGTTGTCCTTGAGAAGTTTCTTGACTTCTTCAGGCTCCACAACGTGGTAGATGGACGACATTTCATGGCGTCCCACAACTTCAAATAATTCAATCAAGAGAAAAATTTCAGTAATGATTCCGTGAGACGCCTTGACCCGTGCAATTTCCTTGGGCACGTGGACGGTTGCGCCCATCACGAGGGGAAGGATGATGCGTGACGCTTCTTTTTCAATGGCGTCTTCAAGAAGAGCAATAATACCAGCTTTTCCGAGTTTGGACCCGCCATGGGTCATGTAGACAACGACCTTTTCTCCAGCGTCCAAGTGGCGGACAAAGGAGGTGCGGTCCGAATCTTTGGGTACAATGCCTTCCAGAACCACTTGGTGGACTTGAGAGGGAGGACTCATCTTAAAGGACGACAACATCTCTTCGACGTCTTCAATCGACAAGGTTTGGCCAGGCGTCACCCGGACCATTGACTTGCCCTTGATACACCCGACCAATTCATATCCTCGATCCAATAACATTTCTGCAATGGTGTGAATCATGCGCGGCTTGGGAGAAAACGCCTTTAACATGGAAGATTGGATGTGGTATATATTCTCTGAGAGAGAATTCAATTTTATGGCCCAACACAATATGAAATGTCGTCTTTTCAAAAGGTACATGAATAAAATTCCCTGTCATTCCTTATAAAATTTGTGTTGGGCCCTAGGTCTCGTCCGACATTTCATGTCGGGTCGAGCCATATATTTTTTTTGGAATGGCTTCCTCAATCATCGCTAAATGAGGGCAGGGCTCAGGGGTGATGAAGTGACCGTATGAGAAACGGGCGAGGTTGGGGCAGTCGAGGGGAGTGAGGAGGGAGACGAAAGATCGATAAGGGGTGGCGGTGGAGGGTCTGGGTGGTCAAGCTCATAGATGACAGCTCCCTTGCGCGAAAGGTACGACTTTTCATAGTCCAAATCCTCTAGGATCGTGACATCCACAACCTCGTTTTTCTGGCCCATCCGCAGCAGACGCCCCTTGAGTTGGTCAAACTCGTAGGATAAAAAGGAATCATAGGTGAGGAGGTGTGAAGCCGCAGTCAGGTTAATCCCGACACCTGCCACAGAGTACTGAACAATCAAGACCTTGATGGAGGAGTCCCTGGCAAAAGAATCCAAAATGGTCATACGGCGTTCTGGAGTCTGGTTGACATAGCAACACTTGACCTTGGTCTCGGGAAAATTCGTCTTGAGGAGACGTTCAAGAACCTTCACGATGCGTGGAAAACGCACCGCAATGACAAGTTTGGCAGAGGGTGGGAGCTTGGTCATATAGGTCACGAGGGCAGCCTTTCGTGCATTCCCTCCCGGCTCCAAGTAGGACACCCTGGCTTGGGGTGTGGCGTCGTGAAAGAGGGAGGCGTCTGTCGTCCATCCAGTCTTGATTGCCTTGCGACAAGTCGGACACTTGCGACCCTGCGAACGCGGACCAAGATACCACGTTTTGATACAGTCAAGGCAGAAACAGTGTTTGCATCCAAGTTGTACAGCCTCAGTCAAATCATCATCACGACAAATGGCACATACATGGCCTTCGCCAAGAGAAATGTCTGGCTTGTGCTTCAAGAGACGGATGAATGGATCCTTGGAAAGATTGATGCCAGGAGGCATAACGACACGCGCCGGGTCCACAATCCTCTCATCACCCGCAGCAAGACGATGAAGGTCAAGGTAGACACGGTTGTAGATAAAGGGCGGAAGGGCAGCCGAGGTCAAGGCAGCTTCCGTTATGGCATCTATAGAGTACCGTTTCATGAGGCCGGCCTTGACCATGGTCAGGTAGGCACGAGCCACGGTTTTGTCTTGCTCCGTGTGGTGGATAGGAATCGTGGTGGTTTTGGATCGGGGGATGAGGACAAAGGGGGCAGAAGTGTCCGAGTAGCGCTGACTGGGTAAGGAGGCAAAGGGATCAAAGACGTGGTGTTCAATGCGTTGGAGACCAACCAATCTGTCAAAAATCGCCGCGTTATGTGGGTAGGTGGGGCGAAGGATACCCAAATTGGCCAAGAGGCGCAAGTCCACTTCATCTGTAATGGTCGCCGTCAAGCCGATGGCACATCCGTCTTGGGCAAGTTTCGGAAAAGACGGACGGGGTGGAAGTTGGATATGGACTTCGTCGAGGAGGAGACGGGAAAAGGTGTGGGCGTGGAGGTTCCGACGGCGGCACCAAAGCGACTTGGACGTCAAAATCACACACTTGGTGGAAAAAACAGCATCGCCGGGCGTCTTCTTCCCTCCCCCACATTGGTGGATAGATGCGGAAGGAATCGAGGTCCATTCGGAGAGGTGGGCCAGCCAAGTGGCAAACATGTTGGTCGGGGCGAGGATGAGGAGGGGAAGGGCAGCCGTAGAAGTAGCCCACCAATGGTTGACAAGACGAGATCCCATCACCGTCTTTCCCGTGCCGGTTTTTGAAAGAAGAATGCCGCCCGAATACCACGCTGGATGCCTCGCGTCTTCCATGCACATTTCGTCCATAAATTTCACAAAGTCGTCGCGTTTCGACTTGCGAATAATCAGGGAAGGAGCCAAGGGGACAATGGCTTCACTGACAGTGGTTGCGGAAGTCATGGCCCGTGTGACGGCACGGCGGTCAAAAGAAGCCTTTAGGAAGGAGCGGCGGCCACAAAGGTCCAAAGTTTGTGCGAGCAAAGCCCGTTGAAAAACTTCAAGGCGCGAGTGATCAAGGGTGAGGGGAAGGTCAAACTCGTCTGTTGAAGCTACAAAGTGACGCGGTAGAGGAAAGGCGGTGTGGGGAAGCGAGTACTTCATAAAGGCAGAAGGAAGCGTGACAAAGGAGGAGGACTTGGGGACGAAAAAGTGAATGACGGGGACAATCGTAGAGTAGATGCCACGGCGGTTGACCTTGGTTACTCGGACGAGGGGAGTGGTATAGGGTGAAGGATTCACACTGTCAATGTTGGAGATGGACGCCATGAATTTAAGGGCGTGAATTGTCATCCAAGTGTCGGGAAGGGGTTGGGCAAAGCAGCCGGATCGGTGCTGGCCAAAATCAATGACCATGAGGGGGATGGCAGCAAGGGCTACTTGGACAATGGATTCGTGGGCATCCATCCATGCCTCTTCTTGATCCAGTCTCCAAGGCAACGTACACAAGAGACACTTGTCAGTCTCGTCAATCGGCATGTCCCAGTCTTGGTTTGGCGGGGCTTTGACCTTGGAACGTTTCTGACGCGGGGGTATCTCGCGTGGCTCTCGGCGATCCCCTTCCAAAGATGCTTGGGAAGGCGTGGTTGACATTTGGGAGAGGAATTTTTTGTGATGAAGGATCAAGACATTTATTTTTGAGACTTTGTAATCAAAGATCAAACTGAAGTTGGGAAACCCGATAAGCCTGGCCATCATTTCGATTGACCATCATCTCGGATTGGAGGGTGGTTGGATGGCGGCCCGTGTCGTGGAGAAGACCCAAGAGACACGATGACTTGAGGTCGGTTGAAAAGCGTCCTTCAATGGAGGTGAGGAAAACATGGTTCACGACCTTTCGTCGAAGGGCTTCATCAATGGCCCTGACGCCTCCAATAAGGAAGGGGGTCGTCGAAGCAGGGGTGAGAGTCAAGGCATCGTCAAGGGAAGGGGCTCGGAGGACCGTAGGGGGAAGTGGGTAGTCGACTTGGCTCGTCAAGACAATGTTGGTGCGGCCGGTCAGGGGGCGGTGGGCTGGAGGAAGACTCTCCCACGTTTTGCGCCCCATGATTACAGTGTGACCCTTGGTAAGTTTTGCAAACCACGCCAGTTCTTTGGGGAAACGCCAAGGGAGACGACCGCCCTTGGAAAACCCTCCCGAGCCATCGATTGCTGCAACCACGGAAAACATTCTAGAGGTCATTGGGTTGTAGGTTAGGATTTAGAGGTGTGTTCACTCAAACTGATCATTGACAAAATCGATTTGAATAAAATATATGGGCCGAAAACGGTCGACGCCTATGACTCGGTCAAACCATCTCACTGGTCTAGGTGGAGGAGTGGTGTGTGTGAGTCGCTCGACAACTCCCCAAGTTACATGACCCTAAACACTACGGTCAAAACTTATTGACGAAAGCGGCAACTATGCGGCTGAAGTATTTATTTGGTTTCTGTGTCGGTGTCTGACAGCAAAGCTGTCAAGCCAACTAGACTGGCATGTGGGGAAAGTGGGTTTGGTTACGTGCCCTTACCTCTAATCAAAAATCGCCAAAATAAGACAGAAAAATGGAAAGTTTGCACATACAACAATCAAGAGGGCCAGAATCAAGACGGCACCAATGATGGTCAGAACTTGTGCGGTGACCGACATGTCTTCGTGATGGTGGCCATAATCGTCATCATGCGGACCATGCTTGAGAAGTTTCTTGGATTTCTTCTCGTCCTTCTTTCTCTGGCAGGACGCCACCTTGCGACCGTAGATGATGAAACCAGAGGCGAGGATGAGGGCGAGGGCTGCCAGGTAGACGAGGGCGGTGAAGCCAACAAAGGCTTTGGACTGGCCATGGGTCTGGCCCTTTCTACGGGCGACGACCAGAAGGACGCCCAAGACGAGGGCGACGGCCGAAGTGACGAGGGCCGAGATGGAAAGACCGTGTGAAACCGTTTTGGATGGGACACAAGACATGGCGGTGTTTATTAAGATTTGAGGAAAAAGTCGATTCGGAGTAAAAAGCCACATCGCTCTATATGGCCCATCTCGAGACAAGCCACTTGGTTGTTTCTTCCAAGGACCCATCGATTTGTGATCACTTGGTGGCGGGTCGCCTCTTGGTCGAGCATCGCCTTGAAGGGACCGTGTGGGCCAGCTGGCATTTCTTCGGTCCGTGACGACGATGGGCACTTTCATCTTGAGAATTCTCTCCATATCGAGGTCTACAATGGAGAGAAGCTTGACGAGGGCTTCTGGCAAAGCCTCAAGGAAAAGTTTGGTCTCACGTGTGCATGCACTTTGACGGTCTACCATCCGGGCCACCCGGACTACCCAGAGGGGTGGACCGACCCGCCTCACTGCATCGAGGAAAGAGAAGAATGCAAGCGGGTTTACAAATTTATTGGCCTTTCCAGGTATGGGTCCACACGGTTGAAAAGAGGGAAGAGGGAAACGCCTTGCGACAGGCCTCGGTGGACCCTTTGCATGCCTCTATGGCCTTGCCTCGGTCATTCCATTGGTGGGAATAGATGAATGGCATGGGGTGGATGATGACTCGAGGATCCTTGGCCTTGGCCATGTAGGCCTTGATGACCTTGGTCAGGTAGTCAGGCCCCGTCGCGTGGAGGACTCCCTTGGTCTTGGAGCCTTCAAGTGAATGGATCAAGAGATGAAAGAGGGGGTGGCCTGGCGGTGCCGCCATCCATGCATTTGCAACGGCACCCGTCGCATCCGGGTCCCTCATCTGATTGCCAAACACGGCATGCCCGTCTTTCAAGAGGTGGTCAAAGGGGCGGAGGCAAAGAAAATCTAGGTCGAGGTAGACACCTCCATGGCGGTGAAGAATAAAGTAACGTGCGGCGTCAACCCGCTTAATGTGTTTATCGTAGCCATCATAGGTTTTCAAGAACCAAGGGTAGTGGTCTTTGATGAGGTTTCGATTGTCCTCGTCGGTCCAAAGACGGTAGGTGAAGTGGGGTGCTAGGTCCTTGCATTCCGAAGACCACTTGGCGAACTTGGGCGGGAGGTCATGGGATTTCCAAGTCTGGTGGAGGATTTTTGGAATGGGTGTGGAGACGGGAGGCGGAACGGATCTCCAGGTGGCCTTTGTGACGAGGGTAGTAGGAAGGCACGCCAAGAGGATAATGGCGACAAGAATCAGTCCTAGAAGGACAATGAGAAGAATACACCATGTCGACATCTTTATTCATTGGGAATATATTCTGGCTCAAGTTTAAAGTACTCAAACCCTACGAATTTGTACTAGGGTTGACGACAAATGAATTGATAAATGAAAAATTGAAGCATGGTTGAATTTGCATGACAGGTGTTATACATTTTGCCGTCAACGCATAGGGATGAGTGCTAACGGAAACGAAGCGTCAGTTCATCTGACGCGAACCCTAAGGTGCAAATCCTCCGGTTTGATTGGGCATAGCCCAATTGAATCAAGCTTAAATAGGGACCGGTAAAGCCAAATATATACTTATGAAATAAGAAATTATACAAAATAGCTACTGAAACAACTTGATTCTTGTACCCACCGCAAAATTCCCAAGTGTATATTTGGGTTTACCGGCCCGGCCCCTATCATCTTCTTGAGTGATAGATTGGAATACCTTGAGAAATAAAAATGAAACGGTTGCACATTGGGTTGATTGTTGTGATGGGGGTTATTATCCTATTGATTATTATCGGATTGATTGTTGCTTGTAGGAAAAATCAATCCACAGAAAAACTCTATTTCTTGCTGGAGGCAGGATTGGTAAAACTAAAAACATTCCCACCCATTCTAAGAGCTCCTACACTCGGATCCAAGATACCCATTTACTACATTAATCTTAAGGAATCGACTCAAAGACGTATTCGTTTTGAATCACAGATAAAAGAGTTTGACATTCAAAACCCAGTTCATCGTGTTGAGGCGATAAACGGTAAAAAAGAGCTCACCTCTATTTTTCACGGGGATTTGGGAGACTTTTCCTTTGTGAATCATACAGGAAAGGTTTCATTTGCGGAGGCAGGATGCATTCTTTCTCATCTTCGAAGTTGGATAGACTTTTATCGTTCTGGTCATGACAAGGCACTAATTTTTGAAGATGATATTTCTTTTGCCCTTTTACCGTTTTGGCCTCGAACTTTAGATGAGATTATTGGCAGTCTTCCAGCAAAGAATACCGTTCTTCACCTTGCATCAACAAGAGTAGAGAAAAAACCATTTCGCAAACTTGGTTCTAATGACTACTCGACACTTGCCTATCTAATTTCACGCACAACCATACATCAGGTATTATTAAGTCTTTGTGAAAATTTTGATATGGTTGTCAAACCACATTTCAGTTTTTATCCCACACCATCCACCCATTCTCATTTAAAAAGACAATTTAGTGCAGATATTGGACTTTATCCACGTTGTAAACCACTGATTTATACCGGATTCCCTACCTTTATTCCGTTGAATGACGCGTCTGACTTTAATTCTACAATCCATTCTAATCACACAAGAGGACACATGGAGACTAGCTTGAACGCAATTCATTTTTACATCGATATTTTGAAAAAGAGATAAATCACTGATTCACTTTCGGAAGAAGTTATGGGAAGGTTAAGTGCTTGTAGCTTTACATATGAAATCGCCATTTGGCATCGTTCCGGCTACACTATAATTAAATCTCTTTAAAAACCCATTGAAGCGAGCGACACAAACTTCATCCGAAGAACAATGGGATCCTGAAGATCTGGAAATAAATTTCTCGACCAAAAGAATGGGTTTCTGAGAGGAAAGGATACCCTTTGCTCCTTGAATAGCTTGATCTTCCAGACCCTCAACATCAAGATGAATCAAGCCAATCGTCTTGCCACCCAGAAGACTGTCTAGAGTGTCAAATAATTGTCCACTTGGATCGCTTTGATAGGTCCATGCTCCTGTGTTTTCAAGGGATTGACTTGGATTGGGCACCGTCCGCATGGTTTTAGGCTTGTCCAACAAACCTGTGTGGAGTACAATGAGGTTTTCCATGGAATTAATTAGGGCCATCTTTTCCATAAAATCACACTTTGTAGAATCGGGCTCAATAGCATAGACAGTTAGATCTGATCGTCCGGCACTTGCTAAAGCTTGGGCAAGAGGAACAGCTAAATCTCCAATGTGGGCTCCAGCATCCACAATTCCCTTTCCTTTGGGCAGCTCAAGGGCCATTTTGAAAATTTGTCGTTTTTCTTTGATTTCGTAATCAATACTTGGAAAGTTTCTTTCCACATAAAGACTACGTTCCCACCGCAATAAGCTTTTCCCATCAATCGGATTGGTTACGATTATCAATTTTCCTTCTGTAGAACGACCAATGCCTTCTCCCCATACTGTCGTGGCTTTTGCCCCCAAGTATCCCTTACACTCATTTGCTGTTTCCATTTGGTCTGTAATTCCCAGAACCTCACAGGTGTTGCCGATGTGAGCTTCATAACGTCTTTCCTTGAAGTAGCGACCAAAGGCTCCCGGTCCCGTGCAATCAACGTTAGACCTGCATTTTGTGTGTGTCTTCATATAGGCTAAAAATCCAAGTGTAAAAGGGTCTCCACGTTTTCCTGCGAAGATCCCAGTCATTAACTGCTTGCCAATTTTGTGGTGTTCTTCAGGCTCAAAAACGTAATAGTTGACATGTCCTGCAAGGGAAGGATAGAGGTCAAAACGGAAATAAAAATCCAAATCAATGTAGAGACCCCCTTGAGTTCCAACAATAGCAAACCTGGCAAAGTCAGACTTTGAAATGGCGCTCTTAATGCCCCTGTAAAAGTTTACATACTGAGGCAATTCTTGTTGTATCAAATCAAAACAGTCTTTTCCACCCCACCGTTTTATCTTCCAACCCCAAGCCGAAAACTTTTCATCAATTGACTTCATGTGGGTGGTGTACTTGGTGGAAAAGGGTAAATTTTCAAATTGGGATGACGAGTCAATCCATATTTGATGCACAACTTTAGGTATTTCCTTTTGAAGGGACACAGTCGACTTTGCTATTTGAGAAGAGCATATCTTGTAAACCCTGTCGTGATTTTGCTTGTTTAATGCGTCCGGGTCTTGAATGGAAAACCCGTGGTCTGCTTTGCCGCATGTTTTAACTTGTTTTTGCTCAATACCGTAGAGGTCCAGAACTGTGTGAATCACGTAATCGTCCGAAGAAAAACAAGCCGAGTTTTTTGCTAAAATTTCCATTGTCTCTTTGACTTGAGGGGTCAGAACAGAGCAGGGAAAAATCATAACGGAACATGCTTCCAGCAGACGTGTCCCGCCAACTTTGGCCATGACTCCGCCAATTACATGTGTCATTCCTTCTTGGACATGTTCGAGTAACGAATGAAAGTATTCTGGCGAATAGGTCACGTCATCATCCAAAATAACTAGAAAATCTTCTGGAGACACGATGTCTATGCTAGGCAAGAGTTTTGTGATGGGACCCAAGTCATCACAGGGATTAATTCTCAAATTGAGACTTTTCAGTTCTTGGGTTAAAGGCGGATAGGCCATCGCTTTGCGCTTAAGATGGGAGGGAAGGTTCAGGACAAATGTTGCATCTGGGGTTGAGCGCATTAAAGGCAATAGTTTGTGAGCCAGAGTCTTCATCCTCCAAGGAACTGTTGTCAATGAAACAAAAAGTTTTCCTTTCCCCATTTTCTTGGCATGTCGGCGTAGCAAGGATTGGCCCAACACTACAAAATTTTCGTTCTTTGGATCCAAAAAAGTCAAAAATCCATTAAAGGAGTAGCGTCTTGTTTTTCCCAATGGTTTTGACAAGGCTTGTTTACGGAAAAGATAAACTCCTGCTTCAGATGTTCCTGACGTTACTGGAGAGTAGTTGTCAATACTGGTCAAAAGATTAGACCCATTCAAGTCCAGAACTTCCCAATCCTGAGGAGCTTCATCGGCAATCTTTTCAAGAGATTTGGGCCAAAAATCAACTGCCGAAACAATTACTTCCTGTCCAAATTTTAATGTGACATCTTTCATTCCTTCGGACTTGAGAGGCAAGTGGGTTCGCCATGAAGCAGGAAGATGGGGGGACTTTTCGACATAAATTCCCTTTAAATTTTGTAGGATTCTCTCTCTGGATCCTTCAATCGCCCTCAAATCTTTATATACTCGGTATTTTGAAGGTCCACAAGAACCATTTTTACAAGCTACTAGACAGATGACAATTATAGCTAAAACAACCAGAATTGCTAGAGCAATCAGTAAAATCCACAGTGTTCTCATTTATTATATCATGGGAAATGTCCAATGTGATTTCTATACTTAATACCCTCTTGACACCAAACTTCTCCCATTAGTTCTGACCACCTCAAAGGATAACCACCTTCATGGCGAAAACAACACCGCTCAAACGGTGGAGGGTTCGATTTTAATTTGCTAGCATGCTTGGTCAAGACTCGGTTTTGTTCATTATGCAAAGCTTCAAAAAGAGGATTTTTGGGACGAGCAATGAATTGTGATTGCATAATTAAATCCGAATAATAGCGAGACAGATTACATGGGTAATCGGGGGCGGTTATAACTCCTCCTTTAACTTCTCTATGACCAATGACCCACATGTTTGGATCCTGATTCAACAATTTAAAGTATGGTTTAATGGAATAGGTGTAGTGTGGTTTAATATCTGAATAGGCACCTCCATAATGATATAAAAAATAAATACGAAAGTAATCAGAACGATCGATTCCAGACAAATCCCATACAGATGGGTGAACTGGCCATTTCAACCACTTTTTGATATCACCGTCGTTGACAATGGTTATGGGTAAACCCAAAGAGCTTTTCATTAGATCCAGGGACTTCTGTCTTACTTCCGACATTTTTTCTTTCCCAAACCAAAAACACCATATTCTCATGGGGGAATCAATGGGATCGTACCTCCAGATGGGTTCTTTTAGGCAATATGCCAAGTTTCTCTCTCGCCGATATTTGAATCGCACAATCAAAAAGACAATCACTCCAATCACAGATAAGACTAATAAAAAGACTAATAAAAAACAGTTCATTTTATTCTCTTTGGGAAATTCCAGTCAACCACGATGACGACTGGATCTTTTCCCCAAGACCATCCACGAGAGAAATCCCGAGGGCATCGCATACAGGAGCCTCCGGGATGGCATCGGAGAATTGATCCCCGCCATTGCAAAACAGGTCGGGTTTGGGGTCGAGAGACTTGATGGTTTCCCTGACGGTGCGGTCTCTGTCGATGGAGAGGACCACCTCATCCACCTCCCGGATCGCCTTGAGGATTTCTACCCTCTCGGCCTCTGGCATGAAGGACTTGCCCTTTTTGAGAGTCGCCTGGTGATCCGAATTCACAATGGCGACAAGGTGGTCACCCAGGGCCTTGGCTTTTCGGATGTACTCCAAGTGACCCACGTGGAGAGGATCAAAATAACCCGAAATACAAACACGTTTCATTTTATTGGTTGGGGCGAAGATGGTTGGTCATCGAAAATGGTGGGCGATTGATAGGTTCTAAGGATCGCCTTTCACATCTAGGAGGAGCAAATACTGTGCCATTCACAAAATCCTGAATACCCCACCAAGGAAAATCAATCGACAGTACCACCTCGTTACCAAACAACTCTACGATTGTCTCCACCCTGACGGGCAGCTAGAGGTGTGTTCGCTCAAACTGATCCTTGGGAAAATGTCTTGCAGATCAAAAACAAGAACAAAATACATATACTTGTCTAGCTTTCGATTTTGTCAAGGATCAGTTTGAGTGAACACACCTCTAGTTGAGGATTGGGTCTTGTTGCGAGAAGTTTGTGGGGCATGCAGAGAGGGTGAAAGGGCTGACCAGTATGGAAAGTGTTGCCATATTTTTGACGGGGAAAGCCTGGTCTGCCACACACGTCATGCAGATTTTGGCAGGGATTGGTAAGAAATAAGTTTCATTTGGCAAGCAATAAAAATAAAGGACCCCATAAAATCTTTCCACCATGTTCCATAGAGGAGATGCGGCCAAGGAAGGAAGTCACAAGATTCACATTTCCAAGCAACAACGGACAACTCGAAAATGTGTCGTTACGATTGCCGAAATGGATGACGATTTGGACCTTTCGCGTATCGCCAAGGTGATTAGGAAAACATTTCATTGCAATGCTGCCGTTGTGAAAAAGAAGGATTGGGAGGATCTTGCCGAAGAAAACGAAGCCAAGAGGGAAGGTGGCGGCTTCATGTCACTTGGTGAAATGATTGCCTACCAAACCACCATCCACAAAAAGGGAGCGAAAAAACCAGACAAGCCGATTCTCTACTTGGCAGGTGGAGACGTGATTCAAGTCCAGGGTGACTACCGTGAAGAAATTGTCCAACTTTTCAAAGAAGCCCAGATTGTTTTGGACGGAAGTCGCCTGGTCGTACACGGATAAGAACGGACCCATTCACACCGCTTTCTTCCCTTCTTCCAAAGATATTCTAATGCAAAGCCCTAGAGACTTTGCCAAGAAGTCTGGCTACACACAGCACAAACCGTGTAGGAAAGGGAGGGAAGGAAGATTGTGAAACGAGCTACTGGCACAAAGATGCTACGATTTATGGGTATAGGGTTGGGGAAAGAAATGTTATTGACTACTTCAAGACCTACCTCCACACGCCCAATCGCGAGTTTACTCGGCATCCATCTCCACACGACATTGCTGCTTTGAGTTTTGATTACAACTGCATCATCATTCATAAGGAACGAAAACGCCTTTTGACGAGACCCTACCGGTTTTCGGCACATGTCCCAAGGTAATGGGGTTTATTATAGCCACCCCTTGGATCGGGCTATGCGTAGAAAATTCGCTCGGGCTTCTGCCTCTGAGTAGGGACTCTGGTTGGTCGGGTCAAGGCGAGGACCGCCGGCCGCGATGAGAGCTTGAAGATCCACGATGAGGTCGGCCATGGTCCGGGCGGCGGTCCACCCCGACGGGGTCAAAACCTCCGCACATATCGAGCCTCCTACCGTGACATGGCCTGTATGCATTGCGAAGCGGGGTGTAATGACCCGCACAAAGGGTGGAGAGGAGGGGTAGTCTTCGGGAAAGGTGATTTCGAGGTGGATTTGGGTGACGCCCCACCGTCGACAATCTCCTTCAAACTCAGGAAGGTCCATCGCGACATCCATGTAGACATGCCACTTGTAGAGGGAATCACCTACAAATTCCACCGTGACACCGTCTAAGGGTTCTTTGGCCAAGGTGCGAAAATCACGCTTGATACACATGGACCCAAAAGAGGTCCCCTTCCCAATAAACTTAGCTTCATAGGATGCAAGGCGGGATGCGGCTTCAGCCTTTTTAGCAAAGCTTCTTGAATCATGTTCTTTTAGGATGGCCGGTTCTTTCGAGGCCAAGGACGCTTCCTTTACATATGAGTACTCCTCTTCCGACTCGTAGACGTAGTCGTCGTCTGATGAAGCGTAGGACTCCATGAGTGATGCAAAATTTAAATGTTGCGATTGACGAATCGGAATAGAGAGGCAGTTTCAAATCTTTAGATTTAAATTGGCTGATGCCAATTGAAGCCAAAAAGAGATTTCATCTCTATGGTTGAATTCTCTCTCGGAGATTTTTTACCACAATACAAAACACCCCCTCTCTCTCCATGCCATCATGGACATCCTACCGATCCCTCGTGGATAAAATCCAGGGACGGAAACGCAGTTGGAAGGGAAAAATGGACCAAGTATTGGCCGTATTGTTCCCTCCACGCACCTATGCTTACATTCCAAAGTCGAGTGTCACCTACGTGTCGAAGCAGAGGTACCTCTTAAAGTTGACCGCCCCGTGGGGGATCCAGGTGCGCCTCATCAATGCCAATTATGACATCAAGCCTGACGAGATGGACAAGGTGGCGTCTCTGGTGTGTGCCCATCCGCCTGATAAGTATGGGGTGCCCCTCTACATGGTTGCCGCGTCGGCCCAAGAATGGTGTGAAGATATGCCTGAAGTGGGGTACGAAGATGAGGTGAAGGATAGTGGAAGCGAGGGGTCAAAGAGTGAGGTGGAGGATGGGTATGACGTTCTATTTGACGTCCTCAAATTGGTGGATGGGAACCACAAGGAGGTTCTTCAAGGGCTTTTTGAGAGGTATGGCCTGGCAGCCAACTTGATCCTCAATACCTTTGACACCCACGAAGAATTTTTCAAGTGGGAAAAGGATGTCATGAAGCGGAGTGAGGCGCCCAAAAAGGCAGAAGTTGTTGCCCTCGAGATGGTTTGGAGACGGTGGAAGGCTTTGACGGATGTCGAAAAACACCTGGCCGAGCTTCAGACCCATCTGGCAATGGAAGATGAGGATGAAGCCTTGTATGCCTTGAGGAATGTCCTTGAGATCAATCCAGCCTTGGCCGAGCCCGTCTTGAGCCTGGTACGCATGGATCCCTTTTGTCTCCACGACATGCTGCCTCGGTCCTTTCCCCTCACCAAGTGCCTTGCCATTGCTCGACGCATCGGGATGGAGAAACACCATCCTTACCACGTGATTCGTCTCATGGCCCAAGCCATTGCCGAAGAGGAGGCCGAGGGTCATTCTTTTGCGTCGTACGACGAGGCATCCATGTTTCATGGGGATGCCAAGGGGCTTTGCCGGGCCATGGCGCGACGCATCTTGTCAGGTGAATGGGAAGCCCCAGACGACTATGTAGGACCCATCACGATCCGCATGCCTACACGTCTCTCAAAAGCCCAAGCGGCTGCGGGTGAAAGTGTATCGACCGACGTGTCGTCATCGACGGTGCCCCGCACCATCGGTCGAGTCAGGGAAGGGTTTGTGGTGGATGACTCGGGTAGTGATGTGAGGGTCTACCGCAGGTGCACCTGGAAGGCCCAAGACTCCTACTTGAAGTTTTTGAAACATCAAATGTCTCTACCCCAAGACGATGTTCCGGAAGAAATTGTGGATGCCGCCATCCGTGATTTCCAAGAGAGGGAAGGGATCAAGTTGACCAAGGAGCAAGGGGATGCCGTTGTTGCCGCCGTGAGAAACCCCCTAACCCTCATCATTGGAGAGGCTGGCTCAGGAAAGACGACCGTCTTGAAAGCCATCTTGGACATCTTGGCCTCCCTGCGTCTCAAGTCGAGAGGGGTTGGAGACACGGGGAAGAATATTGTGTGTGTCGCTCCGACAGGCAAGGCTGCCCGTGTATTTAACGCCAAGACGGGCTTTCCTGCCTCGACCATTGATTCGTTGCTTGTGCGCCTGGCCCACGCCGAATCGGTTCATAACTTTTTGGGTATCAATGAGGGAGAAGACTTGTCGTGGCATCCCATCACCGTGGTGGATGAAATGTCCATGGTGACCCTTCGTCACACCAAGTGCTTCCCCAAGCTCCAGACCATGGCTCTAGCGGCCGGAAACCCCGGACTTGACCGGGTCGTCATGCTGGGTGACTTGTCTCAGCTTTCACCCATTGGAGCCGGAGACGTGTTCCATGACACGGTTCAAATCATCCAAGCCGCCCACGAAGGTGTAGCCAAGCCACCCAATGCCCAAGTGATTCGCTTGGTAGGATCTCAGCGGGTGGATGAAGCTTCGTCCCTCATCTATGACAATTCACGCTTGTTGAGGGCGGACCGCCAGAGGCGGGGGGTGGAGGATGTGGACACGGTCGAAGAATTTCCTATATTGGACGTGGCGAATTTTATTCAAGACAAGGGGACCTTTGAGATTGTCCCTACGACTCCGGACCGCATCGAGGGGAGGATCATGTCGGATGTACGCAAGGTGTGGCGGGAGGAGAGGGCGATTGGATGGGGACGTCGATGTCCTCAACCCCTCTACACGATGCAGATTTTGACGGACACCAATGCCAAGCGCCACGAAATTAACCGCAAGGTCCAAGCCCTTGTTCAGGCTGACAAGGCATGTGCGGCCGCTGTAGAACTTTCCAAGGGCGAATTTGCCTACCTCTATGACAAGGTCATGGTGTGTGACAATGCAAGTGAATTTGGGGTTGTGAATGGAGACATTGGGTGGGTCATGGCCATTCCTCGCCAAGATCAGGTGCGTCTTCTTTTGGAAGGTGGGTCCAAACAGGTCTTGGTCAAGACTTCCTTGGTCCGCCTCACCTTGGCCTATGCCATTACGGTCCACAAGTCGCAAGGGTCGGAATTTCCCTTCATCATGACGGTCTTTTACAAAAAGTTTCGCCACACGACACGTGCTCTTCTCTACACGGCCTTGTCTCGAGGACGGAAGAGGGTCAAGGTGATTTCGGCCCATGGCGCCTTTGACAATGCTCTCAACACACGAAATGTCGAACGCCAGTCGGACGCCTTTCGCAATTACTTTCTTTTAAAGGATCACAAAAAGGCTGAAGAGAGAATGGATGAAGATATGGAGCTTCACTTTGATTCGGACTCTTCCTCGTCGCCACCTGACGCCTCGTTACCAGAGGGTCCATCGTCACCCGATGTTTAGAATTTCATCAAAAATCTCGTTTTGGTTTGCTTCAAGCCAAGACCAACATTACTCAAAAATAAATTAAAGAAATAAATGTCAAGTGAATCCGGAAGTGGAGACCCGGCAACCCCTGGCTTCTTTAGTAGAGTGGGGTCAAGCATAAAAAGTGGACTTTTGCACAAACATGCTGGATCCTCAATGCCCAAACTTATGATGATTCCATTGGTTTGCTTTTTCATCTTTTCATTTTTCTGGGTAGTGTATTGGACGTTTCAAATTGGAGAGGGGAAGGTCAAGGGTTCCGCAACCTCTAGCAAGGAAGATCACGGACATTGTGCAGAAAGATGCGCACTTCCGTTTGAAAAGGTCATCGTAAAGGTTTTTGTACCGCCACTTGTATGTGCGGCAGTTGCTCTGATTCCAGTTTTATATGGATACTGGATGTGGGAAGATAAGGGGCAGGAACTCTTTCATGCCAACCAAGCGGCATCCACGTCTCACAAGAAATCCTTTATTATTGGAATTTTTGTAGCATTTATTCTTTGGATAGTGGTTTCCATCGCGTGGTATCTCCTGATGTCACTTGGCAACGTAAAAGCCTTTAAACAAAAGGAATACTCCAATCTCACAACCAAAACGGCATGCACCGGGGCCAAAAAAGCATGGTGTACCAATGTGGGACCCAATACCTTTTGGTTTTTCCTCTTCTCTCTCGTCGTGTTTTTTGTAGTCTTGGTCGTCTTTATGATAAAGTTTTTCTTTCCCAAATCAATTGCAGATGAATTGTGTGACCAAGTGAAATGGGCGGCTATGAAGCATGCGGACGCCATGGAAGAAGATGTTAACGCCAATCCTCCGCAGAATGTCTCAACCTTGATCTCCGGGCCTTCTGTCAAAGGGGAAAGTGCGGCAGAGGCTGAAACACGTATGGCTCTGGGAAAAGAGTTGGTTGAAGCCCGCAAGAAAGATTCCACACGGTGCGCCAAGGTATATGAAGAACTCAGGCGACGCATCAATGCATGGCATGTCCGTAGGCAGTTTAATCAATGGGTGATGCGCACGGGAGGCACAGTTGGGCTTATCGACCGTGTCTACCACGGTGATTATTCTGGCAAGGTGAGGCAAGGCGGAGGGAAGGTCTTCCAAGCCGACGGAATTGAAATGGTTGAGGGAAGAGATGCGAATGTATCGCCTAGCAAATCTTCTTCCTCATCCGCTTATCCTCAAGTGTGGTACCCGGCAGCTGGAGGGGGTGAAGCAAATGCGGTCGCCACTGACGCTCCTGGTCCAGCTCCAGGGCCGCAACAAGTCAGCCCTGGTGTGACCTCAGTCTTTACGCGATTGATAGATCAATCAAAAGCGCAAAAAAAATTTAAGTTAGAATGATTTAGTGGTGAGGGCACATAAATGTGATTTGACAGCTTCGCTGTCAGACACCTTTGGTGTCTTATCACCTCACCAATTCACCGCAGGTGAGTGAGAGGCGTAAGCCGACCACTAAGGGGTCTTGCCTTACAATACAAGACCATTTTACTCAAGTTAAAATTTTTCAAGTACATATTCAATTGGCCAGACCTCTAAATAAACAATGTGTACAAGTGATTTTTTATTTAAAATGAAGATGTCTCTCTTCCCCACGGTGATGAGGGAGGCGGTGGAGGAGCATAGCTAGACGAAGCATCCATTGAAAATTGGCGGTAGGTCGGGGGAGGGACGGCGGAGTAGGAGGGAGGTGGTGGTTGATGTTGGGCGGCCAATTCGGCTTGGACATGCCTCTCCATGGCTTGGGCTTGGACTTCCTTGGCGTGTTTGCCTTCTGCAATTTGTTCCTTGAGCTTCTTGGTGGAGGAAGAAGCTGCGGTTGCCAAAGCGGCGATTATGACAATGATGAGAATAAAAAATAAAATGGACAATAGGATATACAACCACCGACGATTCTCTTTCAAGGCACTGATTTTCCACCCGTCATGGGCCCACCCCTTGTAGGCCAGGTAGAGACACTTGAACATGGTGCCGAGGTAGGACCCGAGGGTCTTGAAGAATTCGCCAGCGCCTGCCGAGACATTGATGGTCGCCGTTCCACATACCGCATCGGGTTCGTCACCGTCACCGTTTGGAGAGGTGTTGGGAGAGGTGTTGCCCAAGACGGAGAAGCCGTGCTCGTCACAAAGATCATTGAGGGAAAGGGTTGTTGTGGGATCCGCCTGGCTTGACCCGCTTCTTAAAGAGAGGGGATGCATGGTTGACCCTGGACCATACCACCCCTCACTCGAGGTCTCCGAGTTGGATCCATGGACTTTTTTTTTAAACCTTCACGTGCCGCTGCTTCGGCAGCGACTTGGCTCCGGTAGATGGCCAACGGGTCAGCAAGAGTCGTTGAAATTGTGGGGCCAGGAGGGGCAGCGGCAGAGTAGGGGGTAGGCGTCGTACCGGACGCTCCGTAGGTCATTGAGTTTTGGACGGCACCGGCAGGGTAGGCCGCATCCACCCGGTAACCTCCATAAAGGTTCTCCGTCTCAACCGGCTGGTGGTAGCCTTGGGCAAGTTCGGCCGGGCTACGTGCCCAAGTCCCAAAGGTGCCCTGCTTGGCTCCCGACTGCATGGTTGCCATGGTGGCGGCGTTCAGGGGAACGGGCGGACCTGGGTGAGTGATGATGCCCTTGGATGTGACGTGGCGTTGGGAAGGTGCCGACATGGCAGCGGCAAGATTCTCGTGGTGACTCGTCATTCCCTTGGACTTTTTCTTTGGTCTCGGAGCATTTCCGGGTTCGGGGAAACCGTAGATGGAGGCAGGAGGAGCCATGGAGGTACCGTAGCGAGCCCCCATCTCGGCAAGACCCTGGCGCACTTCACGTGTTTGGTCTTGGACCGTCCCAAAGGCACGTCCCGTCGTCTCATCGCGTTTGGCTTCCTTGACATTCATGTAGGGTTGGCGAAAGGTTCCATCCAGTTCGGCTCCGATACCCGCCTTGGGTTCGACGAGGACAGGTGGAGGACGAGACAAGGCACCCATCATCCGCGAGGTTTGGGGCAAGATGCCTACCGACTGGCGTTCCGCTTCTTCCATGACGGGGAGAGACGAGGTACGGACGGTATACATGCCTGACGGCTGAACCTTGGCGCGGAGGAGGGCAGATTGGGGCCCTGGCTTGTATTGTTCGGTGCCCATCAGGAGGCCGCGCTCGGAGATGGGAACACCCAAACGAAGAGCCGCTTCGAAAGGATAGTCTGGATCGCCATAAATAGGGACACCCGTATGTTCAAAGTCCAAGAGGGACCCATGGTCGGATTGAAAGGGTGACGACTGCATGACTTTATTATGGATGAAGAGATTTGGAATCAAGGGGTTTGACGTCATCTTGAAAAATTACTTGACCAAACATCATTTTAATCTCCTCGCCCCACTTCAAAAATGGCCACCAAGGACACTGTCGTTTCCGCCGGGAAAACCCAGAGCTTTATGAAGGGGTGATTTGATTTCGTAAATCGCATTCTTTATTGTCACAACCCAGACGTGCATAAAATTCAGCTTCAACTTCTCTAAAGAGTGCACCCCTGGGTGGCATCAGGGCTTCTTCTACCAAGGTGGCCAAGAGTCGTTTCTTTCTTGCCCGAGTTAACCAGTAGATGGTCAGAGAATAAAAGTAAATGTCCCGATATCACAGTAGACTTGAAATGGGGTTTTGAAGGCCATGTGTTTATTGAAGACTTCCTACTCGGTAAAATGTTTTCGACAGACGGCTTCATAGGCTGCCGCTCCTCCTACCAAGACCTTCGCATCAGATCCCACCACTCGCCGACTGAAATGTGCCGTGGTTCCGTCCCCACACCGTTTACAAAGAGCCGCAAGTTTGATAACTTGGTCGGCATGTGGAATGAGGCGGAGGATGTCCCCAAAGGGTTCCCTTTTGAAATCCCCGTCTAGACCCGCACATACAACTTCCTTGGCTAGGCCGTCCACCCACGAGACAATGGCTTCAAAGGCGTCATTGAAAAATTGTGCCTCTTCCACCAAGACGACATCATAGGGCGCCACGTCTATGCCTGCCAGAGCCTCTGCCACTACCACATTCTCAAACCATTTTGAGCCGTCATGGGTGGCGATGCCTGGCTTGCCGTAACGGTCGTCAATTTTATGAACGATGCACACTACACGTTTGCCAATCGTCTTGTAACGTGCTGCCAGGCGGATAAGCTCTGTGGATTTACCGGAAAACATGGGGCCGATGACAAGGGTTAGGTGGCCTGTCTTTTCACTCATATGATTTATCTAGTGGGTCTGCCAAAAACAGTTTTGTTCCAGAACCTAAAGTATTATTTTTTTATAATTTAGAGGTGAGGGCACATAAATTTGATTTGCTGTCAAATCAAATTCATTTGACCAGGCCTCTAACCATAGAATGCCAGACCCTTGGGTTTTGGATGGGACGGGTCAAGGGCGGCATTGAATGCCGCGACGGCGTCCTTCACTTCGCTTGCCGGAATTTGACAATCCGCAGTAGAGTAGTAGGAAGACGGTTGATTGGTGTCTGCAGAGCCAATCATGGGGACAGTGGCAGGTGTTGCGCTAACGGGGGAGGATGAATTCCATGCGTTCCAGCGCTGGGCAAGGAGGCTCCCATAGCTACTTCCTAGCGACGGGGCGGCCATAGCTTCCAAGTCTAGCAAGTCCCATTCCGAATGAAAGCTAGAGTCTGTCCCTAGAGGCCCGGAAGCCTTGAAGGGAGTCTGATCACAAGTATTGCTATAATTCTTTTGAGTGCATGTGCATCCGGGACAAAGGTGGGAGAAGAGAGGAGAGCCGCATGGATATGCTCCGGCAGCCGAGGGCGAATGGTCGGCGGGAAGAGGTTCATAGGTTTCTACAAGACTTATGTCGGCGCCTGGCTGGGCCAGATTACCCCCAAGAGAAATTGCAGTATAGCCTGCAGCATGAATTGCATCGGGCATATTGGCCGTGTTTGGCGATACGGCACACGCACTGTTTGTGTACTTGTCTTCGTGAGACACGAGGATGCCCGTAACCTTCTTGTCAACTCCCGAGGCTTTCAGATTTTGGTTAAGTTTGGAAACGACGGATTCAACCGAATCCTTGGTGGGACACATCAGCAGGCCTCCTGGTTGAACTGCGTTGCCCTTGTATGATGTAGCCATGCGAGCCCATACATTTGTCACCTTGGCATTTGCATCGATAAAATTCTTGACATTTGTCCCAAAATCTTCATCCAAACCAGCTCCCGGCGTTCCGGCATAAGGGGCAACTGACCATTCGGCGTTGGGGTGGGCCTTGACCAAGTCGGGGAGGTAGCTGACCGTCGCTGAAGCTGTAAGGTTATGGCCAGAACCTGGGACCCAATAAAACTGTTGAGCCGCCATGGTTATTTTTATTTCTTAGCCCTGAAAGATTTTGTACATTTCAAAGCGTGCCTCAAACTTGAAAAAGGATGGATTGACATCAACTCATCAGTCTAGAATGGACATGATTAGATTTCTTGATCTCCAGACACTCATGTTTAAAACCACAAGGCCTCCCCGTCAAAAAACATGCCAAGAAGAGGACCAAATTCTTCCTTGATCATATCCAGAGTGGCAATCACCTTGTCCGTCTTGGAATAAAGATCACACTGGTTAAAGGCCTGAAGGTTTTCAAGAAGGACATCATCGCCTGGACCCATCAAGTCCTTGTAGGCGCCCTTGTCAAAGAAGGGGTAGCACGAGTGGAGGCGGATGACGTCAATGGCTTCTTGGGGTAGGGAGTGGTGGGCCCGATTGACTGGAGCTTCCAAGATATCTGCCATGTAGACGTCGTGGTTAAAGGCATAGGTCAGGTTCAGCATGCCTTGGCCCTTGGAGTAGATGCCCTGGGGGCGTGAAAGGCCTGGATCTGCCATGTCTGGATTGAGACTATTGAATTCGGGGTAGACGAGGCAGGGCGGGAGGGCGCATCCCGTCACCCAGGTGTCACCCACGACGGCCCATTGGGTTTCAACCGTCGTCCCTTCTTCGTCCTTGCCCCTCAGGTAGATGACCTTGCCCAAGTCATGGAGAAGGGCGGCAATGACCATCCAAGGCGGAAAGCCATGATCACGTGCATAGGCAGCGGCTTGGTAGAGGTGATGGATGTTGGGGAGGGAGAGGTCTGGATCAGACAGATCTTTGAAATCGTCAAGTTTTTCCATGGCCTCCCAAAGGGTCATCTTTATGGCCGGTTTTCGATAGGCTTCCCGCATGCGTGTTGCAAATGCATGGGTTTGATAGGTCCGCATCAAGCGGTAATGATTCTTGACATGATCATTGGCATCTTCATAGGATCGTTTTTGCGAGACATCATGACTTGTAGAGCTCGACATTTATTTTAGGCAGAGGGTAAACATCAAGGGAGAATTCATTTTTATGGCCCAACACAATATGAAATGTCGGACGAGACCTAAAGATAGACGTAGTCGATCATTAATGATTGGGCAAAGCCCAATCTTTAGGGTCCTCACCTTTCGTACACTTATGGCGTAGCCTGTAAGGTTGGCCGGAGGCCATACCACCACAATTTTATAATTTTGGATCAAAGATCGAAAATCCGATTTTGCTTTGATACAATTGGCCTTTAGGCCAATCAACCAGAGCATTTTATGCTTGCAAAATTATCGTGGTGGACCATAGGCTAAAGTTTATTTTCCCAAGTACTTTTGATACAATGTCCAAAGAGCCAAGGTTTCTGCTTGAAGAGCCTTGAGCCTCTCTTCTCTTGGGGAAGGTTGGGTCACTGATTTTCGATGGGTGATGCCCGATGCATGTGCCCAAATGGCGGCTTTCAAGTCTCCAGGATCAATGTCCAAGACGCCTGACGGTCCATCAAGGCTACGCGGGTAAACGTGGAAATCGGCCGATACATCTAGAATGTCAGCCTTGGAGAGGGGGCGACCCTCGAGGTAGGCGCGATCATAAACAAAGGGAGGCACCTCAACTTCGTGGTAGGCAGCCGCAAAACCTGCCAACATTTTGCGGTCACCTTCCATCCCGCCATAGGCTGCTCGGATCCAAAGGGCTTGAACCCCAAGGGGAGATGCTTTGAGATACTTGAAGGGGGGAAAGATGACTTCGGGCTTGTGAATTTCCTCCATCTGGGAATGACTAAAGGCAAAGTAGACGGTGGAAAGAATAAAGGCCACGTCAAGGCGTGTCAAGAGGTAGTCATGAGAGGTGACAGCAACCATGAGCCATATCAATGCAGGGAACTCTGTCGTCACGAGGGCATCTTCTACAAGGATGATGGGCCATCGGCGGAGAAAAGATCCCGGGTCCGAGGTCAACCACCGTTGGGCGGTGAGGAGCCCCTTGGTCCTCTCCATGCGACGGATGCACTTTTGAAGATTTGACTTGAGAAGATTTGTAGAGGCAAAACGTGGAGGAGATGTCAGTGGCCAAACTTCTTTAGAGTCCTCTGGAAAGTCGGTGCGGTGGTCAAAGATGCCAAGACGGATGGTAGGTCGCGTGCCTCGAAGACGGACGGTACACGGAAATTGGTCATCCGGTTCGATGGGTTTGGAAACCAAGCGGACTTGGTAACCGTCTTGGAGAGCCCAACGGAGAAGCATGCCTCTCTGGTGCGTTTTACAAGTGATTTCTTTTCATTTAAAAGTCATCAAAGTGTGGAACACGGGAAAGTAGGTGGCTTGGCGATTTGGCGCAAGGTGATGTTGCACTGCTGTTTGTAGATGGGCTCTTCCAAAATCTTGGAAAGCAAAAGGTGAAGGCTTGTGAGGGCTGCCAGGACGACTTGGAGTGGATGTTTGGTCCGCCCGTCGACTGCGTCACCCGAGCGTGACGAGAACTTGGCATAGATCTCGTTGTGGACGTGCTGCATAGAGGGTGATTTTTGTTTGTGAGGGTTGAGAAGGGAGTCTCAAATTTATCGTGAGGGAATTTTCTCTTTATCAGAGGCACAAAAGATCACTCAAGAAGAAGGTCAGAGGCGGCGGCTGCCTTGAAAAAGTGGCGCGCCTTGTGACGGCAGGAACACCGGCAAAAGGTGCCGCCATCCTCGGAGGGGTGTGAAGGTGAAGGAGGCAGAGATGAAGAAGGTAGGCCAAAAGGTCGGTCGATGGCGTGGCGTGCACAGCAGGTGCAGCTGCCGAAAGCCATGGCCATGGCCTCAATGACGTCGGAGGGCTGAGTTTCAAAGAGGTGGGGAAAGATGTGGTAGCCCCGAAAGTCGGTGCCAAGGGTCTTCATCAAGGCTTGCTCTTCCTTTTCGAAAAAGGCTTGCGCTTGGTCGGGGGTCATGGAGGTGGAGGGGGTGGGAGTGGCCATGCGGGCTGAACAAATGGAATGTAGAGGTGGTGATAGATGGGTGTGGAGGAAGACCCAGAAACTTGAGCGAAAGGACCAGAAACTTGAGCGAAAGGACAAGATACTTTCCAAAGATTTAAGAATCCTCTGTCAGGTTTTTGGGTTCCCAAAACTCAAACCACTTTCATTTATCCCTGTAAACATGTCATTGGCTCAAGGCGGAGATTGGCCAGATTACCCCCCTCCTCGCAGAGACCCGAGAGAAGATCGCCGGCTGTCCATGTCGGAGGATGACACAAGTCCAGAATCTGGCCAAGTCGCTTCTCAAGATTCATCTCCCAAGTCTCCTCCTTTTAGGGGCGCAACGCCTCCTCCATCTACTTCGTTAGACCATACTTCGTTACCTCATGATCCGAGACTTGGCGGTTTTGACCCGGCAACGCCTCCCTACCCGCCAACCTCTCCAGAATACGCCCCCTCCTCTCCCCCCTTTAACCCCGCGTCTCCAATTTACAACCCGACATCACCTCCTTATGCCCCTGCCTCGCCACCTTACAATCCCACGTCGCCACCCTATAACCCCTCATCCCCCACCTATGGGCCCCCAGACCCGTACGGCCAAGGGGAGGTCTATAACCCCGAACATCCTGGAATGGGTGACTACCACCAAGCTCATCAGAACCCCTATGCTCCCCCGCCTTCCTATGGGTCCAATTCGGCCTATGGATCAAATTCCGCTTATGGGTCAGGGTCGGCCTATGGCTCAGTCTCAGCCCCTTCCTATGACTCTTACGGGCCTCCAAGAGTACCTTGTGAAGAAGCTATGAAGCCTCCTCCTGCCGAACGTGACTGGGGAGGTTGGTTTCCGTCTTGTCGGTGGAGGCCCTCTCCTCCTCCACGCTATGAGACGATTCGGCGTCGAGGTCCACGCCGGCGTCGCTAAATAGGATCGCCTACGGGGGTTGAGGTCAAATGAATTTTTGACACCAACGGATTCGAAGTGGACCTGTGGATTACCAGTTCGTCCGACCCTAAAATTTTAAATGAAACTTTATCAAAATTGTGAGGAGTTTTGAATAAATCTTTTATTATTTACAAGTGGCTCTTAGCGAGCAGCCTTAGGAGAGCGGACCTAAGCGAGAGGCTTGTAGCGCAACGGAGTGTAGGGGTCAGGGCCACATCCTGGACAGTAAAATTGGTTGGGCGGAATGCCAGCCGAAGGGTTGCCGTGGAGGGTGCACTGGGATCGAGAGTTGACGGTCAATTGAAAGGGGGCGGTCCGGCCAAGGTTGAAGCGGAACAAGGCTTCGCGCGGCAATTCAATATCGTCTTGGAGGGCACGGGTGAGAACCCAGTTTGCGACGGCATAGTTCTTGGGAATGTCTTTTGCATGGTGGGTAATGGGGGCGTCACCAACGACACCAGCAGGGTTGACACTGGTCGAAGCTCCAAGAAAGTTTGTTGAGCCAAAGGTGTAGACGGACATTTTTAATCCAAGGAGATATAATTGTCTAGTGAGAACGAGGTGGGGAAAGGAAACAATAAAAAATATTCAATGCGTCACTTTAGCACGGCGGGACCAATCCTCCCCAAATTAGTCTGGGAAAATAAAATGTGTGACTCTGTCTCTGTGGGTCTCGAGACCACCACAAGTCCCAATGGTTGCCAACCTTCGGCGTCCCAACCATGCACGGGAGGAAAACTGGCCCACCTCGAAACCAAAGCCGTGTCGTCCACCCCAATGATTATGATTTATGTCGTGTTTGGTGTGATTCTATTCGGATTGATTTTATTCATGTCTCTCAACGCAACGACTATCAAGAAGGCCAAGGCCAAGAACGTCATGAATCTTCCAGCAAAGACAAATCTTGGTCTTTCGTTCAAATGATGATATCAGGCATAACTGATTTGGTTGACCTAACGGAAATTCGCCACGTAGAGGCTCAGAATGTCATGGACGGCCGTTAGGTCCGCTACGACACGGATCTGGCCACGTGCTAGAGCGGCAAGACCATGGACGTTGGAGATGATGCGGTGGTAGCCTTCACGGCCGCCGTGGCCACCCTCTGTCCAATGGCGGTGGGTACCACCCGCCGGGTCCACAAAAATGACTGGCTTGCCAAGGGCCAAGGCAAGCCCAAGTTGAATGCGCGAGGCAGAGTAGTCGTAGGCTGGATCTTCACAAAGAAAAATAAAATAGGCCGACTTTTCAATCCATTCATAAATGTGGTCGCTTTGTTCCGCAATTGGCAGGCGGTTGTGACTTTCAGACGTCCAATCATAAGGGGTAAAGCCCCCCTTGGTCAAGCATTCAAAAAATGCAGAAAACCCGCCACCAAGACCAGTGGTCCAACGGCCCGTTGCGTAGACTGGCACGGCCGTCGGACAATGGGTCGCTTGGGTAGCTTGGCTTGGTTCGGGTGTCGATGAAGGATGGTCCATGGGGAGAAATTAGAAGTGTTTGAAATTGAACCATCTATTCTTCTAGATTTGACTAAAATAGCCTTAATGTTGAATTTGTTATTGAAAATTTTCGAAATGAGTTTTAAATATTTTCATATAATGATTGGATTGAAGTAGATTAAAAGGTTTTTGTAATTCAAAAAATTCTCTGTAAAAAGGATTATCCATTGATACAAGCAATGCCACTTTTTTTACCATTTTATTTTTAATGTCATCGTCTGTGCCTTTGTCGTTACCGTCGATTGGAATTCTTGGAGGAGGCCAATTGGCTCGTATGATGGTGGAAGATGGGAAACGGATGGGGTTTTTAACCATGGGTGTATTGGACCCTACCCCTGATTGTCCTGCCGCCCAAGTCGGAGCAGAGCAATCAGTCGGATCCTTTCGCTCTCCAAAAGACGTTGTCGAGTTTGGTCTTCGATTTGACCTTGTGACGTGTGACTTGGAAGATGTTTCGGTGGAGGGGATGGAGGTTCTCGAAAGGGAAGGGATCAAGGTCCACCCTTCACCGGCCATCCTCAAGGTTATCCAAGACAAACAATTTCAAAAAAATCATTTTGAACGAGCCGGCCTTCCGGTCATTCCCTCCTTGGACCTTAACCCTCCCTTGATTTGGCCTCTCCAAAAAGGCCCCTTTGTTTTTAAACGTCGCCGAGGAGGATATGACGGCAAGGGAGTGTCCTTGGGTGTCCCCTTTAGTGACTCGAAAAATGTCATGGTTGAACCCTACCTTGAGATTGAAAAGGAATTGGCAGTCATGGTGGCTGCCTCGGCAGATGGTCCTCGAGCCTACCCCGTTGTAGAAACTATTCAAGAGGATGGAATTTGCAAGCGGGTGGAAGCCCCGGCAAAGATTTCACCTCACCTTGCCGAAGCAGCAACCCGTCTCGCCTTGGACGTCCTTGCATCATTTAATCGCCTCGACCTGCCGTCACCGCCCCGAGGGATTTTCGGTGTTGAAATGTTTCTCTTGAAAGATGGACGTTTGATCTTGAACGAAGTGGCACCCCGTCCCCACAATTCGGGCCATTACACCCTCGACGCGTGTGTCACATCGCAGTTTGAACAACACTTGCGTTCCATTTCGGGGCTTCCCCTCGGCGATCCTTCTCTCCGGGTGGCCTCCGCTACCATGACCAACCTACTAGGAACGCCCTTGGACCCCTCTCACCTAGGCGAAAACACCAAGCTTCATTGGTATGGGAAGGGCGAGGTGAGGGAGGGACGCAAGATGGGCCACCTCTGCGAAGTGAGAGAAAAGACACCCAAGGTGGCCGTCATTATGGGGTCTTCTTCTGACTTGCCTGTCATGAATGGTGCCCTTGAGGTTTTTAGGGAGCACGGTCTGGACTACTTTTGTCAAATTGTCTCGGCCCACCGTGACCCGGAAGGAATGGTTTGGTTTGCCAAAGAAGCATCAGTCAATGGGTTCCAAGTTATTATTGCCGGGGCTGGAGGAGCGGCCCACCTTCCGGGAATGGTAGCCTCCTTGACCCACCTTCCCGTCATTGGAGTGCCCATTCCTACCACCCACTTGGGCGGCCAAGATTCTCTCTATTCAATAGTCCAGATGCCGGATGGTGTACCCGTCGCGACGGTAGGCATTGGCAAAGCAAAAAATGCAGCCATCTTGGCCATGCGTATTCTTGGGCTCTGGAGTGACGAGATGGCCAAGGCGTCACATGCGATTCTCAAGGCAAATTTGGCCAAGGTCAAAAGTCAAAGAGCTTCCTTACCTCAATAAAAGCAAAACTATCCATGTCTGTCCCAGTCCCCTTTGGTCACATCCCCTATGCAATTTCTTTGCCATCATGTATGGGCATCTTGTGGGATTTTCTTAATTAATGGTGGTATTAGGTAGGATGGGCCTACGATGCCAAGGGAGAGGCTTACACCGTTGTGCAAGGTGTAAAGGTCTTGGATGATTTTGACTTGAATATTTACGACCCATCCTCCCCCTCTACATCACCCCACTGGACTTCTCCAGCTTCGGGACACACCTATTGCTTCAAGTGGATCCTTGAAATTGGGGGCACTCCTTATACTGTGACTGCCATTAATCCTGGATGACGACCGTCTCGGATGCCAAGGGCAACCGTGTTGGCCACTTGTTTATGGAACAGATGGGATACAACTAAGGTGGAATAGATTTGATTCAATTGACCATTGGTCAATCCACCAGAGCATGTTATGCTTGACGTTATACCTCCAAACTGGGAAGGGGCGATGGACGGTGCGGCTTACGGAGGCCATAGGGACCTTGTCCGTTTCTTCAAAGCTAAAATGTAATCTCTTTTATTAGGGCTGAGGACAAATGAATTGATACTCGAAAATAAAGTAATTCTGTTAAAATCACGGCAGTTTATTACAAATTTGGCCAAAGACCATAGGGATGAGTGCTAACGGATACGAACGGTCAGTTCATCTGACCGGAGCCCTATCTCAGATTTCCATCCGTATTCTACACCCAGGCTCTAATAGAGTGGAGGCACCTTGTCTTGGATGACCTCCGTCCCGGCTTCAATGGCCCCCATGAATCTCCCAGCAGGTTTGAAATTCACAACGGCTTCGTTCAACAGGCGGTCTACGGCATTCCCCATGGCCAGTTTTTCAAACTCGTCAAAGAGGCGAAAGGCCCTCAAGGTATTTGCATCAAAAAGTGAGCGCACCACTGAAAAGACAGTCGTGTATGGATTTCCCGAGCCTTGGCGTCGAGAGGCTCGAAACTTTGCCCTGTACATATAGACCTCAACCATCCATCCACGAGGTGTGTAGGGCAACGCCTGAGAACCACACCGACGCGTGATGCGTGCCACGGCCTGACGTAGGGTTGCCGTCGACTGTGGGGGCTCCATAAAATGAAAGTACTTGACGTCAAATAAATCCGTTCCCTCTTTGTACGTGTCATCAATCAGGATGAAACGCACATGGTCCCCATAAGCATTCTTCTTGTCGTTAAATGCCGCAATAGTTGCCCGTGACCGTGACTCGGTTTTTTCTTCACCATAGAGGGTCGACGAGGAAAGGACGGCAAAGGATCTCTTCATGGGTTTTGTCAAGGAAGTCAAGGGAGGAGGACCAGTGAGGTCCGGCTTGACGAAGCGAATCTTTCGGCCCGAACCGCCAGGCTTACCCATGGCATAGCCCTTGGCCATAAACATGGCAGCCGCCAGTTTCGATCCAAAGGACCTCCCTTCACCCGATCCAGAGGTGTCACAGTAGATGCAATGTTTGTAAAAGGTGCCATCCTTGGCAAAGTCGCGTTTGTCAAGACGCTGGATGGTCTTGAACAGAGAAAAGTACTTGGGGGCGTACATAAACATATTGTCTCGCAATAATTTCCATGTAAAGAAGGGCTGACCACCGCGCGTCGTGTCGACAACAAAGGAATAGGCAGTGGAGCAATTGAGCTTGGAAAGGGCAGCCTTGGGATTTTTCACTGTGGAAGGAGGAGGATCAAGGGTTGGAGGCCGAGGCGGCTCCTCAAAGGAACCACGCTTCTCCTTGGGCATTTTCATGTAGGCCAACCATGCCTTGTCAACTCTGGCACGATAGGCCTCCTTGGCAGCTTCACGCTTGGCATAGGCTTCGGCCGACTCCCCAGTCAAGGCCCGTTCAATTTGCTCCGTTGTGCACATCTTTCCACGCACACCCGCCACGGTTGCAACTCGGCGGTAGCAGGCAATTAGGGGGTCATTGGGGTTGCCTTCAAAGTCGGGCCCAGGCTTTGGACGTTTCTTGTGCTTGGCTTTGCATTCATACAGGGCATCCATAGTCACTTGAGAAATGGAAATGTCAATCACAGAACCCCACTTCTTGAGTGCAAAGTAGCGTGGATCCTTGTCGCCTGAAAAATAGGAAATGAGACCATTCGATGCCTTGGTAAACATTTCAGGTATGCCTTGGCGAAGGTCTCCCGAGGCTGTCGCATAGCGCCCCAGGAGGGACGTTTTGGAGGAAAGATCAATGGGGAAGCGCCGTGTGGGGTCCTTGATCAAGAGGTTGAGAAGACGCAAGAGGTCTGTTGGGGAAGACGGCATTGGGGTCGCGGTGAGAGGCACCACAAGACATGATTCATCCCCAGACACTGCAAAAGAATTCCAAACGGCGGCCTCAATGACTGAAAGACCAGTCATGGGACGAGCACCTGCCCAAAAGCGAGGAGCAAACTTGGTTTCGTGAAGGGTTTGGAAATCGGCGTCTTTGAAATCAGTCATGTTGAAAAGGTTGTGGGCTTCGTCAATCACAATGAGGGTTTTGTGCAAGGGATCACGAATCTCATTCTTGGAGGCACGACCGCCAGAAGTGTCATGGGCGAGGCGTGCCGCAAATTCAGAAGGCGTTGCAGACCGGGCACACGCCCTTACAAAATCCCCGTAGGTAATGATGTTTTGTTGAGGAAGTTTCTTGACATAGCGTCGTCGAAAAGACTTTAGGGTCTCTTGGTCACTCCCCTTCATAAAGGCAGTGTAAGCCTCACGAAGCTTCTTCATTTTTTCGCGTCCCACGCGCGTCCCAAACATTTCAGTGGTCGAATCCAAGACCTTGGAGCGCAACTCTGGGAGACACAAGTCGTAAAAGAGGGCGCGCAAGACGGCCGTTTTTTGGGTACGTCGAGTCACCCAAATCACACGCCATTTGAGGTCTGCAAAATGGAATAAAAACTTTGACATGATGGTGGCTGCGGCGCAAGTCTTACCGGTCCCTGCCGCATGGTAGAGGAAGAGTCCGCCAAAGGGGTAGGGAGCTCCAGGAGTGGAAGGACGAATGTAGGACCTGACAAAGTTTTGTTGTTTGGCAAAGGGGGGAGGTGAGCGCCCCTTGCATTCCGACTTTACGACGGGGCGTTTGTAGCGGTAGGCACCAAAATAGCGATTTACGGCTTGTTGAAAAGGGACACCCGCAACATGGGGGTAACGAAAGACGGATTTGGTTTTAGGTTTTTCCTTGGAAGGGCCACCTGGTAGGCCATTCTTCATTTATTAAAGGAGGGATCAAAATTGAGGAAGCTTACCAGACATGATCAAAACATAGATCTGATGGCTCAAACCTCAAAACGATCTGAGGCGAGTGAAAAATGTCCCAGCCCAAGGAGGAGATTTGTATCATCTGTCGCCTCACCAAGAAAGAGTCTGGTGGCCATACCTTGGGTCACACATCTTGCTGCCAAGCATGTTTCGAGCAGGATCTAGCACGTATGCGCCATAGTGGCAACATTAGAGGTGAGGGCAAATAAATTTGCCCTCACCACTAGAGGTGTGTTCGCTCAAACTGATCCTTGGGAAAATGTCTTGCAGATCAAAAACAAGAACAAAATACATATACTTGTCTAGCTTTCGATTTTGTCAAGGATCAGTTTGAGTGAACACACCTCTAGTGGCCTGGCTTTAAAAGGTCTACGAATACAGGTAAAATTACCAAGTTAGAAAAGTTATAAGTGTAAATTCATTTGACCAGGCTTCTAATCTCTATTCGTAATTTATTCAGTTTCTTTGAAAAAGGATTGGTGCTATCAAAATTTTATCGAGCTTGTTGATAACGCCTCGCCAAAGAATAAATCATCAAGCCGATTCCGGCCATCCCAGCCACCTTGATGACCATATCAGGAATCTTGGAGAGGGCACTTGTCGCCTTTGCGGCACGAATCTGGTCTCGAAGAGATGAAGAGGCCAGCCACTTTACGGGCTCCATGGCAGGTACATACCATCCCTTTTCTGACGAATAGTAGACACGTGCCATGAGGGTGACCGCTGTTGCCTTGGCCAAGGAAACCGTCTTGGTAAATCGGCCGCCCTCGGGACGAACCATCGAGTCTGCAGAGACGGATTCCTCGCGTGTGGAAGTCATCAAGGCCTCCGGGTAGTCTTTGGCCAATTCGGATACAGGGCGGTTGAGGCGAAGGACGGTTGGTCCGTGGTTGCCATTGGGTCCCTCGGTGACAATGGCCAAGGGGTCGTCCTGAACAACAGAAGAGGCTACCGGAATCTGGGTCCAATCGGCTTCATTTGACGAACCAATACCCAAACAGGATTTCAGAAAACGACTCCACTGAAAAACTTCCTTGTAGGTTGTCGACTTGATGTAGAGGGTATCGGGAAGGACACCCATGATAATTGCCGTTGACCCTTGATAGGCGGTATGGGACAAGGATCCGGCGTCAAGAGCTCTGGATGTTTTTCCCAATTCAGCTTCTGCTTGGCAAATCATTCGGTTTCTAAGGTAGGACACAAGCGCTCCACCACCCAAGGCGATACCGCCCCACAAGTAGCGGTCTGACATCTTTTTATGGGGTCGGTGGTGGTGATGGTGGTGGCTAGGTGGCTTGGTATGGGGTTTTGGATGAGGTTGCGGGTGGGGCGGCAGAAGGAGGCCACAGAGACCTTGTTGAGTTTTTCATTTCCAAGGGCGCTTCAGACTGGGACTGGGGGTTGCGCGGTGCGGCGAGAGGAGGCCACAAGGATCTTGTCGACTTTTTCATTTCCAAGGGCGCTTCGTCCTGGGACTGGGGAATGTACGGTGCGGCTCAAGGAGGCCACAAGCACCTTGTTGACTTTTTCATTTCCAAGGGCGCTTCAGACTGGGACTGGGGGTTGCGCGGTGCGGCGAGAGGAGGCCACAAGGATCTTGTCGACTTTTTTATTTCCAAGGGCGCTTCAGGTATGGGGGATCACATGGTGTGGTAATATTTATTGGTAACGCCAATCCTTTTTCGCAAAATTAACTTTCAATTCTCTCGACACACAAACAATGCTATGGTCAGCCGCATTTCAACCAGAATCCTTGGAGGCATGCACCATCCATCGCCGCGCCACCGACTTGATGGGGGCCATGGCTTCAGCAGGGAATAAAATGGCTCACTTGCTCGTCTATGGGGGAATGGGTGGCGGCAAGTCGACACGGGTGCGTGGTCTGCTTCACGCCCTCTACGGGCCCAAGGCATGGAAACGGCGTCACCCATCGACCAAGACCTTTGACATCGGCAAGTCAAAGGCACACACCATGACCGTCTACCAATCTCCTTTTCATGTAGAGTTGGATGCCGTCAAGTTGGGAGCCAAAGACCGGGTTGTCGTTCAACATTTCATCAAGACCATGGCAGAAGAAGTGGCTACTACCGAGGCGCCTCTTGTCGAAGAAGATAAGGCATCCACCACTCGCCGGCCTTTTGTAATTGTCGTGATCGAACAAGCCAACAAATTGTCAATGGATGCTCAGCAAGGTCTGCGCCGTACCATGGAGGTCTACGAAGCTCATTGCAAAATTGTATTGACGGCATCGACAACGGATGGCATCATCCCCGCCATCTTATCACGCGTGGCACCTATCCGTGTACCCCTTGCATCAGACGAGGCTACAATGCAAGTTTTAAATGAGGCTGCAACAGCCTATGGCGAACCTGACCTCGAGATTCACAAGAGCACCTTTATCAAGATTGTCCATGCATCTCAGGGAAATCTCAAAAAGGCTCTTCTTGCAGCCCAAGCCGCCGTCATGTTGGAACGTACAAAGATTCAATCTCTGTCAAAACTAGTCAAGTCGACCGTCTTGGACATGGTTGTTCGTCTTCCTTCACCAGCTACGGTGATTGGTATGCGTCCCACCTTGGCTGAGCATCTTGGATCTGTCTTGTTTCCTTCCGAGTTGTTGGGTGCCTTGATGGATGTTGGCTCCCTTCTTTTAGAAAGAAGAAAACGCGCCGACATGATACCTACATGGATTGCGGCAATTTGTGAGGCCGAACAGGCTATCCACCGTTCAGCCTCTCCCCTTGCCGCTACAGAGTATGTCTTGTTAGTATTTGCTGGATTCTTTGCCAAATAAATTTTACTCTTTTTACAAAATCATCAAGCATAAAATGCTATAGTTGATTGGCCTGACGGCCAATTGTATCAAGGTGCAAATCCTCCGGTTTGATTTCGCAGAGCGAAATTTAACCAAGCATAAAATGCTATGGTTGATTGGTCTAAAGCCCATAAGTAAGAGATTCAAAAATAAAATTTTGGTGAATAGAGCAAGTTTGGATAAAAAAAATCACACTTTTGCCGAGCATCGACGTCTTGTGGAGCTGGACCCGTCACTCAAAACGCGGTCGGGCCTGCTCTTCTCGACTTTTCCCTCTCTCCATGGATACAGGGCATTTGGGCGTCACCCAATGGCGAGGAGTCCTTCTTTATGACGGACCGCTTCCGGGTCAAGCGCACCATGACGACCTCGGCAGAGCTCATGATGCATTATGACATCCCCATCACGGCCATCGTCCCCCGTTCGGTCGTTGACACCATCTTTTCGCTCAAGCGTCTGGGTTGAGAATCTCGGGCTTGAGCGATTGTAGAACAAATCAAAAAATTTCATCCTTTATTTTTAAAATACACATGTCGAATCGTCGGGGCAAGAATGTCAAGATGATTGGTGGAAAGCCCAAAATTATTCCATGGGAAGATGCCCTAGAGGCTTTAGAAAAAAAGGCTAAGAAGCCTTCACCCAAGGAGTTTAATGGAAGAAAGGGAAAGGACAAGCGTTACGGCAAAGACACACGTCTTTTGCCCACACGGACGTCTCCCGCCATTACCGAGACCGAGCCTCCCCTCCCCAAACGCAAGACTTGGTGTAACGAATTGGTGGTCTTTGACAGGAAAGAAATCATTAAAAAATACGGATCCATGGCGAATAAAAGCCACCCCTGGCGCACCATTATCAACTACGCCAAGCGTCTTGTCGATTCGGCATGCCAGGGTAAGGTCAATGCGTCCTATTCAGTTGATGCAATGAAAAAATCGGACATTGTCATTGCAGCCATGGATAAGAATGTCTTGTGTGGATTTTGCATTGTCAATTTTGGAAATGCACGCATCTCCGTTTCAGTCCTTTGCTCGAGCGTCTCACGGGCAGATGTCGGGAAGAAACTCATGGACAAGGCAGAAGACATTGGACGCAAAGCAAAAAAACGCTACTTGGTCCTATGTGCTCTTGAAGACGCCGTTGGATTTTACTTGAAACAAGGTCTCCTCTTTGTCCCTTATGGCCACCCACTGGGCAACCGTTACCACTATGAAAAATATGACCATAAATACCTCAAGGACCTCTTCGAATTCGTCCTTCCCGAGTCTATGCTTTCCAAATTCCCGAGAAAGCCAGTTTGTTTTGACGGGGATGATCAGTGTTTCTTCATGGCGAAGAAGATGAAATAAAAACGTTATTGATTTATTTACCAAGTCTTCCTAGAGAAGATATCTAAACACCGCCCGCATGGCGATGGGTTTGCTCCCGCGCAAGAGAATCATGGGCAACACGATCAGTGCGAAACAGATCAGCAATGTCAGGAACCAAAGGATCGTCCGGGTTTGGATCCGCCAAGAGGGAGCAGATAGAAAGAAGAACCTTTGTAATGGTCAGAGCCGGAGACCACTTGTCCTTCAAAATGTCAAGGCAGATGCCGCCCGTCCCACTAATGTTACAGTGGTAGACCTTGGTTACAAACTTTACCTTGGGCGGCGAAAAGGGGTAGTCTACAGGGAATTGGATGTCGAGGCAAAATACACCTCCCTCATAGGGTGTTGCATCTGGACCAATAATGGTGGCTTGCCAACGAAAGAGATCCGATTCATCTACAGGGCCAGTGGTGCAATTGAGCACCGGCTCCTTGTTAATCTCTTGAAGCTCCTTGGATATCCGCTTGAGAGCCATTTATGACGACGGGACAATTGGAGATGTGTTCCCAAACGAAAACTTTTATGGCCCAACACGAAATGAATTGTCGGTGTTTCAAAAAGTAAATTTCTTATCATTCCTTGTAAAATTGTGTTAGGCCATACATTTTTCCAGAATTTCAGGGGTTAAATATTATTGGGAGAAAACGAGGCCGACAAGGGGGTCCCATTGGACAAAGTTACCAGGTAATCCAGTGACATCCGAGCTAGAAGGGTCTGACCGCTTCGAACCAGGCGTCCTAGCCATCGACGGTCCGCTCCCCCGAGGCCAATCCTATTCCCAATATCCTCGAGATGCCCCTCGGAAAGATCTTGTGACCCTTCAAGGCTTTAAGGAGCTTGGTTCGTGTAGAAGGAAAAAAGAGGGGACAAAGGCTCAAAAAGGTTTCCATCTCTTGGTTTTCTAAAATGACTTGGTTTTCTAAAATGACTGGAATCCGGGATAAGATTTATTCAAAGAACATAATGCCATAAACATAGACAAGCGAAAAGTTGAGGTAGAGGGTCTCATTGCACAACCCCGCAGCATCATTGATTCGCTCTTGGGGAAAGCGGAGACCAAGAGTTGGCAGTGCTTTAATCACCTCGTCCACCACATTAAACTCTTCAAGTATTTTATTCAAGGCTTCTTGGCGAGGACGATCCAAAAATGCCACTCCCTTTGGTCCTTCACCCCCGTCTTTGTACTCTTCTTCATCGTCGGAATCCTTCTCGAGAACAACATAGGGCAAACCATTGTCAATGCCGCAATCCTTATTGAAGGAATGGTAGGTGGTATAGGGAGGTCGAAAGTAAAAACTGTCTGCTTCGTAGGCCGAAGAACATGCAGATGCCATTGAAGACTCGCCATCCAAATCCGGCCCACATCGAAGACCATACCAAATACTCTGCTGATCCTCAGAGTACGTAATAGAATTCCCATCTTCCTCATCTTCCTCATATCCCATCTCAAATTCCTCAAATTGGAATCCCGAAAGATCCAGTTGCTCCCCGACATTCAACTCATCGGCAGTGTGACAGTAACGTGAAGGAAAATAGTAGGAGAGCAGCTGGCGACACTCTCCAAACTCGGCACACATCAACTTAAAGTGACTTCCGTCCAAGTCCATTAGATTAGGCACCTCTTCCTTTACAGTGTCCGTGTTGCCCTCCACAAACCCCATAGCAAAGGTGAGGGCATTGAGACCATCTTCCCTGATGCGCCGATTGAGAACCGTGAGGGCATCTTCGGAATCAGCAAAAACCAACTTGAGATGTTTGGTTGATAGTGAAGAAGCTTTCGCAGATGGCTTTAAGGTCAAACACGTCTTTTGGGGAATCTTCTCTGCCTGCATAACTTCTGAAATTTCCAAAAGCAAGTCAGACTGGTTGAATCCAAAAAACTTGACAAGCTCTGCCCGATCCATATAGTCATCCATCTTGATGTGGGAGCCGGTCAGGATGTCTACAATAATTTTCATGTCCTCATAGGTTGCTACAGTGCAAGAGTAGTCCAAGATGTCACTTTGATCCTCTATTTTACCAAAGGATGCCCATCCAGCGAAAAAGCAGTGGGGAAACATCTTGACTTTTGCCCAAGAAATTGCGTAAAAGGAAGGAGAGTCTGGGAAGGAAATCACCAAGGTTTTTCCTTTGTCCTTTCCGTTTTGTTTGGGCATTCCCCAAAGATTCAAGGTCATAATGTCTTTGGTGCCACTGAGAAGAGGTAGCCCCTCATGGGTAATGTCTTTGCGGAAAAGAACCAGGTAGTCTTGGGTGACGGATGCCTTGGAAGTCAAGGAGCAAAAGGGGTTGAGGGTGAACCGCGTCTCGCCGCCTTCACAGGTCGCCCCCAAGCACATAATAAGGGTAAACTCTTGGACGTGGTTGGACGTCAAGGAAAGGTAGTCGGTGTGGGCTTCAAAAAAGTCGTCCTTGGCATAATGAATGTGGGTTACGTCATTGTGGCGAAGGGAGTATGTGAAAGACGGGTCCCTGTCTGAAAGAAGTTTTACCAAGGCGTCGCAGTCCTTGAAGAGGTCAAAGTCGGAAAATAGGCGAAAGGAAGAAGATCGTCTCTCGAGGTTATAAATTTTTGACTTGTCGTGGGTGTCGTAGAGGAGAGAGGGGTAAGATGGTGCCTGGTCGGCAAAGATGCGATCCCGAATCTTTGCTTGAAGACTTGGATCCAATGGCTCAAATTCCTTGATGCAATGTGCCATAGAGGTTGAAAAGTAAAGTGCAAAATTATCATATATGGCCCAACACAATATGAAATGTCGTCTTTTCAAAAGGTACATGAATAAAATTCCCTGTCATTCCTTATAAAATTTGTGTTGGGCCCTAGGTCTCGTCCGACATTTCAGTAGTGGTCAAAGACCACTGGTAATCTTTACATTATGTCCTCATGGAGAAAACCCTTGACACCTTGGTCTGGGAGGGTGTGGCGGTCTCAATTTCCAAGATTGTTTCGGGTGGTGCGACGGGCGCTGATGCTCTTGCCGAATCCTATGCAAAGCTTCGTGATATTCCCATCCAAGTCTTCCCCGCCGATTGGGACACTCATGGCAGAGCCGCTGGACCCATCCGTAATCGGCAAATTGTCAAGGCCTCTGATTTGATCGTCGCCTTTTGGGATGGCAAGTCACCGGGGACACGGTCAACCAAGGGTTTGACAGAAAAGGCCGGTAAACCTTTTCTCCATGTGAAAATTTAGACGGAAAGAATAAAAACGCCAACATGCCAAGCTTGTGCAAATCCATCCACTTGAAGGTCAAGGGTGGTGATTTCCCCAAGATTGAGACGGTGGACGAAGCCCTTCCGAGGCACCGCCTCCCAAAACCGACGGCGGCCTTGAGAAAAGCTTCATCTTCGTGTGAGGTCCGTGTCAGCCTAAAGGTGCCACCTTCAAAGAATGGCCAAAGGGTCCTCTACTGGGCGGCTTTGCCTCCCAAGGACGGCAAGGTCAAGGGGATGAAGGCAGCTTATGGTGACTACTCAAACATGGGATTGGCCGAGGTGGTCAAGGGAAAACTTTGCTTTTGCCTGGAGCAACCGACCGTCTACCATGAAGGAGGGCGAGCTTTTGCACCCCACTTGCATTTTACCTTTCAAGCATCGGATCATAAATGGTCATCTAAAATTTATTCTCTCTACGTCCCACGCCAGGCTTGTGGGGTAAATGGTCTCCTCCCCTATTCCAAAGAGGATGAAAAATCCTACCGGGCTTTTACGCCCCTCTACCTGCAAGGAAGTCCCAAAACCCAACGTAGGCTCCTGGAGAGGCTCTTGGCCAAGGGAGTTTACAATGTCTTCCTGACAACTCGTTAACACAGACGTCACGTGGTTTGCATCCCCCAATAAATAAATGGACCCCCTCGCCATAGGCCATGACCTTCTTCTACCCCACGACGGTCTACGGGAATCCGACAGGGAAGCTCAAGAGCGTCTTGCAAAACTTGGGCAAAGTCTTTTCAGGGACCGCCTTGATCCTTATGAAGTCAGCCACACCATTGAGGGTCTAGCTCGACGCCAAACATGGGACAATCATATCCTTTATTCGTGCTTGCGCGACATAAATGCCAAGTTGGACCGGATTCTTTTGGTTCATGGAAAATTGCCATGAGTTTACATGGAGCGGCGAATGGCGGCCGTGTCGACCGTCAAGCCCACGACGGTGGCAAGAAGAATCAAGGCAAAGGAAATGATTTGAGTGAGGTTGGTCAACTTCATAAACTTGTAGCCAATGGTTGACACCTTGAAGGTATTTTCCTTGGAATCGGTCGCACTCTTTTTCGACCCAAAGACGCCAGAGGTCAAAAAGCCGAGGCCTGGTGCCCCAATGATCTGGAAAGCGGCGACGAGGACGCGCGTTTGAATCTTTTTTTGAATAAACCATTGGGTGATAAGGTCTGTGCGAGATTTTCTCAAGACAATTGTTTGTTCGGTTGATAACGAGGCTTCTTCTTCTTTTTGGCCCTTACCCTTTAAAACCCAGATGGATTCCTCATGTGTCGCCTATGCCCCAACGGCCTCGACCATGGCCCATCCGCCCAATGACGGGATGGGATGCTACATTAATGCCGTCCTCATTGCAGCATTTGGACCGAATCAACCGTGGCTGACCGCCGCCCTCACAACCCCTCGGGTAAATGACTCCGCAGGAGTGACGGCTTTACGTCAGGCTGTCGCCGCCTATGGCCAAGATTTGCGTTATCGCACCCATGGTGGCAAGGTTGCACGCCCAGAAACCATTCGTCATGTCTTGCGTGAATGGCCCAAGCTTGCACCGGGGTTGGCCCAAGAGGCGGCAGGCTTCACGTCGTCGTCTGCAGGAGAATTCCTCTCACTGCTCCTCGACAAGCTTGTGCCACCCCAAGAACAACTTTTGGAAACAACTCAGGAACGCCTTGAATGGAACGATGCCCATGCCGCCGTTGTGTTTGATCGCTACTTTCGGTGGCTGACACGAAGTGAAGATGTAAAGGGTCCAAGCGAGACGATTCCTGTCGCCGCCCCATCTTGGTCCCATGCAGTGTTTGAAGATTTATCCCGGCGCCCGGCGTCTTTTTCCTCCTCAAAACCACAGACCTCCGCCTACCTTGCCGCCGGAACCAACGATTTTCCTGTCGGCACCCAAGTCTCTATGGCAAACCTAGCAAAATTTTCTCTCTTGGCTACTCTTGACCGTCCTTCTCTCGACTTTTACCTCGACCACAAGGTCTACCGGGTGGGAGGTCAACCCCTCCTCGGATCTACTGCCTCGTCCACCGTGTCACTAGACAAACTTCTTGAAGTTGCAAAGGATCTTGTGCCATCCTTTCAGACAGAGGTCATGTCTCAAAAGATGATTCATTTCATCCGGGACTTGGTTCAGTCCGGTGACAAGCGCCTAGACCAAGTGGCCCATTGGCTGACGGCTTCTCTTGGCCTTGGGACACCTCTGATGGGCCAACGGATTCACCGAGAAAAAGATGGTCAGGACAAGGTTGTCCTCCTACTTGGAATTCTTATCGAGGCTTTTTATTTAGTAGGCAAACCACATGTTGCCGATGAAATCTACCGGGTGGGGCGTGAAATCCTTGGGGATCAGGGGTCTTGGGCCCTGGTGCATGGAGCCAAAAGGTGTCTCGACGAGGCGGGGAGGGGAAAGGTCTATGTTGCCCCTGGCGAATTGACAGGTGCTACGGGAGGTGTACCCCGCTGGATTTTCACGACCCGGACAAAAATGGTCCTCAAGCCCTCTCCCTCTTTTGATGTGGCGACGACTGGCTTGGTGATCAATGTGACGCCATCTCCCGGTAGACAATTTGCCATGCTTGATGCCATGGACGGGTCATCCATGACCCTGACGCTTGACGGTCCCGACGGACGTCCAGTCACCCTTCGTCTTGTCGGTGTTGTTGAGTATTTCGGGACACGGCGCTTGACTCCGTCCGACACGAGCCATGCCTATGGTTACCATATGCCCCACCAAGCCGCAGGTCATTATAGATCTTGGTTTTATTCCGCACCGACGCCCCATGACCGGCGATTCCAATGGTTTGTCTATGACGATTTGAAACCAGCCAAGGGACCAATCCCACTTGCCCAAGCCCACCTTGGCCAGGTGATCCACTCGTGGTCCACCAATGGAGTCGCCTTTTTCTACGTCGGCGCCGACACACCTGAAGTGGCCTACAAAGACACAGAGGTTGCGGCCTGTCGCCTAGGGTCGTCAAGCCACCGCGAGGACGCGCCACCTAAAGAAGACGTTTCGCGTCGGATCCTAGCTTTTCTTGGCGCCTCCCCTGGAGCTCTGCACACCATCAAGCTGGCCACGACAAAGACACATGCTACACCGCGCCTGGGGGAAGCCTTTGGGATCCTTTTCCCAGTCTTGCACGAAAGTTTTTCTGCGGGAGACTACCCGGAATGGGACCTTGATGCCCCTAGCATTGGGGCCTTGGCGTCTTCCTCTAGGTGGCAAGAGGTTCAGAAGCATGCCATGATAAACGTTTCGACCCTGTGGGGCTTGACGTGGACACCGTCTGAAGAGGAACTAGTGATAAAAGACGCGGCACGTTTTGAGAGGGTGTTTGTGCATGACAAGACCACCTACCATTTGGTGGGACGTATCCTCACCTCCTTGGGCGAGATGGACCGCCTTACGGGTGGAGAGGATGCCTTCCGTTCAGCCTTGGCTGTCTTGGTAGGAAAGGATCTACTGGCCAATCCCTCAAGTTTGGTGCGCCGGGATGCTGAATTTCTACGCAGACTTTTGTAAATAGGGCTCCGTCCAAATGAACTGGCCGTTTGTTTCCGTTAGCACTCGTCCCTGCAGTCTTTGGTCAAAATTATAACAGAATCGATAAATTTATTCAAGTAACAGGTTACCAACTCTCAATTCATTTGTCCTCAGCCCTATTTAATTTTACAAGTCATCCCTTTCCTCTTCCAATGCTTCAATCTGAGCTTTGAGCTTTTGAATTTCACCCATCAAGACTTCAAGATAGATTTGATTCGATCTAGTTTCTACCGATACATCTTGAACTTCGTATGTATTAAAGTCTTGGTAGTCGTTGAATATACTTGTATAGTTTTTGTAAAGCTTTCCTGATTTTTTTGTCCTACGATGCATGGAAGACACCAACAAATTTTGGGGATTACGAATAGAATAGGAAGAAATTCCCATTGGGGTAAAAGATGCCATCTTTATTTATTAGGGCGGGTTCAGATCGCTTCGACTCGTGACAACTCATAATCTTATAGACGGCTACACCGTATGAGACATTGTCTCGAACCGCTAGGTAGATCGTTTCCGTTAGCACTCATCCATAAGTGTTTTGGTAAAAATTACAATTTAATAGCGTTGCGGAATTTCATTTGTCCTCAACCCTACAATAGTTTCTGGACGTTTTCGAGGGAAAGATGAATGGGCTGGGGGAGGGAAAGGGTTGATGCCTGAGTCACAGTACTAGACTGAACACTGCTCAGTTTGCAAAAGGGAGTCGTCGCGACAACAATCCCATTGGCAACAGGAAGAGGGTTTGGCTGTCCATCGGTATCTTCTAGACTAAAAGATCCAGAAGATCCACCTTCCACCTTTTCTAAAAGAATTGTGGTAAGGGTTGCACCAGAGGAAGAATGGATGGCAATACCATAGGCCGGTCCGTTTGTAGAAGACACAGAAGTCACAAGGATATTCTTGAAAGAAATAGAAGAACATCCGGAAATTCGAATTCCATGAGAAACAGTTCCCCAATAACCAACCATTCCTGTTTGTCCCTCATGGCCACCGTCCTTTTCATTCAAATATACACCTCGACCGAAAGCCCCCTCTGTAACTATATCTTTTATAGTAAGGTTGGTGAGAGAAACATCTGTTGCCCCCTCAATACGAAGGCCCAGCACTCCTTTAATGACATGGTGCATCGAGTCACCGTTGTATCTTACTTTGAAGGTTGTTCCATTTGTTAATGACGCCTCAGTTGCGGTTTCGTCGAGTGTAAGGGAAATAGAAGGGTCTTTAGACCACTCAAGAAGATTGGGATCAATTGAAAGAGTTCCAAAATGAGCAGCGGAGCTGGGATTAGCCTCCTTCAATTCTGCCAAAGCAAACTGAAGAGCGGATAGAAGTGTTGCGACATAGTGACCATCCTCGTCCATCAACCCATTAAGAACCTGAATCACTGAACCGACAGTATCGACCTGATTTCCTGTTCCATCCGCTTTTGACAAGGAAGGAATCTCGAGAGAAGAATTGATGATATTTGAAATAATAGTATCCTTGATCCAAATCGACCCAGTTTGATGAGCCGGTGATGTCTGAAATGGACCAACAGCAACTCCCTCTGGATGGAACACCATTCCATAACCAGGTCCATCGAGAAGACCAGAAGTGTTCTTCAAGAATGCCAAGTCAGAGTTGGACCCTTCAACATTCAAGACACCATCATCGTGTACGATGATTGAATCAAACACTCTCTTGACAGCCTCCAGTGCATCATCCAGAGGAGATGTCACAATAGTCGAGTATGAATCCAAGGAAGACAGGTGAGGAGCAAAGAGCGTTGCAAAACGTAGAGCTGACCAAGATCCTACTACAGGAATATCTGTTCTTCTTCCTCTATCTTCACATCTTTCGACCAGGACACCCTTTCCACCATTAATAGAAATAGATGAAACTTCTTGATTTTTGAATACGATGTCTGAAAGCCAAATGTCTTTACAGGAGTTCCCATGAATACCGTGATGAGAAGAGAGACCAATACAGCCATTCTTGATCCATGTCATTGTAGCAGAGGAAAGTGAGGCCCCAAAATCAGCGGGTCCCTGTGACGCACGGAAAGGCTGATCTGCTAGTTCAATGCAAGAGAAAAAACGTTGCATGAGGGCATGTTCCTTGTGTTGGGATAGAATATGTCCACCCAAATCAAGAATTACCCTAGTTGTCTCAATTGCAATCGCTGCAAAAAAGCCGAGGCGATACCCATTGGCGGCATCGCCGCTCAAATAGTCGTCCTCATTTGTTTGGCCTTGATATGGCATCCAGTCGATAGTTCTGTCCAGCTTCAATGTTCCGTCTTCATTGTGGGTAGGACGATTGGGATTGAAAGATACATTCTCAGTCAGGAGGAGAAGACATGGCTTTTTAACCCTTAAGGTCCCATTTGCAAAGTCAGATTGTGTCAATGTGACAATTTTTTTCTGGTGAGTATCTTGATCTGCATAAAATGTTTGCCATGTTACCTGCCCATTTTCTCTATACTCTTGCTCAGTTACACGCAAAGTAGCTTGAAGAAGTTCCATTTATTATATCAAACAATTCGAAGTCATTGCCATTCAACAGTATTTGATGTATGATCTCCACACTTATACAATAATTGGAGCCGGTTCCCTTTATTGTCCGCCACGATATGAATTGGTTGATTGGCCTAAAGGCAAATTGAATCAAAAGGTACATGATAAAATTGCTTGACATTTCTTAATTTTGTGGTGGTACAGCCTTCGGCTAACCTTACAGGCTTTGCCCAATCATTAATGATCGACGTAGGGTCCACGACCTGTATGACATTTCAGTAGTGGTCAAAGACGACTGGTAATCTTTACATGATCAATGTCGGGTCGAGCCATAGCATTCAATATGTTTGCCTTTATTTCTGATAGCGTCAATTCCTTTAATCTTAAGCTTCGATGAAACATTAATGTAAAAGGCCGCATGAAAGGAAATATCAATCACAAGCAGCGGGTTCAGGCTTGTCTCCAAGACGTCGTCTCTCGACCTCGCGATGGCAAAAACGGGCACGGGCAAAATCGGGCTGGAAGGCTTCGACTTCTTCAGACGTCTTGAAGCGTGGTTTGAGTTTGGCATCGTAGGCGTCTTCAATGCACCCATATTTACGCACAATCTCCAAGGCTCTATGCGGCCCAATCCCGGGAACCTTGCCCGAGAAATCACAGCCACACAATATGGCAAAGTCAATAAATTGTTCCATAGAAACACCCAAGCCTTCCAATACATCATCCAAATGAATAATTGCCATTTTTGCAGGGTTCATAAAATCAATCACAAGGTTAGGAGAGCCAAAAGCCAGGGTGTCATAATCCGCCGACACGGCAAAGTTTACCTTTCCGCCAGCCGCCAAGAGGGCAATGTGACGTTCCGCGTCGTCGGGCGCGGTAATGACACGGCCAGGAGGCGAACCACGCTCCAGGATAAGACGTGCTTCCTTGAAGAGTTCGCGGGTAGGCTTGGCAATTTGGATGGTCGACGAGGCGTGACGGGTCTTGGCCTTGACAATCTCAAAATCAAGAGCCACTTCTTCAATGGCTGCCAGGGCAGCTTCGTCTTCAGACTCCACTTGAAGCCTGGTACGTTTTGCAGCCTTGCGCGACCGCACGACAATGTCCTTGTCCACCATGATCAATTCTGGTTTGTAACCCTTTTCTTCACACTTGGCCTCAAGATCCTTGATGTGTGCTTCCAATTCTTCGTGCTTCTCCACGCGCCGTTCCTGCTCTTTTTTGCGTTTGACGTGGGCCGTGTTTTTGAGACCCTTGGTGTCACCGTCAAATACAAAATATGCATCAATGGATTGAGCATTTAAACGTTTTACAAAGGAATCGACGTCACGCAACACGGCATCATAGTTACCTGCATTCCGGTAAAACATTTGGTAGACCTTGTGCTCCATGTCAATGGCAAGTTTGGCGCCCTTAAAGTAGGACAGTTTGTCCACGGATCGAAAGACCCCGGGGGCCTTCTTACGCAAAAATACACCAAATCCTTGAATACCCATGGTTTTCTAGAGGGGAAATAGATGGTGTGATGAAAATCAAACATTTTGAGAGTTATTTTTATTGATGATAGGCTGGCGGCCCGTTGGGATGGTGTTTTTTGCCAGAAGTAAAAATAATTGGCAAAAAGATGATGCAAGGCAAGACAATCAGAGCCGGCGCCAGGATCCAGTAGGTCAGTGGCTTTCCCTTTAGGCCCACACACTCGACACAACATGAGCCCACGCCAAAGGTACTGTTGTCATCACAATCAATCCGACCCTTCTTGCACCCCGTCGCATAGCGAACATTGGACCGACACTTGTTCTGGCATGCCTGGACCATGTCATTGCCGAGACTCTTCAAGTCTTCACACGTCGTGCCCGTGACAGTCGAAGCACCGTGGCCACACTTGCACTTTGGTTTTTGGGTGCCCTTGATCACAACATAGATGAGGGCGGCCGCGACAATGACACATAAAATTTCGACAATGATAAATCCAATAGTGACACCACGCATTTATCTTGTGCTTTTTATTTTATCGTTTCAATCTTCATTCCATGAAGAGCCTTGGTCAACTTGCGGTTGATGTGGGATGAGGTTGGGGGAAGAGCCACCAAACCTTCTCTTGGGCCCACGTAGATACATGTGGAACACCTCACTTCCGGGTGACCCAAGTCACAGATGGGACACACCAGACGGTTGCATGAGGAACAAGGGTGGAGGGGAAAGAGGCGGCGGGGTCCATCCCCGCATTGAAAACATCTTGAAGGAGGTTCGCCGCCTGGGGGTTCCATGCCCGGTATGTTTTAAATGAGAAGAAGCGAAAGATTTTTACAAAGAAACCCGTAACAGGGCTGAGGACAAATGAATTGAGAGTTGGTAAACTGTTACTCGAATAAATTATAATTTTAACCAAAGACTGTAGAGCAACGGTCAGTTCATCTGGCCAGAGCCCTAGAGGTGAGGGCACATAAATGTGGTACAGGACTCCCTGCTCCGGCTTCGTCTTCCTGGCGGGAGCATACTTGGAGGCGGGAGAGATGAAGGACTTCGCGCGACTCCCGCCGCTCGAGGATGTGGATTCCCTTGTCGAGCGCGTCTCTGCCGCCACAGGAGGCGCCAAGACGCGTGGAGACCTGCGCCTCGTCACCCTGCACGCGGACTGCGAGTGCTGCACGTGAAACAAATGTATTTGTGTGCTCACTCACATGCTCGCCAAGAGAATCTCTGCCTGCGCCGTCGCCTTCTGAAGGAAGGCAAAGGCGTCGCAAAAGTTCTGGTAGATGACACGCACCCCTTCCGGCTTTTGCTCGGCCCAGTAGTAGACGTCTTCGCGAATGATATGCCTCCGCCTGAAGTCCATGACCTCCTCTTTCGTCGACGCCACCGTAATGTCGCCCAGGACAGAGCGCACCCGGTCAATGTCAGGGGGCAGAATCATCTCCTCGATGCGCATGGAGCAGTTGAGGATAATGCAGAGGCCAAACACCTGCAGAGCGCGACGGCCACCGCGGAGGAGGAGGTGGCCTTCCTTGCTGTCCCGCTGGACGCAAACACGAATCGAGTTCCCCCCGTCCGAGTCGTTCAGTCGGTCTTGCCAGTGGAAGCAGTTCCTATGCCCAACCGCCGACCGTGCGGCGGGCACGTCAAAGGACAGGGAGTAGTCGCGCCCCGCCAGCGTCGTGAAGACCCGCACGACGTTGACTTCCGCAGACTGAAAGCCTCGCAGGACAAAATCGGCCTCGGGCGCGGCCTCGGGCGCGGCCTCGGGAGCGGGAGCGGGAACGGGAGCGGGAGCGGGAGCGGGAGCGGGAGCGGGAGCGGGAGCGGCCTCGGGAGCGGGAGCGGCCTCGGGAGCGGGAGCGGCCTCGGGAGCGGGAGCGGCCTCGGGAGCGGGAGCAAGCGCAGCCTCGGGAGCGGGAGCGGGAGCGGCCTCGGGAGCGGGAGCAAGCGCGGCCTCGGTGGCGGCCTCGGGAACGGGAGCGGGAGCGGAGGAGCAGACGCCCATGACTGGAGAGGAAGAGGTGGTGTGACGCAGAGGTCTGCCGGTAGAGACGACCCTAAGCACCCTAAGGAGAGGAACGTTCCTTCTTAGTCGATCAAACGTAAGTTCTCATTGAGTAACACCATCACTCGCTCGCCAGGGCAATAGATGCGTCCCTCACAATGACGGCAAAGGCGTCCAAAGCCTCCCGAAAGTGCTTGTGGTAGAACGCCACGCCCTCGGTCGACCCCTCGGCCCACTTGAAGAGGTGGGGCGCCGGGCAGCCGGCAGGTGGTGGTTTGCAAGCCCTCGGGAGAGTGCCGGGAAACATTTTCTCTTCGTTCTCCAGCTCTGCAGCAAACATTGCCCACTTGAGGTACGGAACACCAGGCAGCCGCGACGGGATTGCCGCAGGGATCTCGTCGTACGGCAGGAGGAAGCCGGAGCGCTTCAAGGCGTCGCAGTCTGCGAGGGCCTTCTCAATGACGTAGGGGTTGACAATCTTCTTCATCACAACCTTTCCGATCGAAAAGTGGATGTGGAAGGCAAAGACTGCCAGGGCCGTGCGGTAGCGGGAGAAGCCGACAGTCACTTCCTTGCCCCACCGCTGCACACGAACCTCCTGGGCGTCGTCGTCCGAGAACTCCTTCCAGTTCTTACAGTCTGGCCGTCGTCGAACAAGGAAGGACAGACGGTAGTGCTCCCCGTCCAGAGCCCCGAAGACGTACATCCATCCCGATTTTGGGTACATCATGCCGGTAACATCGAAGCGAGCCTCGGCGGCGGCGGTGGAAAACATGGCTGGAGGAGGGAGACTTGTGCGTGCGGGGCCTTCATGGGCGGAAGGCGTAACTTGGCGTTCATCCCCCAAGGCTTCAAAGACATCGGGTGGGAAGTAGAAGGGGTCTGGGGTGCTTGGGTCTGGAGGGGATGACGTCTCGGAGGGCTGCTTGGTTTCCTGGAGAGTTTAGGTTAGAGGGAGAGAGAATGCTTTGTTTTGAGATGCCTACCTGGTCCATAGTTGGTCTTGGAGAGGGTATTTGTGGTGTGGATGTCTCGGGTCGTCCTCCATCTAACCAAGGCAGATCCTCACAAATATTTGGCAGACCCTCACAAATATTTGTAAGTTACAAATAAATGGGGTCAAGATCACACTCGCGGTCACGCTCCAGGTCAAGAAAACGCATTGGTCACGGGTGGAAAGTCCGGTTTGGGTCATCGCCACGGCAGGAAAAGAAAATGGTGGCTGTTTTTACCAAGAAGGACGGGTCATCTCACAAGACGGTCCATTTTGGCGCCCATGGAATGTCCGACTACACCTTGCACAAAGACACTGCCCGACGTTCACGTTATGACAGACGCCACAAGGTGAATGAGAATTGGAATGATCCCTTCACCGCAGGTGCCTTGTCAAAATGGATTCTTTGGAATAAACCTTCCAGAGCCGCATCCATTTCTGATTATAAACGGCGTTTTGGATTTACATAAACTAGGGCATCATTGTGATTTGTGCCCCATCCAATAAACATGTCCCGACATGATGATGTAAAGTTGTATGAATTGGAAGCCCGACTTGGTGGGGAGTGGGAAGACGAATCGTCAAGTGAAGATGAGGATGACCTTCTGGACCCCTTTCCTCGCCCTTGCTCTCTCCAAAAGACCAAGGTGGCCCAACTCGTGTCTGGATGCCATTAGCTCTTGGTGAGGTATGGTGAGCCTAGTGTCAGTTCTACCTTTTGGTATGTAAAATCCGAAGGCCGTCACTACATTCAACGTGATGTTTCTGAACCCCAAGTTATGCCAGGGAGACTTATTGACCTCCTTCTAGACATGGGGGTTTGTTTCCGCGTGTCTGTGCCTCTTGAGGAGTTTAAAAAGAGAGAAGACTTGACGGTTGAATCCCCCGTAGAGTTGGAAGTAAATAGCTCCTATGTTATTGTCCCCTATGAGATTCCAGAGGCGATTGGCTTGATGAAATTGAAGCGAGTCAGCGAGGATAAGAGTTATGTATGGACGTGGTGTAGGTTCGATGGGTCTCAGCCAGTGGTTTATTCTGAAGCGGAGATGGAAAACTTGGTGGCCGACTCGGAAGTTTTCAATGTAAAGTGGTAAAAATTTATTTGAGAATCAAAGTTGAAAAAAAAATAAATCATTAAAACATCCGGAATCACTACACATTCAAAACTCTCTCTCTCATGTCCTCCTCACTCGCTACGGATTCAAGCACACCGTCTGTCAAGGCAGACACCCCTCTTGAGACTCCACTGGACCCTTCTCTTGAGACTTCTGGAACCACTTGTGACGCTACCACTTGTGACGCTACCTCTTGTGACGCTACCTCTTGTGACGCTACCTCTTGTGAAACCACTGTCTGTGACGAGGCTAGCTCCTCCACATCTGAGACCTTTGCCTTTTCCGCAGACATTTCTCAGCTCTTGTCTCTCATCATCAACACCTTTTACTCCAACAAGGAGGTGTTTTTGCGCGAGTTGATTTCCAACGCCTCGGACGCCTTGGACAAGATTCGCTACCAAGCCTTGACGGATTCTTCCGTCTTGGGTGAAGAGACGTCCCTCTTTATCCACTTGGCCGCTGACAAGGAGGCCAACACCTTGACCATTTCCGATTCGGGCATCGGAATGACCAAGGCTGACATGATTAACAACCTTGGTACGATTGCCAAGTCTGGGACACGAGCCTTTTGCGAGGCTCTCCAGGCAGGTGCCGACATTTCCATGATTGGCCAGTTTGGCGTGGGTTTCTACTCGGCCTACCTTGTCGCCGACCGCGTCGAAGTCCACTCCAAGCACAATGACGACCCTCACCAGCACTGCTGGATCTCTGAAGCTGGTGGGTCCTTTTCGGTGGTGGAAGAGCCCGTCTCGATCTCTCGCGGTACGTCGATTGTCCTTTTCCTCAAGGAAGACCAGCGTGACTACCTTGGTGAGCAACGCCTCCGTGACTTGGTCAAGAAGCACTCCGAGTTTGTCGGGTTTCCCATTTCCCTCTACGTCGAAAAGACGGAAGAGAAGGAAGTTCCCGTCTCGGATGACGAGAGTGGAGATGAGGAGGAAACCAAGGCTGAACCCACTACGGTTGACGATGCCAATGAGGCTACCGATGGTAATGAGGCTACCGATGGTAATGAGGCTACCGATGGTAATGAGGCTACCGATGGTAATGAGGCTACCGATGGTAATGAGGCTACCGATGGTAATGAGGCTACCGATGGTAATGATGACGAGTCGGTTGATGGGGACAAGCCCATTGTCGAAGATGTCACGGATGAGGAGGAGAAACCCAAGACCAAGAAGGTTACGGAAGTGTCTCACGAGTGGGAGGTCTTGAACTCCCAAAAGCCCATTTGGCTGAGGAAGCCTGACGAAGTGACTCCCGAAGAGTATGTGGCCTTTTACAAGTCCATCTCCAATGATTGGGAGGAGCATTCGGGGGTCAAGCACTTTGCCGTTGAGGGTCAGCTCGAGTTTCGTGCGATTCTTTTTGCCCCCAAGCGTGCCCCCTTTGACATGTTTGAAAAGGCACACAAGAAGCGCAACAACATTAAGCTCTACGTCCGCCGCGTCTTTATTACGGACGAGGCCAATGACTTGATTCCCGAGTGGCTCTCTTTTGTCAAGGGTGTCGTGGACTCGGAGGACCTCCCCCTCAACATTTCCCGTGAGATGCTCCAGCAAAACAAGATTATGCGGGTCATCAAGAAGAACTTGGTCAAAAAGTGCCTCGAGCTCTTTAAGGAGATGTCTGAGGATGAAGAGGTCTACCCCAAGTTTTACGAGCAATTTTCCAAGAACCTCAAGTTGGGCATCCACGAGGACATGACGTCGCGCCCCAAGATCTTGGAGCTCCTCCGCTACCCTTCGTCCTACACTCTGGCCAATGACGCCGACAAGCCCACCACCCTCAAGGACTATGTGGGGCGTATGAAGGAGGGTCAGCCCGGCATCTACTACATTACCGGCGAGTCGCTCAAGGCGGTTCAGAATGCACCCTTTTTGGAGAAGCTTCGTAAGCGTGGCTACGAAGTCCTCTACATGGTGGACCCCATCGACGAGTATGCCATGCAAAGCCTCAAGGACTATGAGGGCAAGACCTTCATCTCATGCACCAAGGAGGACATGGACCTTGGCGAAGAGGAAGAAGCCAAGGAGGACGAGACCCTCAAGTCTCTTTGCTCCACCTTCAAGGACATCTTGGGTGACTCGGTGGAAAAGGTCGTCTTGTCGAAGCGTCTCGACTCTTCTCCATGTGTCATTGTTACGGCCGCCTATGGATGGACTAGCAACATGGAACGAATTATGAAGGCGCAAGCCCTTCGCGCGTCGAATGACATGGGTTTCATGGCGCCCAAGAAGACGATGGAGTTGAACCCCGACTCTGACATTATCCAGGCCTTGGCGGCCAAGGATCCGAGTGACCCGGTCGTCAAGGACCTCGTGTGGCTCCTCTATGACACGTCTCTTTTGACCTCTGGGTTTTCCCTCGACCAACCCACAACCTTTTCATCCCGCATCCACCGCCTTATTGGCCTGGGTCTCGGAATGGAGGATGGTGGTGAAGAGGTTGACGAGATGGACGACCTTCCTCCCCTCGAAGAGGATGGAGATGACGAAGGCGAAGCCACGGGGACCATGGAGGAGGTGGATTGATTTTTTTCTCTCTTTGATGTTTGAGTTTATCAATAAAATTATCGTATACATTTGAGTTCAATTGGTAACCAAGGCTAGTCCAATAAAATTTTTACCCAATTTCAATTTCGCAAGCCAAAACCACAGAGATGAAATCTCTTTTGATAGAAAAAAAACAAAAGATGGCTTCTTCTCTTCCCCAAGTTGCTTCTCCGGTGCATCCGTCCCCAGACCCCCTCCCAGGAGCTGCCTCCGGCCGTCACCAGGTAGTTGTGCTTTATACTATCCAAGGTCTAGATGGTGGCGAACCTCAAACAAGATGCCGTATCCTTTGGCTTGATACCACAGAGAGAACCATTGACCAGTTGCGAAATCGATTGGTTTCCGATCCAATGAGGGATGTAGTGACTCCTGGAGAGCTATCGGTCCGCCTCTTTGATGAGAAAGGGAACGAAATGACCCCCGATGTAGAAGCATTCACTTCTTCTAATCTTCTTTTGGTCTATGTCATCTTGAACCCACACAACCGGGGTGAAGTCCTCTTATTTAACGACCTTCCCGGAGAAGATCAATGCCGCGAGGTCAATGTCATTGTCAAGCCTCTTCGTGGCAAGTCTAAAAAGTTCGGACCTATCTTTCTTGCTCCATCTATTCCCAACACCGATCTATTGAGGTCCTATGTAAAGATTTTCCAAACCATCTCAGGCCTCCACGGAAGCTACAAGATCCTTGTTTCCTCGTCACGAGTCACGCCACCACAATCTTATCGCTTAGCCCACCTTCCCCCAGACCACCTTCAATACACAACCAATATAGGGGAAATCACCCTTATGGAAAAACCAGAAGACTTCCTACTTCGTATCTGGGCAGCCCATAGTAGCAAGCCAGAACAAGATCATCCAAGGGCCATTTCGCTCTCAGGTGTCACCCCAGAAAAATTTGCACAATTTATTCCACAAGATCTAGTGAAAACGTATAAATTTGGTCTCTTCTCTCTAGCATCAGCGGAAGATACGGCAACTAAAACCTGGGAAGATGCAGAAGGCAAAATAGAGGGTGCCGCGGGTGCCTTTATCGTCCTTCAGCAACCTGATCAGCAGGAGGAATGGAAAAAATTCGCGGAATGGTTTAACGAATTGTTTAAGATCCACAAGAATTATGTCGAGGTAAAGGTATACCTTAATGGGACAAGCCGTGAAATTGGTACCCAGTTTTTGCCAGTCTATATTCAATCTCCCTGGCAAATCCTTTCACTTCTTAAATTTTCTTTCCAAACAGGAAATATTTCTCTAGAGGCCTCTCAAGTAGAAGTCAAGTGGTCCTCGCGTACGTTGTTCAAACCGTCTTCTTTCAAACCCCTTTTAGAAACAGAGGGGCTAGGCTATCCCCTCCAAACGAAGAATCTCGAGGCGATCAACATTAAACTTGATCCTCATCATCCAGCCATACCCCACGATATGTTTTACACGAAAGCACTTTTCAACTTTGCCAAAACACAATGGCCCTCCGCTTTTAATTGGCTCCGACCTGGCCCCGGCCCCATCACAACATCTCGAGCAGGTGAAGGGGAAGAAGGAGGTGGTGATCGAGGGGCGGCCGAACCACTGGTTGAAGTGGAAGAAGGAGGTGGTGATAGAGGGGCGGGAACACATGCGGGTGGTGATAGAGGGGCGGGAACACATGCGGGTGGTGATAGAGGGGCGGGAACACATGCGGGCGAAGGCGGAGATGGCCCTTCAAGCCAGGTAATTTCGTGGCATGTCGATGATATCCTAATTTGCGCCGTCCCTCCAGGTAAAATGGTGCTCTCCAATCCAAGTGATTTTTTGGGAAAGGTTGCGCAACTCCAAAGCCAGATCCTGGAGATGTGTCAATTAGATGTCTTGCCAGAATGGGAGGCACGTGGTGTGACTTCTGGAGGCGAGGAGGTTTCGACTTCAAATCCTGATCAGGTTTTTGATCTCTTGAGAGGAGGAAGTGTTAATCAAGTCATTTTCAGACCTCCACCCACCGACCTCTACGTCCCCTTTCACTACACCATCACTGGTTCAGGCATCCCCATCAAGGCCGTCCGCTACTTCCCCTTCCCTCCAGGAATTAAACAATTTACCGAGTTTTACACCTGGATGAGCCAACACACGAAGGAACAATTCAGCTTCACCGTATCCAACCTTCGGGTCGACGGGCAAACCCACGGGACCTTGACAAGTGCTCCTCGTCACCCGCAGGTTCAGGTCCAACCCTATACAACTATAGAGATTAAGGCCCACCTAGGCAGGCTTCGGCGCCAGGTTGGGGGAGCCGTTGCGAAGTGGAAAAGCTTTTTCAGGGACACGGAAGCATTTGGTCAGGGAGAAATCACTGAAGGAGAGCATACTGTCAAAGTTCCAGTATATATCGGGGAGGAGCGTGAGCCCAAGGCCATCTTGGTGATTCCTGTCAACGGGGATGGCGATACTAGCTCCAGTCAAATTTACAGGCTACTTGCCTCCAAGGGCTTTGCACAGTACAATGCCTCTATATGGATGGATAATCTACATGAACCTATTCCACTTGAGAGAACGCTGGACGACCCCATCCCTGTGGGGGTTATAGATACAATCCAACTCACCCTCCCCTACACTGTCGATTCTTCAATTGCTCCTTCCATCACACCTTCCACTGCACCTTCTGAAGATGTGCACCTTGCCATGAACATTCCCGTCTTGTGGCAACAGCATGAGAGCGAGGAGCCAGCTCTTCTTGCCATGGTCCAGTCTGAAACCCACTCTGAACTTGCTTCTACAGTGATTTTGTATGAGCTTTCCAATGATGTAAATATCCATAGCAGAGAAGGGGAATTTCAAACACGACTTATGGGGCCCAAGGGTGAGGTTGTTGAGCAGGGGAAGGATCGTTTTTGGTCGACTATGCTATCCACCGGGTGGACCATCCTTGTGGGGGCGTCCCAAGTCGCGGTGGGCCTCATCATCAAAGGCTCTTCTAACATTAAGATGACCTACCACCTCGGCTCCAAGCTTTCCTCTACAAAACTCTTGGAATTTGCAGCAGGGATTCTCGGACATATGGGAATCCATCGTTTTGACGCCGCCCTTGTATCCAAAGATGGTGAAAAAGTCACCCTTCACCCTGAAGCTAGCGACGACCAACCCCTCGCGGGCCACACAGCTGCATGGTTGGTGATCACTCCCCGCAGCGAATAAATCATTGACGCGATTTTCGCAAATAAATGTTTATTGATTCAACTGATGTCTAATTGAAGGATCTTGGAATTTCGTTGGAAGACCGAGAAAAGGAATTGGGGGACCAAACTAGAGGTGAGGGCACATAAATGTGATTTGACGGCAAAGCCGTCAGACACCTTTGGTGTCTTATCACCTCACCCCTAGGGGTCTGGACTTGAAACATTACAATACAAGACCATTTTACTCAAGTTAAAATTTTTAAAGTGCATATTCAATTGGCCAGACCTCTAGTATAATAATACATCTTATTACTCCATGCTCCTACGCCACCAAGACGTCTTTTTCGCTTGCTTTGTCATTCTTACTTTTCTTTATTTGAAGGATGGGTGGTTCTTCCTTTTCCAAGACCAACCCTACTTGGCCTTTACCGGCCTCTTGACCTCAGTTCCCTTGATTCTCTTGGCAGCGTGGCATGTCTTTCCTATTGCTTCCCAAGCACCTCAAAGGGACTAAATGTAATCTTGTAATCTTTACCTTCAAGACATCCTACTTGCTGCCCCAGCTTTTCTTTCAAGTGGGCCACCGTAGCCCCCAGATTTTGTTCAACGCCAACCATGGATATGGAAACAGTATTGTCTGTGTTACACCCCTCCACACGCTGCGGAGCAACCTTGAGATGGACGGTGCCAGGGAGGATACTAACACTTGAACTAGAAGGTGGAAGGTCCACCTCTTTAAAAATAAATTTGCCATCCTCATAATCCAAATCCCTCCTCTTGGCCACAAGTGGAATTGGCGACCCTCTTCCAAGAGCCCTTTCCCACCGATCCACGGTCAACTCTTCTCCCTCGAGATAATAGGTGACAAAGGCTTCAAAAAATGTGACACTCTGAGATTCCCTTGGCTCTCCAGGGCAAAAATGCTCAAGCATAGTTCTTCTTAGATGGTCCTTCAACTCTCTAAAGGTGGGGGTGCCTTTATCGGCCCATCCAATGTCGCTGGAAGCTCAAATCCCTCCATCAGGTTTGGGAACCATCTTACGGTAAATGTTGACGGTCTTTCATCGAGTTCCGGACCTGAAGTCGTCACAGGGAGTGGTCCAGGGCGATCGTCTACCCGAGGCTCGGCTCCTGAAGGTTCCTCCTTCCCTTCCAACGGTGATTCAGGATCATGATGAACAGGTGGAGAAGAGCTACCCCATAGAAAACTAAACATTTCCGTTTTTATAAAGGACATGAAAACTTGTTACGACTTGACGATCGTCTTTGGCCCAATGAAAAATTAAAAAAGCGTCAAGGCGACCCAAAGAAAGATCTTCGCCTCTTGGCAAATGGCATCTTCTCCTTCAATCCAGACTGAAAGACCAAAAACTGGTCCTCCCATCGACGCAGTCTACACCTGGATTGATGCCACGGACGAGGCGCGCCTTGCCCAACGCGAAGAATGGCTCACCCACTACAAGATGAGCGAGTCGGACCGTCGCCTTCCCGTGGATCCGGTGGACGGTAACCCAAAACACACTGAACTCTACTTTTCACTCCACACCTTGAAAGTATTCGCGCCATGGCTTCGCAAGATTTGGATCGTCACCCAACGTCCCCAAGTGCCTTCCTTTCTTGGGGAATTTCCTCGTGCCTCAGTCGTTCACCACGACCAAATTTTTCGTGACGGCCATGTCCTTCCTACCTTTTCCTCAAGGGCCATCGAAACCAACCTCCACCGCATCCCAGGCCTCACTGAACATTTCATCTACTTGAACGACGACATGTTTCTTGGGCAGCCTCTAACGCCTTCTGATTTTTTCCTTGAAACGGCTTCGGGTCACCTGCCAATCCTTCGGACGGTCAAGCGGTGGAAACCTTCACGAAGCTCTCCACGCTCCTTGGCCCTTCACCTCCAATATGCCGAAGAACTTCAAACCGTCGTCTCCAAGCGTGACAATGCCTATGTCAATTCAAATCGTCGGGTTCACACCTGGCTCAATGAGAATTTTGTACGTGACCCCCTCCGCTCCAACCTCGCCCACCAGGCCACCCCCTTGACCATATCTCTCATTGACGCTGCCATCCGGCGCCTCCCCGAAGAGTGGGACCTCATGGAGTCGCTGCGCTTCCGCCATTCCGACTCGATGTCTCCTCTTCCTCTCGCCCTCTTCCTCGCACTCTACCAAGGCCAAGCCGTGGTGCTTTCCCACGAGCGTGACCGTCTTAAACGCGCATGGGGATCTGCCGACAATGGCGACCTGATGCGTCGCGTCTTGAAGGAGCGCCCTCACCTCTTTTGCCTCAACGACTTGGGACCTCACCTCGGAGAGGCAACGGTCCGCATCTACTGGCGCGGCCTCCACAAGATTATCAAGGAAGCCTATGAGGCCCAAGGCATTTCGACCGGTTAAAACGAAAAGACTTAGTCTACAATAAATGGACGAGCAATCCCTCCCTCGTCTCATGACCGAGGTCATGGTGGCATGTCAATCGGGAAACAAAATTATTTGTTATTCCAAGCTCCGCCAAGCAGCCAAATGGATCATGATCAATGACCCTCCTCCTGACGATGGTCCCTCTCTCCTGACCGTAGAGTTGGGGACCCCCGTCAATGACGAATATGCCCATCCTGAATTCATTGAAGACCATCCAAAATTTGCAGCCGACCACGGCATGCCAAAGGGTCAACAAGGTCATATTAAACAAGTGCCACCTCCTGGTCAAGGATGGAATCCCAACATGGTTGCGGGTGGAATGAAGGGGGGACCTTATGAAGTGAAGGCGGGGTGGTGCGGTACAGCACACCAAACTCTCAAGGATCTCTACTTTATCGATTCAATATAATCATTTTATTTACAAGGCTATGTACAAAATCTCGAGATCAATCTTGGCTCTATCGAAAGACGATCGTTTCTACTGTCCCATCCAGCCACTTGATTCTCCCCTTGACAGGGTTACGAATCTTGAGAGTTTTTGTTTTGGTCAAGACTTGGCCCAGCCGAGAAATAACCTCGACCTTGACAGCTCTTTCATACACGCCGGTTGACAATAAAAGCTTGTGCCACTCGTTGAAAGAAATGCCCGTTTTGGACTGGATAGGACGTGAAGGTAGATAGCGCGGACCCTTGGCACACCCACAAGGAACACAAAAAAGGCCATGGATGAAATGAGTTGTGGTGAGAATGAATAAAGTTTATTGATTGACCAAAAGTCTTAACAATTTGCGGGGACCGACGATGTATACATCGAGTAAAACAAGCGTGGGGGTTGGTAGCGGGCAACCGTCGCCATAAAGTGGGCGTAAAAGATGGCATAAAGAACATTGGCCCCCCAGTCGTACTGAAAGTTCACGAGGCAAAGCATGTAGGACATGGACCAAAAGTCCCATCCAACCCTCCTTTCGTGGCGCCTGACAAAGCAAACATAGGCAAGGAGAAAGAGTGCCAAGTAGACGCCGGCACCAATAAGGTAGAGTGGCCAATCACCCTTGGCACCAATGGCGAGGTAGATGTAGGCAAATAAGAGGGTTGCGAGGTAGATCGATTGGCAAAGGGTACGTACCCAAGCCTTTTTGTCCCACCATCCCCGAAAATGACGCCAAGACCATCCAAGGTTAAACACAATTGTGGCACCTACCATGATCCCTACGATCCCATAGGTCGATAGGGAATTCCAATCAAAACGTTCACCGAGGTCATCGACATAAAAGAGGGACAGGATGAAAAACAAGGAACCTAAGAAGGAATTGGCCCTTCCCAAGTCATCCATATCTTCCTTGTGCCAACGTTCTTCGTAAGAAAAGGCAGAAGCGCCGTGTCCCAACTCGTCATAGATGCTGTGTCGGTCCGTTATGGAGCGGCCATAGGGGAACCACTTGGCCAGAGCAACTTCCTTCTCCAGACAATAAATCGCAAAGCGACCGATACCAAATAGGACAAGTGCCAACGTAAGCCATGCCAAGAGTTGAAGAAAATGTGTAACACCGGAATCCATGTGTGAGGGAAAGTGGAGAGTAGATATGGCCCAACACAATATGAAATGTCGTCGTTTCAAAAGGTACATGAATAAAATTTGTGTTGGTATGGCCTCCGGCCAACCTTACAGGCTACGCCACAAGTGTACGAAAGGTGAGGGCCCTAAAGATTGGGCTTTGCCCAATCATTAATGATCGACTGCGTCGATCTTTAGGTCTCGTCGTTGGGTCCATGACCTGTATGACATTTCAGTAGTGGTCAAAGACCACTGGTAATCTTTACATGATCAATGTCGGGTCGAGTCATAAAACGTAAAAAAAAATATAAATTGAAATCCTTCAAGCCTTTTTCACCCTTTTTATAAAACTCTGATGGAGGCCCAAGTGAAAACATTGTTTAGAGGAGGCACTCTACTGAGTGGTGGAGAAGGACCATTTTATGCAAAGGGTGCACCCATTGACAATCCCTTTTATCCGTTCTATGACGAGCGAGACAGGGCCATCATCCTCCTTACTCCGGACGCCTCAGCCCTCAGCCTCTTGCGGTCTTCGTTGGAGACGGCTCTTGGGCAGGTCTTTTTGGGCAAGTCGAGTCTTACAGATCTCCGGGAATGGACCGCGGTGACCTACGACCCAATCTCTGAGGCTTTTGAAGGCTTTGATCCAAGTAAAACCTACGGGGTGGGAAGTGTTTATTTGGGAATTGCCAAGTTGAAATCGGACATGGCATCCTACAAGGCCGAAATCGACAAGGCTATGGCTCTTGCCCATGCTGCGACTGCCTTGAGTCTTATTGGGTGTTCTCCCGTGATTGAAAAATCAGAGTGAATGGCTCTCTAATCACACCTCTTGCAACACTTCTTTCCACATCCATTATTGGCATAGGAGACCAAAGACCATACAAACATTGTGAGAACAATGATAAAGACGATAATAAAACACGCGAGAGTAGGTTTGTCCATTTTTGTTTAAAGGCCATCTTTTCCATCGGCCTCCTACGACACACCAGGGTCTAAGAGACCAAAGTGGCTTCCTGGTCAAGTTCGTCAACGAGGAGCTGGAGCCACTTTGCGGCATCTTTGGGGCCGTCAGCTCGAACCCTCTCCAAAAAGGTGCGCCGCTCAAAGGGTGACCCTCGAGATTTGCGCCATTGACATCGAGCAAATCGGCCCTTGGGAAAGGGCTGCAAAAATCGATTTCATCGCCTGGTTTGTTTTTAGGATCGGGTGCATGGGGCGCTTTGACTTCTTGAAATAAAGTGTAATGAGAGGTTTGCGTTTTGATTCGTCGTTTAACCGACCCATGATGATTGAATTTATGAAGGGTCTCCTCGCGACAGCAAAGGCCTTGGGAGTCAATGGACGCATCGCAAGCTTGGAAAAGCTCCACAATCCCAAAAAGAAAAAGTCTCTAGAAGACATCAAGCGGTCAGCAAATAGTTGGATGTGGGTCATGTCGTGGAGGGGTTGCCAACATCCACCCTCTCGCCTTCCACGCCACTACATTGTCCTCCAGACGGAGCCTTTAGGTGTCTTTGCCCACACGGACCGCCCCCGTTACCGCGCCCTCACCAAGTTTCTAGAAGGTGCTACCCAAGTGTGGGAGTATGACAGCTTCCACAACGCCCAGCGTTACAAGTGCTGTGAGAGAAAGCCGTTGCCCTTGGGTTGGAGTCGGGCTTGGACCCCTCTCCCTTCCACCATTGCGCTTTCCAAGGCAGTCCCCTACAAGGTATTCATGTTTGGCAAGGCGTCTCCCAGGCGCCAAAAGGCTATTCAGGCTATTGGGTCAACAACCCCCAGCACCTACTTTGGAAGGGTGATGAACCCTGAGCGTGACGCCTTGGCCGTCAAGGCAAATGTCGTACTTTCCATCTTTGCAAGTGATCGAGACTTGACATGCAACATGGACGCCTTTCGCATTTTGCCCCTCTTGGGTCTAGGTGCATTTGTCATTGCAGAAGCCAATGACCATCCTTTTTACAAGACGATGGCGTCACATGGTTTGGTGACATGTTCCTTGGAAGAGATGCCAGCCCAATGTGTCAAGTGGACATCCCCGGCATTCGAAGAAGAAAGACGTGCACTTGCAGCCCATCTTCAAGCCGTCGTAAGGCGTGACTATGCGATGGCACGCCTTATGCATGTTGTCATTTCCAAGAGAATTTTTCAAAAGGAGATCAGACGAGAGGAACCCAAGATGAGAAAACCAAAGGATGAAGCAAGAAAGAGAAAACCAAAGCCTAGGAAATCAGGTCAATCACCTCGTCGAACCGTCAAGCGTGACAACCTCATGAAGAAACTTCAATAAATCGACCATGTATTATTTTTTCACAAGATGAAGGGAAGTTTTGCCTTGCGGTTCTCTACAAGGTAGATCCCCTCTTTGTAAAGTGCTGCCAAGGCTTCCGAGTTGCAGGCCTTTCCTTCCTCGTCAAGGCATGGTGTAAGCCGAATCACACAGTCTTGGTTTGGCAAGTGACCTACGAGGACTGTTTTTCCGTAGATGTGACTAATGGAGATGTCACTAATGGCGAGGTACAACTCGAGGGCCACCTGGTAAACGAGTGACGGAGGCGCGGGAGGGGGAGGTGCGATAGGTGGTGACGGTGGTGGACTGCTTGGTTTGGAAAGAGAAGAGCTTGGTGGGGTGAGAACTTGCATCGTGGAATGAGGCATGAATGGTGGTCGCGAGAGTGGTTTGTGTGACCTTGAATCTGTTTCTTAGGGAGTTTCTGCACTAAATTTATTTCGGAGACTTCTTCTTCTTCAAACAAGGAAAGCATCCTTGGACGGCAGAGGTCGAAGCAAGAACCTCTAGCTGGGTATTTACATCCGCGAGGGTCGAGTTGGCGTTGAGCTTGGACAGACCCTGGGCAATCTTGAACAACTCGTCAATCTGGGTCGAAGCGACGGCGAGGGTAGGCTGCCATTTTTCAGGTGCCCTTGCTGCCAAAAGGTTCAAGGCAGCAAGGACAACCTCCTTCTTCTCGGCGCCCTTCAAAGCAAACTTGGCCGCGGCCTCCATGGCCTTGCGAATCGCTTTGGAAGAGCCTTCTTCAAGACGTCCCGTCTCCATTTTGGTCGTCAGAGTGGCAACGACCTCAGTGACGAGGGCATCGTCCACCTTGGTTTCTTCTGCTGCAACTGGTGTTTCAACTTGGACAGTGATTGAGTCGGCCATAATAATTTGTTTTATTATACTCCCGGAAAGGGTATTCCCTCAATCCACTCGCCGCGAAAATCGTGGATTCCACTTCCACGCCCGCCCCAAACCCGAATCATCGTATTTTGCTTCCTCCACAAGATCTCTCACTTCTTTCGGACAATTGGCGACATCGGCGGGTGTCAACCCTCCACCCAACTCCATGGACCCGACTGGTGTGTAAATCTTGGTCAGGCGATGACCATCTACCCTCATTCTTTCACCACAGTCCCTCATCTTGAGAAATTGTCTCCAGATTGACGTGTTGGGATTTTTGTAAGACCCTCCTTCCTGAACCGCAACAATCGCCGGATCTTCCTGTGTACAACATCCTGCAATGTCTCTGCCTGGACCAACCACACACGCCTGAGCTCTCATTACATCTTCTAATTTGCCGGCCTTTTTCAAGTCTGACATGAAGGTCTTGAGTCCCGTCACTTCCCGAATAAATCGTCCGTGGGACACGATGGCAATGCGGTAACAGGGAACCTCTTCACTTATCGCTTCACCTCCCGGAAGTTTAAGGCGGAAGGTCGCCCTTGGACCTCCTGCCCTGTTAATAAAATCCACAAGTCGAGGAAGAACAAGCCTTTGAAACTTGTCCACTGATGGGCCGGCCATCCCATCTGCCCATACATTATCCACCCCCCTATAGGTCCCCACATCCAATAAAGTGTTGTTAACAAATTCATAATTGATTGGCACTTTTGTCCTTTTTTCTTTTTGAAAGTTCAGGATATGCTCCTGCAAAGCTCCCATGGAGGCCTTGGGTTCGTTTTGCTTGTCTGATCCAAGGGCAATTCCCCTCCGCCTTTCACTCACCCATGGAATCACGTTGATGGTCTGACGCGACCCTTGGAAAATTCCAATTGCCGTTTCAATCGCTCGCGACATGACCGAGGCACACACCATGTCATAGTCTCCACGCGCCTCCCCAAGGCATTCCCCCGCCTTGACCGCCTCATTAAACCCTGCATTTGTCAGGTCGGGGTCGAGGAGAGCGCCTTGACGAATTCCGCCCAAGAAACCATGGTGGTGCATGACATTGGCACAGGATAGACCGTGACGAATCCAATCAATCTGAATAACGTGGCATGGGTCGGTAGCCATAATGATTCGAGTTTTATAAGAGGGCTTTATTTTTTTTTGAGTTTGTGGGTTAATCATATCAATTACCCTCACCTTTAAAATAAATGAGCAGATCCAAATCTTATTCAAGATACAAATCTTCTGGTTTAAAATCAAGAAAATCTTCAAAGCCACGTGAGAGACCCAAGCCAAAAAAGTCAAAGGGACCCATACCCAAAGACAAAAAGCTATACGAGAAAATCAAAGCCAGAGTCCAATCACGCATGCCTACCCACTCGGCCTACCGGTCAGGCATCATTGTGGCCGAATACAAAAAAGCCTATGCGGAGGTCCATGGAAGAGGGTCCCCCTATTCCGGTAAAAAGCCTTCTACCACGGGTCTGTCTCGGTGGTACCGTGAAAGATGGAGAAATCAAAGGGGAGGCGTGGGTTACTCGAGAAAGGGAGACATTTATCGCCCAACAAGACGCATTACCAAGAAGACACCGACAACCCACAGAGAGTTGTCTCGAGACGAGGTAAAGCGGGCCATGAGGGAAAAGAAGAGAACTGGTCGTGTCTGGAGATTCTCATCACGGTCACAATCGCGACGACTATAATCATTTTTCCTCACCTCTAATAAAATAAACCGGTGTACTTGTCACACAATTTATCCTGTTTGTAACCAAGTCAGGAGTGGCGGTCACAGCGATGGTCATACTCAATCCCTGCCTAATTTTGCTATAAAACGTGCTTATTGGGATAACCAAACTCAAGATTTCGTCAATAAACATACTTTTTCACACAATCCTTTTATTCTTGAGAAATGTAGATCACGGCGTCTCCTTAGGTTCGTTTGACAACTTGGCATCATTCGACGGCTTGGCCTCGTCGACCGTGCCGTCAGCCCTGATAAAGGTACGGTTCTTGCGCGGGTCAGACAATTCCATCTTGCGAATCTCCTCAATGGGGGCAGACATGAGAGCGTCTTCCTTGGCCTTGGCCTCCTCCTGGGCCTTGAGCGCCTCTTCCAACTCTTCACCTTCCAGCTCCCCCTTACGCATGGCGGGAATCATGCCCTTCCCCTCCGGATCAGTCAAATCAATGACGGGCATCTTCTTTCCAAGGTTGTGACACAACTCGGCGAATTTCTGAGCCTCAAGGACGTCTTGCTGCTGGCGCTTCATGACCAAGTCCTGCTCCGCGTCAAACCAATGGTTTTGGATTCGGGGGTCATCAATCTCGTTCAGAGGCAACCACTCGTACATGGGTGCGGTCAAGTTTTCCGCATCCAAATACTTTTGCCATACACCGTCCCGTGAGTAGAGGTCTGCCTTTTCTTCGTCAGGAGCACATGTTTGGGCAATAAAAAGAGGCTCAAAGCCGCACCCCTCGGCGTCTTGCCACTTGGAAAACTTGATGTCCTCACCGCCAGCCTCTTCATCTTCCGGGTCTACAATCGTCACCGACTCGTCGGGAACGACGGTCACTACAACAAACTTTTGGCCACGAATCTCCATGGCGATGGGGTAGGGAGGAGGGCCCGAGGCCAAGTCATAGGCCGGCTCTTCTCCCCTTGTCTTGGCCTCTTCCGCCTTTTGGGCCATGACGGCTGAAAATTCTTCTGCCTGTGCCTTGCGCCGTTCAATTTCCTCGGCCGGAACCGGGAAAAGTTCACGCAAGTCCTTTTGTTTGCGTTTCAATTCACGCTTGTGGCGTGCGGTGAGGCCAACCTTACCGTGCTGGTGCTTGCGTACATTTTCGTCAAACTGGCGCTGACGTTCGGCGGCCCATTCGTAAACAGCTTCGAGAACCACCCGCTTCTTGCGGTCGGCAACCGACTTGGAGGTGCACCTCTCAGGATCAATCCCCGCCACTACAATGTGACGTGCCTGAAACTTGTAAGATACAATGCCACACTGGCCAATCGCCCCATGACGTCCTTCCTTTTCAATGTGGCGTTGGGCCTCTTCCTCGGCACGCGGCCCACCAAAAAATCCAGTAAAGCGCACGTAGGGGGCTGCCGCCGCGGGGCCACACCTCAAGTTGGCAATGTTGCACGTGAACCACTCATAGACGGGGATGTTCACATCTTTTGTCGTCCGCGGCTCGGCACGGTCTGGCCGGGCAATGAAGCCATCTGATCCTGCTGGGGCAGCCTGGGGTGCCTCAAAGGGACGCACATCATCCCATCCAACCTTGGGGTTCTCACCCGGAACGTCGGGGCGGGGCGGCAAGGCCATAAACATGTCGGTGGCGCGACGGCCCTGAGGTCGTCCCCGCCTCGCATCGGCTTCTCGTGAAGGGGCGCCTGCGGATGGTGCACCAATGGTCCGGACACGCGGGCCGTCCTGGGACCATTGGGGAGGACCGTCAAAGGACGCGACCGAGGCAGCACCTCCACGGCGTCTTCCAGCAGCGACCTGGCGTCGACGTTCCTGCTCTTGGAGAGCGCGCGAATAAACATTGTCCCGCCGAGGTTCCCTGTCGGGATCGACGCGGAGGGTAATGTCAGCTTCTTTGGCCTGGGTGGATGATGGGCGATCCATCTTGAGTTATTTTATACGATGGGCAATGAAAATTCTTGGAACGAAGAGAACGAATAATTTAAGAAAAACCCCTTCGTCCAAGAAACGGGGAAGCTAATCGCCGTTCATTTCGTATTTTTACGTTTGGTTGCTAATATGCCAATCCGCTAATTGAATAAAAATATGGAAGGCCGTGATATTGATGTTGGTGACATTCGAATTTCAAAAGATTCGTTGTTTCTCATGAAGGAAATGGCAGACCCGTCCAAGGTAGACTTTACCCAAAAAGAAAGGGAGGATGTGGAAAATGCGCCATCTCTTATTCGTGATCAGTTGAAAAAATCTGCACATGCATCCCGTCACCGTCGTGAACGGCAGCGCCAGCACGATCGGGAAAAGGAACGGCAACATGAACGGAAGGACCGAGACCGTCAAAAGGATCGGAGGGACAGTGACTCTGGACGAAATGAACGGCGCTCCCACAGACACGAGGCTTCACGGCGAGGCGAAGAGGACGGGCACAGGTCATCCTCGCGGCCATCGTCGATTCAACCACCTCTGGAAACCATTCCCGAACGAAAATCCTCTTCATCCCGTCCGGATGGTCCACTTCCCGTCGCTGACGTCATTCGGGCCAGGTCGCGTGTAGGTCACGAAGACTCGATGATGGCACGTGCCATGGAAGACGCGCGAAAGAGGTCAAGGTCGGGTGATGCCGCGGCAGCAGCACCTCCCCCGTCATTGGCCAGAGACGACGCACCCCTGGTTCCAGGATTCCTCAAGGTCTCCAAGACACCGCCGTCAACGAGTGACATTCCTCTCCCGGCAGCCCTTATGCCCACCGCAAAGCAGTCTGAGTTTCGAGTGACTGCGGGTGGAATGGCGCCGGATAGTAGTGGTGGTCTAGGACCGCGTCCCGACCTGAAATCCTCTGTCCTTGATCGCAAGATGTCAGAAGCTCGTGAGAGGGACAGATCCCGCTCCATGTCGCGTTACCGCTCGCGCGAAGACGATTATCGGCGCCGATTCCGCCAATTGGAACGGTCTGGCTATGAAGGGTCTTCGTCGCGTCCCGGCGGCTCGTCTTCATGGCGTGACGACTACCGGCCCTCTGGGTCTTCCTCCCGCCGCTACCGCTCCAGGGAGAGGGACCGCTACGGAGGTGGAGGCTCTTCTTACCGCCGGTCGCGTGATTCAAGGGCAGAAGAGATTGAAAAGAAGGACTACCTCATGGCCATGGAAAAGATGAAGATGCAGGGCATTACGTTGACCAAGCAGTACACCATGGACGACTCCCTTGTGGACATTCAGTACGAGTTTGAGAGGCACAACCTCAACCTCGAGTCCATCCAAAAGGTAGAAACCTCCAAGTCTTACATTCGCATCTTGGCAGTCGTGATTGTGGTCGTGAACCACTTTACGGGTCGCCACTTGAAACTTGTCGGATGGACGGAGCGCCTCTCCAGGGACCTTGACAACCCCAAGTACTTTATGGCCCTGGAAGAGATGTGTCGCTCCATGCACCGCCGTGGTCCGCCTTCCCCATGGATCCAACTTGCCATCATGTTTGTGTCATCCATCTTTGTCACCCACGTCAACAACCAGTGGGGCTTGGGCATTGGTGGCGGAAACCAAGGAAGCGGCGGTAATGGCGGCGGCTCCGCGGCCCAACCCAAGGACTCTGGTGGTGGTCTAGGTGGCCTCCTCGGCTCCTTGGGCGGAATCAACCTTGGGTCCGTCCTCGGCACGGTTGGGAACATGTTTGGTGGAGGTGGGGGTGCTGGCCCGCGCCCCGTTCCAGTGACTCCCCACCAACCCGCAGCCCCCGCTCCACCGGCTCCCTCGGCGTCGTCGAACCCATCGAATCCATCTGGCGGCTCAACGTCGTCACGCAGAGGTTTTCGCAAGCCCTTGGTAAGGCCTTGAAACAATTGGCCTTTTAGGCCAATCAACCATAGCATTTTATGCTTGAAAAAATTGACGTCAAGTCTTCATCCAGATAATTCAATTTTGTATTCAAACGTTTAGTTCTTTGATAAATAAATGCTTTACATTTTATTCTTCCATGACTACTCCTGCCCTAAAAGCCATATCTGTCAAGTTTTTTGGATTCGTCGAACCTCATTCCTGGAAAGGAAGTCCGGTCGAAACTTCTTGACCCATCCTGCAGAGGCTTACAAAATGAACCAAGGCGTGCGCCACTTTCTCAAGGATACCTATCCTGACCACCCCTTCCAAGACCCTCCCCGCATGGGCCTCATTTTACCCTCCTTGAGGCGGATGAATGGAAATCTTTAGAGGAGACGCCTTCTTCAACCTCGGAAGAATGGGCGTCCTATACTCCTTGCGACCATGTGGCGTCCGTCGTAATGCGCCGTGCACGTTTCTTGGAGGACAATCCCCCAGCTTTGGGCTTGACCCACGGATCCAAGTCAATTGGTGTAGAATTTGACTTGCCCGACACGGAGACCAAGGCTCACATGACCTTTGCCTACTTTCCTGGAGGTCTTCCTGAAGGAGCCGATGAGGCGGTGGCTGAATTTTTGCACTTGGAAGAATAGTCTTTAAAAATCAAAAGACCATTTTCTCAATGCCGTAAAGGGATACAAGGACAAGAGAGCTTCCCAGTACTCTTCTTGATCCTCAATCTCCAGTCCAGACAGTATCTTGGAATGCTTATAGACTTCCTCGGACACACTTCGATAAAATGGCGCGTAATCCACCTTTTTGAATTTGAATGGGCGGGTCTTTTGGGAGGGTCGATTGGCCATCCAAGAAGCCAAGTCTCCAATTTTTTCATCATAAATGTCAATGCCAACATCGGTGAGAAGGAGGGGCCACATTTTACGGTGTTTCAAAAAGGCATGGCGCATGGCCTTTTCGACGACTGTCAATTCATAATCGTTGGTGTTAAAGGAACCTTCCGACTCATAAAACGGAATGTCCCCCGTGACACCTCTCAAGAGGGTATACCAAAATTGTGGCAAGATACGCTTGTCGAAATGGTAACTTGCTTTGAAATCACGTGTGCTCAGCCGGACAACATCTTTTGCAAACTTTGCCGGGTTCTTGCGTATCGAAAATCTTTTAAAGGCCTTTTTCAGTGCCGCAGGTGTCATGTCCGAGGGAGACGCTTTTTCATAATTAACCGTCATGGACCGTATCCAAGGAGCAAACCCAGAGTCGGCACTAGAACTCAAGGGCAAATCTTCCCCCACAAAATAACAATCGGTCCCGTAAACCCCACCCCCTTTAATCCTTTTAAAACTCGCCATAGACTGGTGAGAGCCGTCAAGAGTGTCAGGCCCTTGGGCAGGCAGAAGAGTCATGAGGCGCATCCCGAGCTTGAGGCGTGGGCGCCCTTCCAATAGCGATGCAATTCCTGAAGCTCCGGCATAGTAGGATCCGCCCCCGTAGGTCGCTACCGTTGTATAATTTGTCTTTTCGACCGCATCGTCAATTTCTGCCATGAGCAACTCGTCAACACCGTAGCCTTTCAAAAGAATTGTCCTGTCGGACAGGAACTTCAGCATCATATCTTCAATTCCTGGAACCGCAACAGATTCTTCTTTTGTACAAGATCCATAGTGGGCAAAATCTCCCACAAGGTTGTGGCATACAGGCTTGGCACCCCACATTCCCGCCAAAAATGGATTGGTATGGCCTACATTGTCAAAGATGCGATGGATCGTGTAGGTGGAATGCATCCACGCGTCCAACGCTATCGCTTCTCGTGCAGAGAGCCGCGCATCGGCATCCCTTGATGCAAAGGCGACTGGGTAAGCTGCTGGAAGAAAGCGCCATACCGTCTTGGGGTATTGGAGAGGAAGGTTGCCCTTGAGACGCATTTCCCGTGCAAGAAGGGCTAGGTCCCAGCCTCCAGGCCCCTTTGCTACCTCAGCATACCTACCAAGGGATTTTGTGTGAGACGCTGGAAGTTCGGTTCGGAAATCCACCAGTAAGATGATTGACGTTGTGGAAAAGTGTTTGAGAATCAAGGACAGGTAAGACTTGTAAAAGACGGGGTAGGTTGTGTAGGATGAACAATCAATATAGAAGAGGGTTTTCCATCCAGGAAGGAGTTTGCGGACCAGGGCTGCATTCTGCAACAAACCCATAATATAGATGTGATTGATCTTGGACGGGTGTTGGGTAAGATTGGCATTAAATACGGAATAAGACACAAAGCCTTTCGCCTTTTCTTTAGCAAGTTCTGTATGTAAAAAGGGGCGCGCCGGTTTGGCTACATCGGTTAGACGGTAAAAGCGAAGAGTGTGCTTGAGGATCTTGGGTAAAACTGTCCTCAATTTATCCAGGGCAATATCTTCTTCTTCATCTCCCATGGTATTTTATTATAATTGACAAAATTTGAGTCGGATGGTGAATGGTTTGATAGGCGAGGGTTCAGTCGACCTATCAACTTGAAAAAAGTTTACGCCCAACGATTGGACTGGCTCCGCCACCACCGACATCACCTACTGCTGCTCCATCCGGACTTGGAAGAGGGCCGAGACTTGGAGGCGGCAAGTGGAAACGGCGAACACGGAATAGTCCTGGGGGGCTGTCTAGATTATCGTCGTCGTTAGTTTCGCCATCCCCACCAGTTTCAACACCTACTGGTGCTCCAGCCGGACTTGGAAGAGTGCCAGGACTTGGAGATGGCAAATGAAAAAGGCGAACACGACGCTGTTTTCCCTTCATTTTGTTATCTTCATCAAGAGTCCACCGTCTCTTTGGGGAAGGGCGTTTGAGCCAAAGAGTGTAATCTACCTTTGCCACACATTCTGGTTCTACTGGAACGGCCCTAAGGTTTCCTGCACAAAGTGCAAGTTCGGCATGAAAATTTGGATAAAATTGACGAGATGCCCCGTAGCCATCAAAAAGCGGGGAACCGTCCGGTCTCTTTAAGCCACAAATAAACACGGCAACTGCCGCATCCTTATCTGCATCCGATTTTCTTTTGCCCCCCTCCGGTGTAAAACATTCATCAAGGTAACCCTTCAGTAGGTCATTCCCACCCATTTGGCCCTTGAGCCACTCGCGCGACTTGGGGTAGTCAATGGCAAGCAATGTTATAGGGCGTGTGACAACAAAGGAGAGAACATGGCCATAGCTATCCGCCAAAACATCGATGGCCCGGCGCGTACCTTCTTCATTAAACGGTCTTCCGTCTTCATAACCAAAATAGACAACTTTACGTTCTCCAAAATCGGTTGGGTCGCGCACCATTGAAATTATGTCAGTTTTCTGAGTTTGGCCACCCATAACCCATGTAGGGTCTGCCCTTAGAATTTTTTCGCCTGCTGCAATGGTATAGTATAAATAATCTCGACTGTCATGCAGGTCTACACGGGTGACATGGCCAATAACATCATCCGTGCAAGGGGGTAAGGGATAATTTCCACCTCGAGGCGGGGAAGCATATGCCATTTATTCAATGGTCTAGGAAATTTCTCAATCCCGACATCTCTAGTATAAATAAAAAGGTAAATGGCGAGTTGTACCTCTTCCACTCGCCCCAAAGCCGCATCAACCTTTACTCCCCTCGGGTTTTCCTTTTGGTCTCAGAATCGTTCCCACGTAAAACATTGTCTCTCAACGGACCGAAAACGTAAGGCTGGTGTTGGCACAGCCACTTCCTCATGTACATCTCCCATGGACCGTCTAGACGATCGGACCAAGGTCGAAGCAGTGTTTCTTGTGTGGGACTCGGCCGAAAAAGAGGGTGGAGGCTTCTTGTTGCCTTGCATAGACGGAGATTCGTGGTACACCCACCGCTTCGGAGACGCCTACTCGAACAATATTGGATGGGGTATCTACGCGGGTCTCGCCGTGGCCATTCTTTGGATGGACGAAATGCAAGTCCAGTTTCACCTGGAATCCTTTGTGGATAACCTTCCTCTCCTCAAATCAGACGAGTGGTTTCCAAACCTCAAGTACATTGTTGGATCAGGGACATGTTCAACCTTTTGTGACCCTCTCGGCACCATTTGCGTCTCATCCACTTGGGTGAATGGCTTCACCCAGACCTTGGCTTCAGACGTCAAGGTCTCAAGCGCTGCAAAGCAGCTGGGTCTGAAACCGACACGTGGTATTGGAACCATCTACCTGGCAAAGCCTCAACGGATTTCTACAGGCGTCACCCTTTCGGCCACCGACAATACCAATCCTGGCCCCACATGTGACCCTCCGTCGTGTGAAGACAATGATGATAAGGACATTTCATGTTATGCCCAGAACCAAAGCCTTTTAGCCTCAACATCGGGGTTTGATTCTGCCGCTTCCTTGGCAGACTACCTTTCAGACACCTTGGGTCTCCATCCAGAAGAAGATGCACCAGACGTTACACCTCGTCACCTAGAGACGGATGATTACTATGTCCAAGCCGTTGCATCTGCCAAGATGGAGGGCGTTCAAGTCTTTACTTCACGTGCCGTGACGGACAATTATTGTGCTTCCTTCCCTTGTCCTCCCGGCCAAGGGTTTTCATCCACCTACCACAAGATTTGGTTGACCCAGTCTGCGATTTTGACAGGCATCAAAATGATTGTGCGTCTGGGACAGCATACCCCCATTGCCCCTCCCATAGTCCATCGGAGAAACCAAGGGCCGCCCCCATACCTGAAAACATGTTATTGTTAAGCTAACCCCGGAGCAGGTTCTTGACCGTTCCTACAGGGTCGTCTTTTAAATCCTCAAGCTTTTGCTGGCCCTCTTCGAGCAACGCGTCTTGAGCATGCTTATTGACCACGACGGAAATGTTGAGCTGCAGGGCAAAAAGAAGCCAGATGAGGTAGGGAGACCAAAGGAGGGCCGCCACAGTAGAGGTCTTCAAGAGGAGGACAAGGAGGAGAAGGCCTAGAAGGAGAAGTCCCAGAAGAATCCAAAGCGAATCCATGTATTTCCCCTTCGAAAAGGCGGGGATCCATGCAAAATTCAAGGCCAACTGAAAGACAAACAAGAGGATGGTGCCAATGAGGAAAGGAAGTTGGTTGGGATGGCCTCCCACCATTTGGTCTGCCCGACGCAAGACGAGCCATACAGCTACCGAGGTCAAGACGTAGAGGATGGGCCACACGACGGCAAAGGTGATGGAGGGTGGAGAAAAGGGTGCCTTGATCTTTTTGTAATTTTTGACTCGTGAAGGTTTGTACTTGGCACCCAAGAGGGAAGAGGGAAGGAGGGTCAAGATCAGGAGAGAGACCAAAAGAAGAATTTGATAACCCGTCTTCATTTTTATTTATTTGGTGAAAGGGGTGGAGTTGTGATTACAAAAATTTTCAAAGAGAAACTTCTTTCAAGATCTTTGAATAAATGGTAAAGTTTTATGTCATCACTTGTTCCAAGACGGACCGTCGATGGGTCAAGTTTTCCGCTCAACGTTCCGCCAAGTATTTTCGTCCGGTTCGATGTGTGAATGCTAAAGGCATTGATGACGACGTGTTTTGTTCCCTCTTGCGCTCCAAAGGCGCTCTCCGTCCCTATGTTGCCGGTGGAAAAGATTTGACCAAGGTCCAAGTTGCCATTGGCCTCTCTCATTACAAGACGTGGATGAAATTTTTAGCCTCGGAGGATGATTACGCGGTGATTGTTGAAGACGATGTGACCCTCGTGGGAAATTTTGTCAAGTGTGTAGAGGGATTGATTGATGAGCTCGTGGACCTTCTTGGCCACCTCGACCTCCTCTACTTATGGCACGGCCATTGGCTCAAGGAAGGAAAAGGTCGCCACCGTGAAGAAGGCAAGAGGGTCTTGAAGACCTCCCTTCCCTGTCGCAAAGATGGCTCAATGAAAACCCTCCGCGTCAATCGTTTGGATTGTGTCCATTGCGGGGGCGCCGTCGCCTATGTCATTTCACGCGCCTTTGCCAAGCATCTTGTAGCCACCCTCTTTGCCAAGAGTCCCATGGGGATGCCCCTCGATGAATTTCTCGGTTCTAAAATCAATCGCAAGGACTTCACCCATCTCGCCCTTGAAATGGCCTTTGGCGCCAAGGTTAAGCTTGCTGATGGTCTCTACGCGAGAGAACGCACATCCGCCCTCGTCCGCACCGACCTCACCCGGTCAACCATTGATCCTCATGCACCATCCTTGGATCGCCTCTGCTCGGGACGTCGCGTCTCGGTGGACGAGGGTAGATCCTTGATGAAGGCCCTTGCCAATGCCGCGGGATGGGTTGCCCCTAATCGTAAGTCACCTAATCGTAAGTCACCTAACCGGAGGTCCCCAAATCGTAGGAGTCTCCAAAGATCTTGGGCCACAAAGCCAAAAGGATCGAAAAAGGGTTTCGGAAGGACCGAGGCCAAGGTGGTTCTCATCACCGGCCCCTCGTCAGTCGGCAAGACGACTCTTGCCAAGACTCTTGGGAAGAGCCAAGGAATCGAAGTGATTGACTCGGAAGACTACTACTTTCAATGTCTCAAGGATCTTCCCTTGGCCAAGAGGAAAATCTTTAGCAAAAAGGGAAAGTTTCAAAAGAAAATCTTTCAAGACTATGTCTTGGAAAACCTCATCAAGGACCTTGCCAAAAAGAAGGGACGGGTGATTGTGGTCCACACGGATCCAAAGGAACTCCCTCTTCCTGAAGCCTTGACCTATATGAAACTAGCGTCTTTTGCAGACCTCCGCAACAATCTTCTTTCACGCAAACCAGGTGACCGGCGATCCTTGGCAGGAGTCCTTGGAAAGGATGGCTACAAGGGTCTTGTCAAACCGTCCAAGACTGGATTTGAATTGAACCAGAAGGAACTTTTCGCAATGGCAGACCTCGCGACTACGAAACAAGACGTCAAGGCCTTGGAAGCCTTGGACAAGTATTTATTTTCAAAATCACCCAAGGTCTATGTCCAACCCAAGGCCAAGGGCGTTCTTCTGTGGACTTAAACAAGAATACCTTCTTTGGGATAGTCTTCCCACGGGTCTGCCCCAAACCCCGAGGAAGACCAACCACCCTTGACCTTGCGTCTCCTCGCCACTCGAAAGGCATTGTGGATCCGAATGAGGAGGACGACAAAAAGTCCAAGCGCTACATAGTAGCCGGTAATGAATTCAAGAGGCAAGGAGGCAGACCACCTCTTGGTTTCTTGACAGGCCACCTCACGCCGTTCAGAGTCACGCGGTGGTCGCTCAATAAAGAGATGAAACGACACAAACAAGGCATGAAAGACGAGCAAGACGCACCAGCCAAAGGCACACCCCAAGGCAGCATCCCTGACATTATAGGGCCAAGCGTCATACAGCAGAGGATGAATCCATGCAATGGCTACAAGTGAGTAGCTTCCAAAAATAAACTTGGTTGGGGTGGATGGGTCAATGAAATAATAAGAACATGTAGAGTTGGGAAGGGGTGGAGGCACTTGATCAAAGATGAATTTTTGGGAAGGGATCATCAAGAGGCCCAAGCCAAGCCCAATTCCAAGGGTCACACCTGCCAAGCGGATCGTCTCCCGCCTCACGTAACAAGGCGGGACGACGTTATCCTTCACTGTATCGTCGCCAGAAGGCATTTGAAAGTGTCAATTCATTTGTCTTTGACCCTAACGACTTTGAGATCTGGATATTACGCGTACAAGTCGGAGGATTAGTTTTGCAATTGAATCAAAGGTGCAAATCGTCCGATATGGTTGACCTGTTGTCAATTGAAAATGTGGAATTTTCAAAACGAAATCCACACTAAAAGCGCCATGAATATCTTTGTCTTGATGCTTGATCCGGAGGAATGCGCCAAGCATCACTGTGACAAGCACGTGGTCAAGATGATTCTCGAAACGGCTCAGATTCTTTGCGCAGTCCACTACATCACAGAGTCTTCCCATCCTCCACCCTACAAGAAAACCCACTCCAAGCATCCGTGTGTCCTTTGGACAGCCGAGTCCCTCGACAATTACCTCTGGTTGGTTGCCTTGGGACGTGCCTTGGCGGCCGAGTACGCCTTTCGCTACTCGAGTGAAGAGAAACCCAAGTCCCACAAGTCTCTTCAGGTCATTGAGTGGGCCGCAGCTCACCTTCCTCCTCTACAAGCAAAGGGGATTACCACACGTCCCCAGGCCATGCCCGACCACTATCGCGTTGACGGTGACCCGGTGTCAGCTTATCGCGCCTACTACATGGGTGACAAGTCAGACCTCTTGACCTACACCCGACGAGAGGTTCCAGATTGGTTGAAAGTATTTGTAGAATGAACGTGATTTATTATTTTCTACTTAAGGCCTAATGAAATCTTGGGTTCCAGCTCCAAATCAAGGGGCCATGGTGGATGGTCCCTCACCTCCTCTGCCCATGAGGTCACCTTGGTGTCAAAGAGACCAAACAACTTTTCAAGGCCGACACACGAAATGTATAGAATGTGGTGGAGGTTGGACTGATGTTTGTCTGGGGGTGCCGTCTCTCGAAGGTTATGGCGCAGCCACACGCACTTCAAGTCGGTCTTTGGGTTGACCCAAGTCGTGGGGAGGTCATGCATGAGGCCAAGCAAAAGACGAAAGACGAGGAGGGGATGGTCCGGAATCACCACGGCCATGTTTGCCCCTTGGACCGAGACGGCAAGGCCTGCCACTTCGACAGGCGCCAAATCAATGTCGTCTTTGAAGCGGGACCACAAGACATGGCTCGACATGTCAGGTCGTCCGGGTTTCACAACTGGGACTTGGCCAAAGAAGAGGGCCTTGAGGAAAAGATTGGTCCCCAAAGAAAGTGCAAGACTTCCTTCCTTGTCTGTCAAGGGTACAACCTGGTAAAAACACATAGTGCCAAATGACGTCTTGAGTTTTTCACGCCACTTGGGGTCACGCGTAATGGCGAGGGTCGCCGCGCCAGGAAGATCCCCAATCAAATCAGCGTCAATGTCAAAGACGTCTCCAAGGCCAACGTCCATCCGGCCAGACGCCTTGGTCGTCAACAAGGCCGCCATGACATCCATGATCCACCCCGGACAACTCTTGCCTTCACCCTCCTTCTTGGCCACCCGCATGACAAGCTCAAAGCCGTAGCCGTTCGTCGTTGGGTCATCCGTCTCTTTGTACATGTTGACCTCGGTGAAGCCTCGAGACACGGCTTCCCACAAGTCTCCTCGGTCAATGACATAGACGGCGTCAATGACACCTTTACCAAATGGACGTCTTTCAGTGTTGTACATGATGGTCAAGCGCGACCCAGGATCATCCATCGTATCACATAAAAAGTCGTGAATCGCATTCCATCCCGGAACGGGCAATTCTTCCGTCTTGCCGTCCGTGTCTGAATTGAGGAGGGTGAATGCCTTGTTTGCTTCACCCTCTGAAATGTCTACACAGATGGGTGCTGTGTCTACAGGTGGAAGGACGTAGCCTCCCTCACTACACTCGTCGTCGGGATAGGAAGGGCGGCCAACGACGACGGGTTCACTCACGAGGCTTTCATCCTCTTCCTTAAGGGGAGGCAGGTGGAAGGGCGAGGTAGAGAAGCTTCCCAATCTCTCCCGAAAGGAAGACGATTTTCTTCTTGGAGGGATGGGTGGCTTGGGAAGATCCTTATAGACCTTGGGTGGCGGGTTCAGAGCATGGGTGTAGGATCTTGCGGGACCTTGAAGGGCGAGTTTGCACTCTCCATTTCTACACACCACGGGTGCCTGACTCACGCTTTTTCTATGGTCCCGGCGATTGGCTTTGGGGGGTGACAGGCGTGAATCCGGGTCGTCTCTTCTTGACAGGCGCGGGTCGGGACGATCCTTGGGAGGAATCACCTCTCCATTAGGTGAGGCCTTATGAGGAACACTATGAGACGGTGTTCCTTGGGATTGAATTTCACTCGGTTCTTGAATCTCCTTTCGCCCCATACCGACGAGGCCCCTGACAGGGCGTGACCTCCCCATTCGTCGTTTCAAGTCTTCAATGGCTGCCGATGGCGGCGCAAGTTCGTCTTCGTCTTGTCCCCCACGTGGGACACACACTTGGCGAATGGAATCCCGAAAAGACGATGGCAACCGAAGAGGTGGCCTAGCTTGATCTTTCCCTCGCTCTCTTGGAGGGCTGTCCATCTTTATTTAAAAAAACACCTTTAGATTTATTGACAGATTTAACCGCGTAGCTTCGTGCCAAGAGGCCGAAAATGGATTTTTGAATAAATTTTTCACCTGGTTTCAGCACATATGTTGAATTTTTGAATTAAAAAATGTCCCACACCAACTTGGACTGCCATGGAAGAGACTGGGGATGAAACATGGAACACCAAAGCAAGCAAGATTCTTGCTACACGTCGAACCATCTTCCGAGACACGATCCATAAAGCCGATTCTTCTTTTGCAACCAATGCATGTAGACACGGGGAATGGAAACGTTATTTCGGTCCTCACAGACCCTACCTCCTTGGTCGTATGAAAGGCCACCCAACCTTGCTTCTGCGCCCACTTTCTGAAGAACACTCGGCCGAGTTTGAGACTTTTTGGCGTCTCGGAAGCCACTGCAAAGGTTTCTCGAAGGACATGGTGATGGAGTTGGAATTGACTGACGAGCAACGCTCGGCTCTCTACGCCTGTGGTGTCCTTTATTGAGAAATTCTAGTGGCCTGCCCTTAAAATTTTCGTTATTCAACTTTTTGAATGGAAAATTCATATGACGAATTGTGTCAAGCATCCCGCTATCCACCCCCGAATGGGTACCAAGAGCAACCATTGGCCACCTTGTCAATTCATTTGGCGTGTAGTCACCTTCCTCTTGTTTCTCAAAGCACGGCGAAGAGAGGAGTTTACCAAAAAGACCCAAATAAACAAATCTCATAAAGAAACAATACTTTGTCGTCGCAAGTAGTTCTGGCTGTTCTTCAACCAGAGTGTCATTGTAAAGCTTTCCCAGAAAGAAAATGAGGTCATCCTCATACCAATCCATGACTTGGGACAGGTAATAAAAAATTTCTGCATTGCCTCTAGATTGTAACGTCAATCATTCCCACTTTTTATGCCTTCATAGCGCGCAACGGCTCGGACTGAATTTGCCTCGATGTAGACAGGTACAAGAGTGATGTCCTCAAACGCCGTGAGGTAGAGAAGGAGTGTCGATTCCATGGCGGTTCCTGCCTCCCCCTCACCATGAATCTTGGCGTAGATATCTTCAGCTGGTTTCATAAAGCGGATAAATATTCTACGTATCCCTCCCCCAAGATTTAGAAATCTCGGAACGAATTCCTGGAAGGTTTTCAAGTTTTTCTGAATAGTCTTCTGTCATGCGCACCAATGGCTGTCGCATGGGCAAGAGCAAGTCGTGGCCAATCTCGGCCAAAGCGCGTTGATGATCATCATCTCCAAAACATGAAGCTGGAAGGTCTTCCTTGAACAACTTTTCATAGATAATCCTCAATAGATTGCGCTCACCGTCTTGGTGTCTGTGTTCTTCAAAATACGCGCAAGGGTTGCCAACCCCGTCTCTTCCCACAGCATGGGTTGAGACATAAAAGCGACCAAGGTCTCGAGCATACGAACACCAATTATAATATTTCCAGAGTCATCACGAAGATGTGGTATAAGGTAGTGGGCGATAGCTTCTACCTGCCCCTTCTCCCCAGTCATGTAGGTTGGAACCAAGTCAATCTTGGTAAATCCTTTCAAAAAGCAGCCAAGTGCGCCAGGCATATTTGTGGATTTCCTTCCCAATGGTGTCAAGACACCCTTCACACACATCTTTTTGCGATTTTCGTCAAGGAGCCGCGGAGACGTTCATTGATCTCTCGAATCAAACCGTCTTGAATGTAATGGATCCTCCGCGGACCTTTCTCTTCGAGGACATCTAAAAAGTATGGGGCACCAAGGTCAATCATGGTTATTCTTTTTATTCAAACATGTAGAGGCCTGGTCATATGAATTTTCCCTTGCTGTCCTCACCTCTAACTTTTTACCGCTTGGTCCTCAACATTCTCTTGAGTTCGCGATTTTCATCTCTCAAATTTGCCAGTTTACACAAAAGAGGATCAAGGCGTTGGCGCATTTCATGTATAGACTCTTGAACTTGGGCCCACTCCCTTTGCAAAAGAGAATTCTCAATCTTAAGCCTCTCATTTTCCTTGGACATGCCATTGTCAAAGACGACGGTCCAACAATCATCAGACTGGATACCAATGTCAACAAGGGTAGGGTGATGGCGGATGGGTTGATGGCCACGTGAATGACGAGGTGGTGGAATGGTCGGTGGGATGGCCGGTGGTGGCACCATCTCCCTCTTCCTCCGAAAGGCCTCGCCGAGGCGCCTCCACCATCCTTGGATTTTACGAGTGGATTCCCAAGCAACCAAAAGATTAGCCAAGCGAACCAGTAAGATCCGGCGGGCCTCTTCCCTTTCAGCCACGCCTTGACGGTGACAAGCCAGCCATCTTTCACAAATAAAATTCTCAATAATTCTTGTTGCGTGGCATCGTCGATTGGCTAGGGCCCGCCTGCCCAAACCTACCGCCAAAGATCTTTGCAAGATTTTGAGGTGGCGCCGTGTTCTCATACCCCTGTAAAGGGCTTGAAGAAAAATCACTCGACGCTTGACGACTAAAAAACGTCTGCGTCTTTGGAAGGCCTTTAGGGAGGCCAAAAATTGCAAGTACCAAAACCTATGCCTCCTCGCCCTCCACCATCCTTGGATAGATACAACTCGTCCCTTGACGAAAAGAAATTCCCTTCGACAGACCAACCCCCGACGAAAGGCTTGGATGGAAATCGCAGCCTCGCGTCGCCTTGTCCGGCGGCGTGTTTCAAGAGCAATCGAAGATTCATTCTTCAAAAACACCTTTGTGTGACCACGCTTGACTTCCACATCGTCGGTCTTAACCATGGAAAATCGTCGAAGAAAATCCTGATGAAGGTACCTCACCGGGTAGCCCGCACGAGCGATTCGAATGGCTTCAAGCACTCCACAATAGGCCAATTGAATTTCAAGTCTCTTGTGGTCCAAAAGGTCGGACTTGGACAGGTCATTGGGTTTGAGACAGCGGATGAAATGCAAGGAAGTGGAAGAAAGTTCTTGGATAAGGCTTCCAACATTTTTACGAAACAGAGTCAGAACAGTTTGGAGGCGACGGTTGGACCGGTGACCCGACCGACCTTCAGGTGGCTCCAAGCCTTCCAAGGGAAGACTGAATAATTCTTTCCATTTTTCACCCTTGACCCACATTGATTCTCGAAGAATTTCCTTCCAAGACCCCGCCAAGTCTCCACGATTCTTGGCACAAAAATCTTGGGTTGTATAGGTGACAGGACCCGCGTAATGGTGTACCTCAAAAAGTCCCTCCACACGTTGCTTGGAAGATACCAAGACACTTTCAAATCCACTTCGATCAATCTTTCCCGCCAAGGCCTTATCCGACCCTTGGGGAACCAAACACTCTTCGGTAGCCAAGTCGAGCAACTTGTCCAAGTCGTCCACAATGGCCAAATTGTCAGGAAAATCGACATCCGACCAGTCCAGGCCTTCTTCCGCATAAACCCTTTGTTCAAGGACGAAAATGTGGTTGTTAAACACAGTTTGGATACGCTCATTGGTAAAGTTGATACAGAGTTGTTCAAAGCCATTCATGGCATCAAAGACTTCAAAGCCGAAAATATCCAAGAGGCCTATCGTCTTGGACCCTTCACTTGGACATGCCACCTTGGCCAATTCCCCATTCACCCTTGCGACAACCCCAGAAAAGAGATTGTCATAGAGCCATATCGCCGCGGCCTCAAGACCTCCCATGGCTTGATCTTCTGTCAGCGGCGTCTCAATCTCTCCCTCTCGTGTCACAATTCGCTTGACCCGCATAGCATCCCTCACCAAGTCTCCATCAACTCCCAACAAGGTCGCTATCCCTTCAAGATCTTGTCTCTTGAAGGCCTGAAAGGTTTCGACCAAGCGTTTCATGAGGGGAGGGTCCATGCCGAAATCTTCCAAGAGGTGGGTCAATTTGGGTGCCTCAGTGCCCTCCAAAGGATTGAAGCCTCCAGCCCCTTCCACTTCCCCAGTGACCACTGGGTCATAAAACACATGGAAGGACCTCTCCCCGTCCAAATGGTGGAGGAGGCGGATTTTTTCCAAGAGGTAGGTTGTGATGGAGAGCGAAGAAAGGGACCCATCAAGTGGATTGATCCCTACCCGAATGTACTTGCCGAAGCGTGAGGAATTGTGATTGCGCAAGGTGGAAGCATTCCCAAAGGTTTCAAGGAGGGGATTTGCCTTGAGGACAAGAGAAGTCAGGCGTCTAGACCGATCTTCCTTTTGAGAACCCGTTAAGGCAAGGTATTCAAGAATCAGCTTGGTTGCGACCGTCTTTCCGGCACCCGATTCACCCGAGATGAGGATGGATTGGTTTGACGGCCTATCATCACACACTCCGTCAAGAGCAGCCTGAGCGGTTTGAAAAAGATGAGGATCGGCAGAGGCGTGGCGGCGATAGACCTTGGCCTTTTCTTCCCCATAAAGACCATCAATCGTCTTGTAAGGGTTGATCGAGAGGAGCATGGTCCCCGTCAAGGTATAAATGGAATTCTCCCTATAGCGCAACGCCAAGGCGTGCAAGAGGCAAGGGGGAGACAAGTGGACCAAGGCAGTCAAGTCTGGTTTTGACGCTTCGAGGTTAGCCCCATAGTAGGCCTGACCCGGCTCGACGTGGCTGGCAAGATTCCATGCTCCCGGATAGGTGCAGTGGCAAGTAGTTCCGCACTTGCATGGAAGCCACACCAAGTCTTCCACCAGGCGTGGTTCTTTAGATGTTAAATGATTAAAATCAGTTTCCATTTTTATTCATCCTAATGACTTGGGTCCATTCTCCTCAACACCAAAAAGTTATCGCAGCCTCAACACCAAAAGTTAGTGGATACAAGACCATTGACTACACACCTATCGACGGATCTTAATAAGTTCCGGTGTTGATGGGGGCGGTCGGGTAGTAGCAAGGGTTGCATGGACCGAAAGACCACATGTTAAACTCGCCAGTGGCGGCGTGGGCAGTGGCTTGAGCATTCGAGACATTGACAAGGTCAGCGTAAGTCTTCACGTCAATGGCAGAGGTGCTACCAATATCATGGACCAACTTGGCCGAAATCACGGTAGGGGAAGGAGTGGAGGGTGCATAGGGTTTAGATGCCGCAGCCTGGTTGTGGGCAGAGTAGGCAACGGTCGCCCCGTGGCAAGCCGCGCGGTCACCGCCAACGACACAATGCTTTTTGACATTTTTAGCTAGAGCGCCCAACATCTCTGGGGAGGTGGACTGGATCACGCTGCGGGTAGGGTTTCCATTGTACCAGTGAGGCACATCACAGACAGAAGTAGTCGACATTATTTTTAGTAGACCAAGAGAAATTATGGGGATGGTATCGAAAGTTTGAGGCTCAGACCATCTTGAGACAATCGTCTAATCAAGGATGCGGATTCACGGCTTGATCAAAAATCACATCCATAGCAGCATCCTTGGACTTGGCATAAAGCAAAAGGTCAGCATAATGGTCACCGCGGAGCTTTGCACCACTGTGGATAGCCGCTTCGCCGAGTTCAGAGGCGACTTGGACTCGAAGGGACGTAGGGTGCAAGTAGGATGCTAAGCGTATACCGTTTTCCACCTTGGTCGGTGGCTCTCGTTGTAGGCACCACACGTCTTGTTAACGGTTGCCGCCGCAAACTTTTCAACAGATAAACTCTTGGGTCCACTGAACATGAGTGGGTGAGAAGATTTGTGTTTCGGAACAAGTTTTTAATTTAAGGAAATTCTTGAATTGAAAAACTCTAATCCACTCTCATGACTTCCCCCAAGAAGTTGAACCAAGTATGGAATCACATCATCTTGGCTCAAGTCGACAAGGAGTCCTTTCTTGAGCCCCCATCCGATCTTGGGCTACTCCAAAAAGATGCCCGGATCTGCCTCGGTCAAGGAACGCATAGTTCCCTCCCGGCGCCTCTTTACCTTGGAAACCCCTATCGCCATTGTTGCTCTTCAACGGTTGCGTCATGAGATTGACTTTACCAAGTACCGCCAGATTTGCATTACCAAAGACGGACACTACCTCTTTTGCATTCGCTTTTCCCCGAAGGAAACCCTTGGTTGATGGGTCTCTCATTTTTGACGTGGGGGCCTACCAAGCCCAATTTCGAATCTTTCGTATCTTGCGTGACACGGGAGCATTTGAAGCTCCACGCGAGACCTTCAAGGATGAAGACGCCAAGGAGGCTTGATGAAGGTGCCAAGCCTCTCGTGCCAGTTTGAGTAGTTGTCTTGGTTATCAAGAAAAATAAAGTCAGAACATCTTTTATTTGACAAAGTCGCTAAACCATGGACCCTCGATTGAAATAGCCAATGGTTTTGGCCAGCCCTTCCTTCAAGGAGGTAGTTGGTTCCCACCCCAAAATCTCTCTTGCAAGAGAAATGTCGGGCCGCCGTTGCTTTGGATCATCGAGAGGCATTGGCTTGGAGACAAACACTGCTGGCTTACCGAGCACCCCTAGAATCGCTTCCCCGAGAGCCTTGACCGTCACTTCCTCAGGGTTTCCCACATTGACCGGCTTGACATAATCACTTGCCATGAGGGCAATCAAGCCCTTGACCGTGTCATCAACATAACAAAATGCACGTGTCTGAGACCCGTCGCCGTAGAGGGTTAACACTTCGCCCTTCAAGGCTTGGACAATAAAATTCGAGACAACCCGTCCATCGTCACGCGCCAGACGTGGGCCATAGGTATTGAATATCCGGGCAATTCGAACCTCAACCCCATCGGCCCGGTGGTACTCGATGCACAATGCCTCACCGCACCGCTTGGCTTCGTCATAACATGCCCTTGGGCCGACAGGGTTCACATTCCCCCAATAGTCTTCCTTTTGTGGGGACACCAAGGGGTCCCCGTAGACTTCCGAAGTGGAGGCAAAGAGACATTTGGCCTTTACTCGTTTTGCTAGACCCAGGACATTGAGGGTTCCCAAAACACCCGTCTTGATGGTTTTGATTGGGTTGTATTGGTAGGCCTTGGGTGATGCTGGGCAAGCCAAGTGGTAAATCTCATCAACTTCCAAGTGAATGGGAAGGGTAATGTCGTGACGGATAAACTCAAAGCGTGGATTGTCCCGGAGATGTGCAATGTTTGCCATGGACCCCGAAAAGTTATTGTCCAGACAAAGGACATAGGTGGACGGGTCGGTCAAGAGAGCATCGCACAAATGGGACCCGATAAACCCAGTGCCTCCTGTGACAAGAATCGTCTTAAGGGTGGTGGCTGAACCTGGTTCCATGTTTACTTTTTTACACAATATCCTTCCGAGCGAATCAACCAAATCAGAGCATTTGCACCTTTAGTCAAAAAAATCCTTGGATCTCATGTCGAGTTTTTTCCCTTTCAATTTTCGTGCAAAGTCACTCACCTTTTGGAAAATCCATCTTGAAGCTTCAAAGTTGGGTGAAAAATGTTAGATCCCCAAATATTTTGCCGAAAGTTGAAATTTTTCCTCGGTCATTTATTGTGTTCAAATCGTGTAAACTCTAATAAAACCTCACAACCAAAATCCCATGTCGTCCCTCCCTACCCACCTTCGCGACCTTGACGTTTCCAAGTTCTTTTGCTCCATGGCTCCTGACAAGAAGGATGCCTCGAAGAAAGTGATCAAGTTGCACCCCTTTCCGGGGCGCCGTACCAACATCGCTTGCCAGCTCGGTGACGATGGCATGGTGGACCAAGAAGGCCAGCCGGCTCCCATTGTCCCTCTTAAGGGACCGGGTTCTTATGAGAATTCCCAACCCGACAAACCCTCTGTTTTTTGCCGCTTGGCTGATGTTAACACTGCTGCTGTCCTACAGGCAATTGACGAACTTCTTCCTCGCGAGATGGAGCGTCTTGGACTCGTGACGGCCAAGGATTACCGCCCGGAGAACTACCGCCCCCTCTACAACCCTCCCGACCCGGAGGCTGGCGGCATGGCTGGTGCCATCAACATCAAGTTTGACAAGCGTTCGTGCCCTGTCAAATGCATGGAGTTGGAGGACCCCGACGACGACGAGTCGGAGGAGATCACGCGCAATGGTTCCCTTGATGAGATCCAGCCTGGCGCTGTTGAGGCAATGTACATGCGCATTTCCATCTCGTCCATCTGGAAGGTGAAGCGTGATTGGGGTGCCACCATTTGGTGCAACAAGCTCGTGTCTCGTATGGGTGTGGCCAATGATGGCCTCATTGTCGGCAACAAGATTGTGCGTGGCGACATGGTCAAGGAGATCAAGCACGGTTCTCGCTCTGCTCCCAAGGCATCTTCGTCTGAGAAGCGCAGCCGCCCCGCGCCTCCCAAGGCCTCATCAAAGCGTATCAAGAATGAGTCCTCCGACGAGGGTTCCGACGGCGAGGAGGGCGACGACTTTTCTACTGCTCCCGTTGCCAACCGCACCGAAGCTCCGGAGCCTGTCGAAGATGCTTCTGATGCCGGCTCTGCTTCTGAGGGTGAAGCCGAAGAAGAGGTTGCCTCTGGCGACGAGACTGGGTCCAATGCCGAGGAGGAAGACGAGGAGGAGGAGCACGTGCCCACTCCGCCTCGCCGCCCGTCCAAGTCTTCTTCCCGCCGCCATAAGTGAAACGATCTTTAAGTGAAACGATCTTTAAGTGAAACGATCTTTAAGTGAAACGATCTTTAAGTGAAACGATCTTTAAGTGAAACGATCTTCAAGTGAAACGATCTTCAAGTGAAACGATCTATAAGTGAAACAAGCCTTTGATGAAACTAAAAAAAAATAAATTCCTATTCTATCGTTTGGAAAAATCACTCAAAAATGTCATATTACAAACGTTACAACCCTATACTTGGTCGACATGAATCGGTCTACCAACCTTGCACACCCATTCAACTTGGACCCAGGGATTTTCAAGCTATGAGGTTGAGGGGCGAATGGAAAAGAGACAAGAACGCTCTTTTTATGCGCTTCATCATGGGAGGATCGTCTACATTCCTGGCTGTTTGTTCTTGGTTTGCAAAGCCTCGTTTTTATTTTGGAGCTTTTGTATCTGCGAGTTTGGTTGGTTATTTTATTTGGGAGACTGCTTCCGCCTATTGGCCCAAGTCTGGGACCAAAGCTACATCAATGGTGAGGAAGAAACATTCGCGGTCCATGCCTAATCTAACAAAAATGAAATAAAATATATGGCCAAGTCATCGCCAAGACCTATATTGGCTTTACATTTCTTGAGTTGACAATTTGCCCCAGACCACTTGTAAAAATTATTAGGAAAGAGAAAAGCCTGGTATGTTGTCTTCACACGACCCGGCCCAACTTGCAGCGCGTTCAGTTGGGGCAATGAGGCCACCACCTCCCCCTTCCCACCGAGATGCCCAACCTTCTCAGTCACATCAACCACCAGCCCATCCGCCTCAACCACCCCAGACCCCTCCTCCTCCTCCCAAGGCCCCAAACCTCAAGGTTGAGGACTTTCGTCATGACCCAGCAACGGGCACCTTTTCCGTGGCTCTTCCCACCGGCGTCACCCTCACCTCGAAGAATCCATTCGAACTCCAGTCCAAGGTCCTTATGTCGGCCAAGCCCGAGATTCGTCCGGCCCTCGCCTCCATGATGACAGACGTGACGATGCAGTGGTCGGCATGCACGACACCCTCTCTCCAAGACGTGGCCAATGACGCAGTTGACGACAGTCGCAAGGCCGCCTATTTGGAATCTGCCAAGTTGTTGTGTTCCGTCCGTCAAAAGGTTCCAGCACCTAAGCTCGACTTGCTACGCCACAAGTGCATGACAATGCCAGACACGGTCAAGTGGTTGTTGGACATGGAGGCTGCAAAACCTGACGATGTTGTACACAAGACGGGCTTAGCCCACCACAACCTATACCACCTCGCCACTGGAAAATTGAATGAAGCGGGCAAAACGGCCGTCGACAACCTGAGTGACTCCCAACGCAAGTCCCTTAACCAATGGTTCAACCGCTCCGAGAGTGACGTCCACCAATGGGTATTGGGCAGGTGTCTCTCCTCGTCAGAGTCTGGAGCTCATTTGGCGTCTAAGCCTCTCCACGGCGTTCACCGGGTGTGTGTCTACAACCTTCGCAAGGCCTATGACAACCAAGCCGATTCGATCCGCAAGGCTATTTCTGACCATGACAAGTTGAAAAAGGGACGGCTGACAATTCTTATTTTTGTTGCCGTCTTGCTTGCCGTCGTCATTATTGTCGTTGTCATTGTCGTTGTCATGAAGAACAAGAAAAAGGCACGTGAGGCACGCCTTACCCTTCCGACACAAGCCCATCATCCAGACACGACGGCACCTCCGGTCCTGCCTCACCTCACTGCGTCGCCTCTTACCCATCCGTCGACAATGGCCGGCTTGAACCCTTCACATGGTGCTACCCCCGTGTCTCATGTTCCAAATGACCCAATGGATGCAGAGATTGAACGTCTTGCCTTGGAAATTCCCAAGTAGAGGCTCTTTCAAATTAAAAATTGAGTCAAGACAATTCAAGAGCCTTGGTCAAAAAGTGACTGTTTAAATCAAAAGCCCGTCATGGCATCTGTTTCTATGGCAGACACCACCATTGATCCCAACACCAATCACCAACCCTATGACTGTGTCAAGGGTTCATGTGTGCCTTCCACCTCGTCAACCCCTCAATTTCCAGATTTAGCCGCATGCGGTAGCGGGTGCAAGGGACATAAATCAAACACCTTGTGGATCATTCTCGGGATTCTTGGCGTTTTGATTGTCGGCACGATTGTTATTGTTGTCGTTATGCATGTGAAGAAACGTCATGACTACCATCTCGGCAAGGTGATGGGTGAGATTCATGACAAACGTGCGGCTCAAGGCCTTCCTCCTCTCCAAGTTCCTTCGTCTCTTCCTTCGGCTTAGCCATCCCTTCCTCCGGCCTAGCCATCTCGTCATTCAGCGTGGCCATTTCATCCTTCAGCGTGGCCATCTCTTTTCCAAGCACCTTCATCTCCTTCAGGGTGTTTTCCACCTCTAGACTTTGCAATTCCTTCGGAAGTTCCACCCGAATAAATGCCCATCCCTTGGCTTGACCCTTGTTGACATTTAACCTCTTGCTTCGAATGGACGCCTCACTCGTCCTCAGATTTTCTCGATTCATGCGCCCATAGCGCAAGCGTCGTCCTTTTATATTGGCAACCGATTCAACCTTTGAATTGCGTAAGGCGGATGGCCGCGGAAGGCCTTTTTTGTCCAGATGAAGTCGAGGCACGCCACGTCCACCCAAGGGCCACAACGACTTTAACCAACCAGCACCCTTGGTTTTATGGTCACAAATTAGGATTTTCACACCAAATTTGATCGCTAAGCGGGCCAAAAGATCAACGTCTTGGCCTCCCATGGGATGGAGGGCCTGGTTGTAACCGCCGACACCCCAAAACATCTCTGCCGGATAGGCAATACACCCATAGGTTCCCCGTCCATTGGCCAAGTGACTGATGGCTTGGCCCCGTTGGTGGCGAAAGGCACGGATGAGTTTGACGCCGGCTTGGGGGCCCATCATGACGTCCCCATCTAGATTGACAAGAAGAGGGGATGAAGCGGCAGCATGGGACGTGTTTTTCGCCCAAGAGGCATGCCATGATGAGGCTTCCACCTTTACAATCTTGAGGTAGCCACAGGAAATGTCTTGATAAAAATGTTCAAGGGCCCATCTCAAGAGGCCATCCGTGGGTCCAATGTCGGCCAGAACAAATTCGACAATGTCCTTGTGGCACCGGTTCCATTCTAGATTTTTAGGAAGGGTTTGCTTCAACTGGTGAAGACGGTTCATGCAAGTGATACAAAATGAAATCTGAGGCATTTTATTAGAGAGGACATCATAGATCCTCCAAGCTCGATGGTCGAGGTTTCAAACGGATTCAATTCGTCTTGAAATTCCTGACAAGGTCACCAAAATTCCAATAATACCCATAATCATCCACCCCACTGCCGCGACATTCGTCATCTTGGCAAACCCAGCTGCCGTGAGGGAAATCCCAAGCAAAAGAAGGATAATGCCCATAATCAGGGTTGGCCATCATCAGAGATATTCTTGAGATTTTTCTTTTTGAAAGGCATAGTGGTAGCTTGATTTATTGGATGTCGATAGTTTGCTGGGATGTGACACAAATCACAAATCCTTGGTCATCAATAAAAATGGCCGACTCATTGAGAACCTCACAACGGGTGTCACGGTGGAAGTGGCTTCAGGCCAACTTGGCACGGAAAGACCATACAGTCAAACTCACATCTAAACTCGGGTCCTCCCGTGTTGGTCATGCCTATGGGTGTAAGATTGAAAAGGATGGTCACTCCTTGGCCAAGAGTGGCAACAAGTTTGCCATCAAGGCCCAATCCTTACGTCCTCCCATCACCTTTCATCAAGAATTTTTCCAGGAACTCCTTGCCCTCCTCTACTCCAAGACGATGGTGGAAAGTGGACGCTGTGTAAACTTTCCCCTCTCCATCTTTCCTTTTGGCTTGGCGGACTGGCCACCAACCTTTACCATGGATACCCCAGGCCGGTTCACTACCCTCATTCCCAATGAATTGTGGGATGGGGATTTGACAAGTAGCTTGCGTCGTCTCGAGTCGGTGGAACCAGTCCTCTCGGCCATTGCCCAAAGCCTCATGGGTCTTCACACCATGAATTCAGTGTGGAAGATGTACCACAATGATCTTCAAGCTGGAAACATCTTGGTCAAGCGATGCCAAGATCAGCCCATTGAACTCTCCTACACCTTTTCCTTCTCTCCTCTGGTCAAGGGTGACAAACCTGCTCAATTCGTCCTTGAGCTACGCAATGTGACCCTCTTTTGTGTCTTGTGGGATTTTGCCCATGTGGCCACCCACCGAAACATTCCCGACTCGGACATTGGCCAGCTCTTGGAGTGGCTCAAGGATCGTTTCCCTGATGCCATGGGACCACTCATCCAGACAGACAACCTGGTGGATTACTTTGGGGACGAGCTGATTGAGGGCACCATGGACCGCAAGACAGTCATTATCGACCATGACGCCGACCGACCGCCACCCACACCGATGCCGCGGAAGGCCATTCGGCGAGAGTCGCCAAAAGAAACCCATCGGCGTCGCAAGTTTCGTCGTGGTATCCATGCCAAGGAATGGGAAGTGGACCACTTGGAAGAGCTTCGAACCCTGTGTTTTTTGATCATCCTCAACTCGATGACAGATAATGTCTATGTGAAGCCAAAGGGACCTGCCCATAGCGGCCATATCCGCTGGGGCATCTTGGCGGGCCACCTCTTGGCTCCCCTCCTTGACCTTGAAGAGGATCAGATTGAAATTCTTCGTGACGAAGATACGCCTCTTGACGAAAAGTGGTACTTTGTCCTCAACACCTTTTTGGGGATGGACGAAGAAGTAATGCCCGAGTATCCTCTTGACAACCCCATCACTTCCACCATCACCCCATGGACTCGAAAGGAATTGAAAGCCCTTGAAAAATCGGGAAGTCTATTGGCATCCATCAAGCAAGGGGATCTCCCCAAGGCCAAGGTGATTGTTCCCGAAGAACGTTTGGCTTTCTAATCTCGATATTTATTTACACTTTTTATTGTTTTTGAAAAGAAAAAGTTCAAAAGAAATTTGACCGTACTTATACCAAATTGCTTTGTAGAGAGTCATAAGTAGAAACCCTCCCGTGACAACTAAAGTCTGCATCAAGATATGAACATGGTCCCATCCTAATCCACAACATTTTTCCTTTTCTTAATAAATGAAACTCCTTATTGTCGGAGGAGGAATTTCGGGTCTCCTATTAGCTCATAAATTAAACTCAAACTATGATATTACTCTTGTTGAAAGAAATGATCACCTTGGTGGTCGCATTCACTCAATGAAACACTACGAATGTGGTGCCTATCGCATTCACCAAACACATCGTCGAGTATTTGGATTGGCAAAGTATTTAGGGGTTGATCTTGAACCATGGGATATAAGGTCTGTCCATTTGAATGGAAAGGGAAGTCATTCGGTAACAAAGGAAAATAATATGACGTGGTGGGATCTCCACGGAATGAAGGGAGGAATGAAAGCTGCCGATAAAAATGATTTAGGAACTGGGTATAGGGAAGGAACAGATGTTTCATCTACAAACTACCCGATGGACATGAAAGATGGAAAAGGGTGGTGGTTTGCACCAAATGGTTTGTCAATGTTTATCACTAAACTTGAGGATCGAGTTAGAGGAAAGGTAAGAATTCATCTTTCAACTCGACTACTCGACGTAGAAAAGGATGGAAGAGTATATAAAGCGACATTTCTGACACGAAAGAAAAATTTTGTGAAAAGATTCGATAAAGTAGTTTTTGCCTCATCTCCTATTCAGGTACAGCATACAACACTTGTTAAGAATTATGGTCTACCGCTAGTATCTGCAATCAAATGGGAACCTCTTCATCGAATCTATGCAAAAGTAGATGGGTTGACTCGAAAAGAGATGCTTCATCTTGAAAAGCGTAAACTAATTTCTTCTACTCTACTGGGCCAAACAATTGGTTGTCCTCCGTTCCATCGTACTTCTCAACTTCCCTATCTCCAAGTCGCATATTGCCAAGGACAGGCTGCACGCTTCTGGCAAGATTTACTTTTAGGAAAAGGCCGAACTGCATTTGAAAATCAGCTTACAAAGGAAGTTAAACATCTTTTAGAATCTTATTTTAGAAGACGAATAAACCTCTCCTTGAAAGATATCGACTCCCATTATTGGTCCGATGCGGTTCACGGATGGAAAACGGCATTTGGAAAACCTCCAGTTGATGTTCTCTGCCGGCTCCATCCTCACAAATGCCCAGGTGTTTATTTTGCAAACGAAGGTCTTTCTTTTCACCAGGGGTGGATAGAAGGGTCTTTAGAATCGACTTCGTGGGTTCTTGAAAACCTTTCCTGTCACACTTTCAATTTACATCCGTTTTCTCACCGTCTACCATCACTGCCGTTTTCAGTCCTCAGACGCAGGCTAAAGAAAGAATGGGTTGTAGTTGATGGACGGGTCCTGGATGTTGGGAAATGGAAAAAGGTCCATCCAGGATCTGAAAAGGCCATAAATAATCACCTCTACGAAGATATTTCAAAACTTTGGCATGTCATTCACGGTCATTTCGGAGATGCATGGCGCCAACTCATAAGTCTTCAAATTGCTTGGTGTAAATAAAATGTCGACTCATACTGATCACGAACTGGCAATGGCAAATGCTCAACTTCATGAAACAGCACACATGGCCAATCACATTCATTCTCTACTCCACGATCTTTCGACTCGTGGTGGACATAATGGAGAAATAAAGGCATGGGTGCAATCTAAACTTACAAGAGTTCATCATGATCTCTCCGATGTACGCACATACCTTCGCGGAATTTGTTGTTCCAATGAATATATTGGTGATAAATCCTCGTGTGGATGCATGGCTAAAAATAAATAAGCATGGCTAAAAAAATAAATAACAGTTTTTTTTCCACAGGAAAAGGATTGGTCTTGCGACCAATAAAGACCACATTTTATTCCGTTCTAAGTGGTATTGTGGCGAAGCGCCGAGACGATGGGGCGTGGAGAGGGGAGTGACCTGGCTTGATTGGCTTCCTGGACTTCTTGGCGGATGTCTGCTGAGGCCTCTTGAAATTGGGTCAACTTGTCACTGAAATCGTCTGCATAGTTTTGAGGGAGCTTCACGCCAGGAGGCAGGCCTCGAATGGTGCGCGCCATTGACCGTCTCACGACCAAAATAATAACCACGACTAGAAACACGCCAATCAGAACAATGATGACAATGATGAGACCTCTGTAGCGCTGCCAAAAAGATTTCTGAGGAGGATCGTCATGATCCTTATCCTCTTTCCGTTCTTCAACTGGCTCTTTGCCTGATGGGGGTCTACCTGCGGAAGCCTGCATTTACTTTTGAAGACACAATCGAGAATAGCGAAATGAAAAATTTAGAGAATAAACACAGATAGAGTGGGTTTATTTTCAGTCGTCTTCATAGGAAAAGACATAAAGTGAAGGAAATGTGTTTTCAGGAATTCCTGTTTCAGGGTGACTTGTAAATGCGACAAGCTTCTTGAAGTCTTCTTCATCAAGTGTAAACGACGACGGCTGTGTTGTGTAGATTCCTCCAGCTCTTGCGTCTTCATGAACCACCGGTGTAACGCATATCAGGCAGGTGTTGTCCATACCATAGCCTTCCGAAGGTTTTATGAGTTCCAAGCCATTGGCCTTTACCCAATCCACAGCACGATGCTCGTCAATTTCACGATTGGTATAGTCGTGTCCAGTTACTTCCCGGCATTCATCGTAGGCTTCATCTGACCAACTACCAAGAGACTTGACAAATTCATGAAACAAAACTTTGTAGCCCCAAGCAATAACTGTCAGGTAGGAATGGCCCATGGAAGGTGTGAATAAAAAGGTTAGTGTTTTATAGGTGAAGCAATCTACATTAAATTCAGGCAATCTCCGATGCACATGACGTCACCACACTTGACAGAGACGAGGGATTCATTGGGCAGCATGTAGGTGACGCCCTTGGACTGCTTAATATCAACAAAAGCATCAATAAACTTTTCAAGGGGTGTCGTCAAGGCATCACACCGCTCTGCGACGTAGTAGCCGAGGCCCATGATTCGAGTATGGTCGTCAATCAAATTGGCAAGGTCTGGATCTACGAGGCTTTGCACCATCAGTTGCAAATCGAAAAACTTGTGGACATGGTCCACCATCTCCCCTTCGTCTTCACCACACCCAACATCAAAAATTTCTGCCAAGTCTTCCCAAATGCCAAACCCTGCCACATAGACGTCACTCGCCGATACCTCCCGAATAAACCTATAAAGTTCCTTGAGGGTCGTCATCTCATGCATGACTGTGGGGTCATCCACCTCCTCCTTGGGTGGCCAGTAGGAGGCGTGAAGAACCCCAAAGGTGTAGTCCACCTCGAGGATCCCGACGCGTGACCGAATCCACTGGGCTTCTCGGGTCTGAAACATGGTCACAATGGAGGTGCAGTCGTCCACTGAAGCACCAAAGGGAACATTCCACGACTGGGACCGTCCCATGTGGATGCATTCGACGTGGGTGGGTTTGTAGGGGGTGGACATCCCCAAGAAGGACGCTTGGCAAAAGAGACGTAGAAAATCATTCTTGAGCTGGTGACAATGCGGGTCTTCCCAGGTCAAAAGGTAGAGGTGCGTCTCCTTGGGCCTCCTCTCCTCTTCCGAAACGTCTTTGCGGATGTCAGTGTAGACAATGATAAAGTGACCTTGGATGTGGGATTCCTCTTCCTTGGCACACACGTGGGGCAAGTTGGGAATAATGTGACAATGCCACCCTCGTTTCTTTCGGTTCCGGAGGATGGTTGTGAGGAGCCATCCCGTGTGTCTTACGACCGTCTTGGCAATCCCCTTGGGTCCTGGAAATTTTGCATTGGCCATCCCGAGGGTCAAGCGGCGTCCCTTCCGAAAGGCAATCGTTGCGACGGCAAGGGCCCATACCTTGTCGGCAAGAGAGGCGCGAAAGGTTTGGCGCTCGTTTCCCTTTTGCATGTAAATTTTTACCTTGGCTCTCAGGGTGGATTCTAGTTCGAAATTGTCAAACTTGCCCCTTAAAAAGGGAAAGTCATGGACAACGTCACATGTTTGGTAGGACCGTAAAAAGTACATGGTCATGAGGAAGCCCCACCATTCGAGTGTTTCCTTGTCCTTCACCTCTTCTGCCACTTGGTAAAAGTCAAGCTCGGCATCTTCCTCCAGGGTAGAGTCAATCAGGGGGTAGAGGTGACCTACGGTCATCTTCCTCTCCAAGTCAGACATGGTCAAGTGGGCCAAGAGATCCGCGTTTGTCTCTTCGGTGCACTTGACAGGGGGAGCCGGCGCATCCAACTCCCAATCCTTCAGATAGTCCATGTCCGTGCCACACGGGTAGCGAATCCAAAACCCTGCGTCAAGTTTGTGTTGGAAAAAGTCATTTGCAAAGCCAGACACCTTGGATCGAAAGGACCGTTGGGAAAACAATTGGATACACTTTACCGAGGCATCCAAGACGGCCATCGGGTTGTTGGGGTCCGAGGTTGGCAAGTGGAGGTCTGGTGGGTGGTCGGGTCCCCAATAGCCGTCGTCAATGTAGACATGAATGTCGTGGTTCTTAATGTCGCGTACCCTTGACGTCATCTGAAGAGCCGACTGAACATTTCCCGTAAAGGGCGACGAAACACCGTAAAAGAATTGGGTGTCGAAATGCTTTTCTTCAAAGGAGCACCCTGCCGTGATGCAAGGCGAGTAAATCAATACCTGGCACCGTTTCCACCGCTTGATGTTTTTCATGGCACCTGCCGTGTCGTCAGACCCTGGACCGTCGTAGTAGGCTTGGACCACCACGTCTGGCCATGCGCGTTGAATGTCCATCTTGAGATTTTTCACCATGTAGCGGTACATGCAAGGGACGACAACATTGAGACCGGCTCCAATCGCCTTCATCAGTGCCGTTTTCCATCCATCCTTGGTCCGGTAGACGACACAATCATGACCATTTTGGGGGCGGCAAGTGTAGTCGATGAAGCGAAGGGGGGACCAAGACCCACGGAGGGTTCTTACAAAATGCACCGTCACCGGCTCAATAAATGCATCTGCGATAATCACGTACTTGGCCGCGACAAGCAGGCGTCGAAGACAATTAAGAACATTCATTCGGTGGGTGTCGGTGATGAGGGACCCCGAGATGGAGGACATGACTGAGACAACCTCGTCGATAATCACGACATCATATGGCCGCTTGACCCTCGCCAAGGAATTAATCACGACTTCCAATAAGTCAGCCGTCAAGGGTTCTTCGTCCTTGGCGTAATGGTGAACACCTTTTCCACGCTTAATCGCCGAGAAATATGCCAGGGAACGTGAAAAATTAATATGGACGATCGACTTGTCCTTAAAGTAGGTGTCACGTAAGAGGCGGATGGCCTTGGACTTGCCAAAGCCCTTTTGGCCTTGAATCACAAGGGTGCCGCCCTTGTCAATGTCGGGAATGTCTTTGATCCATCGATCGTCACACTGGGTGTAGGTCGCGTCAGGAAACAAGGACCTCACCATGGGCTCTATCGTGTGTTGGTAGGCTAGACGCGAGAGAAAAACGTTTCCCACAACCGCCCCTCCCTGCAACACAAAACCATCTGCACACACGCGCGGCTTGAGCCGTGCAAATTCACCAAGTGGCTCGGACATTGTTTTATTAATGTGGTCTGGGAGGAAGCAAAGTAAATTTAACTTTTCATTTCCAATGGTCTTCTTGTTTAGGTCAAATAAATACTAGCCACGAGCAAGGGTAATCCTCCCATCATTACTTCGAGGTTCGGTCAGGAGACCCTCCACGGATCCATCCGCCTTGAGATCATAGGCCTTGCCTTGAAAATAAATAAGCGATCCTCTCCCAATCACCTTCCGTCCAAAGAGTCCCTCTGGCACATAGTGCCACGCGACAAGAGGCCAGTCATTTCCATCAGGTTGAGGCAGAAACGTCGTCTGGGTGAGGGACCCGTGACCAAAGTCTTGAGAGGTGTAGGGGTAGGGCCCGACAACGAGAAATCCTTCACGGGGGCCATCTGGATCTTCACCACTCTCAAGACGGTTGAAGAGCAACCTCTCTCCCCAAATCTGAATAAAAGAGTGAAATCGTTCAAGGCTGTCAAGCTTGGTCGACGGTTCAGCTCGGCAGATAGGACAAGAGGGTGGCCTCCCACTGGCGACTAAGGACTTGAAAAGACAGCTTGGATGAAAGTAGTGCCTCTTCTTTATGGGACCATCACCGCTCAAGATGCATAGAAAGGGAGATGTCTTGTATGGATAGTGAAGTTCTTGCAAGCATATTGGACAATCGCCAAGGGGTCCAAGGAGGCTTTCCATCTAAAAAGAATATGTGATCAAAAAATTTCAAAACATTGGTCTTTATTGGTTGGAAAACCAATCCTTTTTCGCAGAAAAAGCCACTGGAAAAGTGTTTATTCGGTATAGTGGAGACAAGAGGGCTCATAGTGGCGTTGCCAGTCCGAGTAAATCTGACCCTTCTTCATCTTCATCGTGACACGGTCCTTGGGGACGGGCTTCTCATGCAAAACATCTGTCCGCAAGATGTACTTGACCCCCTTTCGCGGGGGCTTCCCCTCATGCTGAACCATGTGGTCCTGGATCAGCATAGAGCCGGTGCGGGGGACAATCTCCAAGTCATGAGGTGCAAAGGTCGTCTCACCAGGGTCGCGCAAGAAACGGCAGTGGCCCGATGAGTCGACCGTCGCGTATTTGGTCCAAAAGCAAGTCTGGCCATCCTCAAACTCTTGGTTGAGGTAGAAGAGAAGAGTGAAAAAGGTGATTTGGTAGTAGTAGGTGTCCGTGACAGGATCATAGCGGTAGCGAGACATGCGGTAGTCGTCGTGCTTGAGGATAAACTGTCCAGGGTCATACTTGTAAAATCGCAAGTGGGGATTGACGCCCACTGCAGTGTATTCGTCACCTTGCGTCGTCGGGTCGGTGAGGTTCATATAGGGAACTGACTTGATGGAGTGAAGGTCGCCAGGTACAAAGGGTGCGACACGGGTCCACATGGCATCCGCCCAAGCCTGGTCGTCCTTGACACAAAACTGACTTGTGCGTGCGCCTTCACGACCAGTGCGACCGTGGCCGCCACCTGAAAGGGGTGAGGGTTTGTAGCCCTTGGTTTCACATGTGTCGATCATGCCTTGGCATTCCTTGGGGGTCAAGACGGACGAAACGGAAATGATGCGATCCTTGACATGGGCAGTAGCAACGGAACGAGTGGTGGCCATGAAGTCGGAGAATAGAAGTGTATGTGATTGGGACAAGTTTTGAAATTTCAATGTTGAATTACATGAGAATATCCAAGGCTTGACAGCTTCATTAAGTTACACATCTCTTTTACGTTTTTCATGGACACCCTCGCCTATACAGCTCAAGCATGCACCTACCAAGCCCTTGAATGGTTGGCCTCTCACCCAGAAGTCACTCAAGGTCTTTCGTACTCGTTTGCTCCTGGGTGGTACTGTGAGGTTTGGCGTGCCAAGAAGGATTCTAGACTCAAAGTTACATGGTCTCAAGAAGTGACACCGGGATTTGTCAAGCTTAATCCTTGGTAGAGGTCTGTAGGATTCCCTTTGATTTCTTCAAGCATAAAAATGCTCTGGTTGATTTCTTGGAGTCTAGCTCAAGAATTTGTATCAAAGCTAAAATGTCATTGACCTAATCACAAGTCATTTTGATGTTTTACACACCTTACCGGGGCTTCAAGGGCTCATCAAGCCTTTCTTGGTCATCTCTTGGTAACCAACCCTACAAGAATTTCCTTGGCAAGGCAGACTGGCCAAGCCTAAGGATTGCTATTTTCCACGGTTCAAGGGAAGCGGCTAAGCTTGCGGCGGAGAAAGGCAAGTTCAATGAAGGACTTCACGAAGCGGCTCAAGGAGGCCATAAGGACCTTGTCGACTTTTCATTTCCAAGGGCGCTTCGGACTGGGAGGGGGGGATGTGGGGTGCGGCGAGAGGAGGCCACAAGGACCTTGTCGACTTTTTCATTTCCAAGGGAGCTTCGTCCTGGAACTTGGGGATGGACGGTGCGGCCCAAGCAGGCCACAAGGATCTTATCGACTTTTTCATTTCAAACGGCGCTTCTCTATGGGATTGGGGGATGCAAGGTGCGGCTTACGGAGGCCACAAGGACCTTGTCGACTTTTTCATTTCCAAGGGAGCTTCATCCTGGAACTGGGGGATGGACGGTGCGGCGAGAGGAGGCCACAAGGACCTTGTTGACTTTTTCATTTCAAACGGCGCTTCTCTATGGGATTGGGGGATGTGTTATGCGGCTCAAGGAGGCCACAAGGACCTTGTCGACTTTTTCAAAGCTAAAATGTCACCACCCTAAATCACAAGTCATTTTGATGTTTTACACACCCTACCGTGGCTTCAAGGGCTCATCAAGCCTTGCTTGGGGTCTCCTTGGCAATCAACCTTACAAGAATTTTCTTGACAAGGCTCAATGGCCAAGTATCAAGCTTGCCATTTTTCATGGTTCGCGAGAAGCGTCTGAAGCGGCAGTGATCCAAGGCAACGTAAATGGAGGACTTTACGAAGCCGCAAGGGGAGGCCACAAGGACCTTGTCGACTTTTTCATTTCCAAGGGAGCTTCGGACTGGAATTTGGGGATGTGGGGTGCGGCAGAAGGAGGCCACAGAGACCTTGTCGACTTTTTTATTTCCAAGGGAGCTTCATCCTGTAACTGGGGGATGCGTGGTGCGGCCCAAGGAGGCCACAGAGACCTTGTCGACTTTTTCATTTCCAAGGGAGCTTCGGACTGGAATTTGGGGATGTGGGGTGCGGCGAGAGGAGGCCACAAGGACCTTGTCGACTTTTTCATTTCCAATGGAGCTTCAGACTGGGACTTTGGGATGCGTGCTGCGGCCCAAGGAGGCCACAAGGACCTTGTCGATTTTTTTCAAAGCTAAAATGTCATAACCCTAAATCACGCCTGGGTGCCATCCCCTCTAATTGATTGATGTACCCCCAGGTCCCGAATAAAATACAAAAGCTTGTAAAATTTTTCTTCTTTCAACCCCGTCCATTTCAATATCGTCCACCCACTTGACGGGCCGTCCTTCGTCAAAGACGCCTTGGTAGGTAACACCATCCTTGACAAGACTGTACGGCCCATCCAAGTAGCCCTGAGGGGAAAAGGTGAAAAAGAGTTGAGACCGTCCCTCCCTGTCCCACCTTCCCATCCAAACTGCTTTGCTTTTTGGTCCATAGGCCAGGGCCTTTTGAAGCATTCCATTCGAATGCACCTCGGCGTAAACGCCTTGACGTTTTCTAACTTCGCCAGGCATCATGGCCAAGGCCTGATAATTCATTGGGTCTACTGTTTATTATATGGGTGGTGAGGGCTCAAGAACCTCTCTTAACTTGAAATCTATTTTTCCCTCAAAGTAAGTCCAGCTTGGGCGTTGAAGGTCTAAAGGTCCGCGATCCCCCTTGGTACGATCCAGGGAGCCCCGGCAAATCAACCAAGTCCAAGGCGTCACCCAAGGGATCCACGGTAGACACGGGAGCATCCCCGCCCCTCTTTCTCCTCGTTGCCTCCAAGGTGTCAAAGACATCCACACCGGCACGTGGTGTTGGGTCTTCGTCGTTGGTTGCCCCATCCAAATCTCCATCCACTTGGCCCATCCTTTGGACGCCCGACATATCAATGTCTTCAGTGTCGCCTTGACCCGACGGCCACGCATCATCTCCATGACGAAGTTGTTCAATGTAATCCCTGTAGAGTTGCATGCGCAGCTCCCTCTCACCTTCTCCCTGACCTGTCACCATCACCACGGGAGGAATCTCCCCAATGTCATCCCGGTCAAAGGCCGTCCTCACAAGGGGCTTGGTCGTTCGACGGGTCGTCCCGATGGACCGATAGGCTCCCTGACGAAGGGCCCTGGTCTGTTGAATCTCTTGAGGTTCATCCATAGGGTCTTCATCATCGCCGCGCCGGCGTTTTCCTGGCTCCTTCCTCCCCACATGGTCCATAAGTGACCCGATGGATCCCACCAAGAATTCCGAGTCGGGAATGGCTGGCTCGGGGACTGAAAACCTCACCTTCCGGTGGGGTTTGTCCGAGTCCACTTCGTCTGGGTTCCTCTGGGGTTTCGCGCAGGGGTGGGAACCTACAACAACACCCGTGTCTCGGTCAATCCTCTCCTTACGCCTGGGTTCAATCGCCGTCAGTTTGGACAGGAGGGCATGTGCCTCCATCCCCGACCGTGCGTCAAGGACCTTGGGTGCCGTGTCGTGGCGTTGAATCCCAAAAACGCCCGAACCAATGGGTGGAATCTGGCCAAGCATCAAGTTCTGGGTAAAACCCAGCATGTGGTCTCGCTCGGAAAAGTAGGCCGCATGGTGCAACATGTCGGCCGTGCCTTCAAAGGATGCGCGGATGAGGGGTCCCTTGTCCGTCTTGTTTTGGCCGTGACGAGTTGTCGTCATGGGGTAGCCTCGGAAGGTGAGGGCGTCGGCCAAGAGCTGAATGTGGCGGTGGTCGACGTAAGACCCGTCGGCCGTCAAGACGGTGACAAGCTCTCTCAGGATCAAGGATCGGCAGGCCGAAATACCAAGAACGGCATTGCACTCGAGGACGTGGTTCGTCGTGGAGCGGCACCAGTCGACCAAGGGGATTTGGGCACATGCCAAGAAGGAGGATGACTTGATGTCCTTGGACGGGTCAAAGGAAGACCCTTGGGCATCTACGCGCCATTCCTTGACCACATCAATTTCACCCGTCGTCTCGTCAATGACAGGCACCTTCACCTCACATGGCTCCGCAAAGGTGATTCCCTTGATGCCTCCCAAGGACACGCGCGTCATCAACTTGGCGGGAAAGGCCCGGACCTCCACTTCGTCCTCCATGTTCCACGGTCTCACCCGAATGAGCCAGAGGGCCGCATTCACCTCCGAATAGATAATGGTCATTGGGGTTGTAGGCCATGCCGCCTCAATAGCCTTGGCTACCATGACGGGTGTCAACTCCTTCTCCTTCATTCGCTCCTTCTTGAGCTCGAGACAAATGACGTAGGGGGAGGGCTCAAACACGCCTTCCACCTTGTCATCCACTTCTCGCCCAAACACAGAAGCCACTTGGTCCATGGTGGGGAGGTGGGCCTTGACAGTCGTTGTCGGACCCTCCCCTTCGGCCACGGCCGGATCCCTCACCACAAACGGGTCTGTCGTGATGGTATCGAGGGGGACCGCAATGATGGCTTGGCACACCTTCTTGGCAGCTTCATAGGTGTTCTCCTTGAGGGCCAGGGACATGTAGGGTGTCGCGGGAGAGGGGGACATGTTGACAATTTCAAGGAATCGTGGGACACCAAAGTTTAGCTTCTTGGATCCTTGGCCTGCCAAGTGAAAGGTGTTGAGGGTCATTTGGGTCGTGGGTTCACCCACGGATTGGGCCGCCACGATGCCAACCATTTCACCAGTCTGGGCCATGGAGAGCAAAAACTTGTCCTTGATCCTCGCCACAAGATCATCCACGTCCTTATTGGTGAGACCATACTTGGCCAGGTGGCGTGGCGCCAATTCACACAAGATGGAGAGGCGGAAATTGACAGTCCCTTCATGACCCATAAGGTCCTTGAGCCAAATGCACAAGTCGCGAATGGCTGAAAAGGCAAGACGGAGATTGATGGGTTTCGAACTGGTCTTGTGTGGCCGTCTCCCGTAGGTATCCCTGAGGATGCGCCGAAGGTGGACTGGGAGAACGACTTGGGAAGGAGCTTCTGGAAAGAGGATGGTGATGGATTGGGCACGTGCCGAGTCCCGTGTCGTCACCATCATCCGGTACCACACCCCATGAAGGCTGTCGCCGTCCTTCATCTTTGCAAGTGCCTTGAGCTTTGTATTGGAGTAGGTGATCCATTCAAAGGGGCAGCGTTCCACACACATTGGGTCCATGCCGTCTTCTCCATAACGGAATTGGACAATTGTCCTATTCTCTTCCATGACTGTCTTGTTGGCCGTCAAGATGCATGCCTCAAAGGCCTTGACCAACTGGCGTTGCATGTAGCCGGTGTGTGCGGTCTTGACTGCCGTGTCCACCAAGCCTTCACGCCCTCCCATGTAGTGGGCAAACATGGCATAGGGTTTGATGCCCGTTACGTAGGATTGGCCAATGTAACCCTGGGTCATGGGGTGACGGTTGGTCTTGGAGAAGCATGGAAGGGTGCGTCCGGTGGGGCCTGGCTGGGGGCGTTGGCCTTCAATGATTTGCTGGCCCACTGCAACGGTAAGGTTGGTAAAGTTGATGGCCTTGCCCTTGGCCCCCGACTCAATCATGTCCATCATTGCATTTTTGGTCCCGGATGCTGCTTGCTCGGCAAAGGCATGTGCCGATGCACGTTGGATAATGTGACCCAACATTTCTTGGACCCGGCCCTCTACTTGCGCCTTGTCCTCCGCGTGCATAAACTTCTTGACTCCTTGGAATTGGTCAAGGACCTCGTGCACCTTGTCCGTGTCTTGAAGAATCGTTTCAATCTTGGTACGTGTCGCGGCAGACACTCGACAGTCGTCAATTCCCATGGAAAATCCACGACGGCAGAGGTAATCGTCCATCAAACGTGCCGCGTCGGACAAAAATTCAACCGTCGCAGAGGGTCCCGCGTCATGACTCAGGACCGACACAATGTTGTTGCCCGACGTCCCGACTGCCTTTTTGGTTAGGCGCCCGGCCAACAATTCGCCCGACCGCACAATCACAATGGGTTCTTCTGGGTGAAAGGCTGGCATGTGCTTCTCCTTGGCATCCTCCGGGTACCCCTTGTCGGACCACTTGAGGGATACATTCAGAGACGGTGGAAAGAGGAGGGAGTAGAGCTGCTTCCCCGTCCACATGGGGGTTGGCTTGAGGATGGCTGGAGGTGGGAGTTTCATCAAGCCTCCGCGGCGTTTGTCGAGGTAGCGGATCGAGGCAGTGTATTGGCACATGTCTGACTTGTCAAAAAACACGTCTTTGGAAGTCATGAGGTAGGAGCCAAGAAGGGCGTTTTGGACGAGGGCAATGATGGCGGCGTTGTTTTGGGGAGAAATGACGTGGTACTGGGCTCCAAGAAGGCGGCGTGACTCAGCAAGAGCCCCCGTGTTTTGGCAGACGTGGATATTCATCTCATCTCCGTCGAAATCTGCATTGAACATCGTTGTACAGCACAGATTCAGCTTGAAAGCGTGGCAGCCGGGAAGGATTTTGGCAGAGAAGCCGGTGAGAGACATCCGGTGGAGGGAAGGCTGACGGTTAAAGAGGATAGGGTCGCCGTCGCGAAGGTGTCGTTCGACAATCCATCCAAGCTCCAAGACGAGTTTTTCACGCGAGTCGAGGTATTCAAGGTAAATGACGCGCCCGTCGGGACACAGGATGCGATTGGCGCCATTCAGGGCACGTGGACCTTTTCTCACTGCCTCTTGGAGGGCGTCACGGTTTCGTGCATTGACGGGTTCTGGGATGGTCAAGATGGCCGCCATCTCGGCAGGAACTCCAACTTCTGTCACGTCAAGATCCGCGCCTGGGGTAATGACGGATCTCCCAGAGAAATCCATCCGCTTTCCCATCAAGTGGCCCCGCACGCGCCCTCCCTTGGCATTCAGACGGTTGATCAAGGTCTTCATGGGAGTGCCCGACCGTTGCTTCATCTGGGGAACCAACTTGCCTTCATTGTTGACAAAGGCCACGAGGAGACGTTGGAGTTTTTCCATAAGCTTCGGCATCTTTTCCCACATGAGAGCCACAAAATCACCGTCGGGTTGGAGGTAGGTCTCCATGGAGGAAAGGACGTCCGAGACAGGCACCGGGTTTCCCCATTCGCGATTGTTGCGTGTCAAGAGTTCATCCTTGGTCAAGGCAGGTTTGGCATCTTGAGGGTCATCCTTCTTTTTGCGCTTCTTTTTTGCACGTTTGGGAAGGTCGTTGCCACACTTGGAAATGAACTTTTCACTCTTGTGAAGACCCGACTTTTCCATAGCCTCTCGAATCTCATGGATGACCTGGACAATTCGCTTGAGAATAAAGGTGAGGTCGTCTTGGCCACGCGTGTTGGAACCTTCCGATGCCATAATGGGGGGACGCACCGCAATGGGTACCACGGGCATGACCGTCATGATGGCCCACTTGGGGTGGGAGTAGGCAATGTCCAACCCCATCTTGGCATAGTCCTCGTCGGGAACATTGGTCAAGATGGAGAGGGCATCGGCGGGATTAAAGGGGCGTCCACAGGATGACCAAAGCCCCATATTGGCCAGTTCCACGGCAAAATCGGGAGGCCAATCCCATTTGATGTTGGGGCCGTCTTGGGTAAAGTTGGGTTGAGTCATTTCGCAATGAGGACACTTGCGCTTGGTACGTGCAATGTCGGTGATTTGTTTAAAGGTTCGATCGGCTGCCGAAAAGGCTTCGTCCTTGACATCCAACACGGAAGCCACTTTGAAATCATCCTCGTCAACCAAGATGCGGCAACAAAAGGTGCACACCGTTCGAAGGACTGCCATGGTTTCCTTGATAAAGCCTGGGTAGTAAAAGGGTGCCGGCAACTCAATTTTGCCAAAGTGACCTGGACAATCCTTGTTGTCATTGATGCAAGTGGTGCACTCTACCCGTCTATCCATGGACCCCATACGAGGACAATTGACTGAACCTGGGACAGGTAAATGCTTGTTATAATTTTTTACTACATTGACATGGGTTACAGACATGGCACGAATCTCTTCTGGGGACATGAGGGTCAAGTGGACCGCCTTGACACGCACAAAGTCATGAAAAGAATCGTGATCGAGAGGACGCTTCCGCTTCTCCAACCTCTGCAACGGATCTTCGTCTTGGCCCGACATGACGGCAGTTGCCATCCAGAAAGGTGATTTTAGAAGTGAGGGTCTCTAAGATATTTAACAGTGAAATTCCAAATCAGTTTCTTTTTTAAATTGAGTTTATCTTTTTGTGTCAATGGGTAACCACCGTAATGGCGGACGAGTGGACTGCCAGTGCTTCAGGGAGGCCGGGCAGACGCTTTCCAAGGAGAGACGACACGGAAGGATCGTATTCCTTGGAAGGCAAAATGGGTGCCAGGGTAAAGAGGACGCTCTCCTCGACTCCATCCACCTTGATTTCCATCACCAATAGGTTCGAGTCCAAGTCGGTCATTGCCAAGGTTCCAAAACGGAGGACCGTCACAGTAGCTGCCTTTAGCTTCTTGGCGACATCCTTGCTCACCTTGTCCAAGTTAAGATAGGCCAAGGAGCACCATTCAAGTCGCTTCATTGCTGGGTGGTCAAGGATTCCCACCGGAAGAGCCTTGCGCACCAAGTAGCCCAAGTTTACAGGGAGTTCAATTGTTAGCTTGGTCGACATGGGAGAGTGAAAACCAATAAAAGATGTGGTATCAAACTTCTTTGATTTCTTAAAGTGTGGCGGAATGAGAGGTCTCCATCCCCCTCCTCTGCGTCAATTTTTCCAATACAATCCCTATTTATTTGCATAAACCAATGGTCCAATCATTTCTCTTGACACCTGACCAAATTGACCAGGCCAAGGCTGCATTGACGTCTCTCATGTCTTCCACACTAGAGGACGAGCTCAAGGAGGCCTTGACCCAAAGAGGTCTTATCAAGATGGTTGAAGAAGCCAATTACTTGATTCAAGTGGCAAAAAGACCACCATTTGAATCCTTAGTTTCGCCCAATTCTCGCTGGTGGATCAACGACATTTATGATGCCTTTACAGGTGACGCCTCTCCTCTGAATCCAGGTCGCATGTGCTCACACACTATTCTCTTTGAAGCCTGTCTATCCTGTGTGGTTGGACCCCGCCCTTCTGAACCTTTTAATCGTCCGTCGCAGCAAGACGTTCATTCTGCTCTTGGCCCAATCTTTGCATCGTGGGATGAAGGTTTGGCCGCAGTCGTGGGGAGGTATGCACCATCATAGTAATGTATTCTATGGACCATCATAAATATTTATTCTTCAAGCTTCTTCAAGAGGGTTGCCTTGGAATCTTCCTCCTTGTAAGGTTTGTCCTTGACAAATAAAAGAGCCCTCAAGGCTTCCAAGGTCCATCGACTTTTGTCATAATCCTTGCAATTGTAACGTCCTGGACCCTTTCTGGAGCGTGAGCCATAGACTGACTTTGTGCAAATGCCATAGGGTGCCGACATCAAGTTGCGCCGCTTCTCCTTGGAGAAGAGGGAGCGTTTGCCTGTTGCCAAGGCTTTTCGGGCTTTGGGTTTGGACTCATCCAAAACACGTGACAAGGATCGGACAACAAAAGATGTCCTCACCTTGCGTACACAGTCACAAGCCTTTTGGTTAAGGCTCCGTGTATCCTTTGTCTTTTTCCTTGAAACGGATCTTGATTTAGATCCGTTTCTTTCCGGTCGCCTCTTGTGAGGAGATGCCTTGGTTCGAGCCATGGTAAGGTTTTTATCACCTTGAAGATTTTCTTTCCTTAACCCCGTAAGCCCTGATGGGTATAATTGTCAAGCCTCAAGTAACCATTTATAATTTTTAGAAAAGGCTTAAAATTTGGGTTTATCACAGATTCACAGGTCATCCAAACCATCCGCTTCTTCAAACAAATCGTCCAAGTCATTGGTAAGAAGAGTGTCAAGGTCTGGATCTTGGTGGACAGGTACAAGAACTTGAGAGGCGAGTGGAGGTTCTTGGAATGTAGATGATGTGGGACCTGGTGTCTGGGTAGGAAAAAAGGTTGGGGGCAGGGGCATTGGCGGCAGTGAATGAGATGCTTGGTTTGGAGTTTGAAGATCTTGGCTCATTTTGTGAGGATTGAAACGGACGTATTTCTTTTGTACAAATAAATGCCAAAAGTTTCTAGGAAAAAGGTTGAGGCCTACCGAGCTTGGCGTAAAGGATCCGAGGGAAGGCCGGGATGTGAATTTGTGTTGGAAAAACTCAAGGAGCTTGTTGGGCCTGGTGGCCAACTTGTTGTGGCACCCGACCGAGTTCTCGCAACAATGAAAGCTGCTTACAAGTGTCTGGAACCACCCACAATCGTTGCAAAACGAAGCCCGAATCTCCGCTTTTTGGATTCCTGCATTGACCCAAACAATACTTCAAAAGAAAATGTGGCCACTATGATTGCCTTTGTTGAGGCAACTAACCGAGTTTGGATTCGGGAACTCTTTACAAAGGGAAGAGAAGGCTACAGTGGCCTGGAATTCCTTGAAAAATTGCACAAGCAAAGAGATGAGATTAGATCCAATGCAGAGTTATCGTCAGAGGTAAAAATTCGAGAGATGAAGATAAGAATGAATGAAGCAATTGATTTTGTAGAAAAAATAGCTCAAGAGGCCTCGACAAAACTCATGGCTACATGTGATGCGGCTGGTCATTCATCAGCTGGCCCCGGTGGTTCGACAGCGGCGCCTGCAGATGAACCCCTTCCGTTTTTACCAAGCCCACCTGTAACCCAGTCACCTCTTCCCCGCACGCCAGTTTCAACAGGCGTGGCAAAAGCAGCCGATCCCTTTGTTCTTCCGTCTGCATACTTTCGTTCCATGCCTACCAATCTTTCAACAGACACTTTTGGCAAAATTTCAGCAGATCCTTTGGATCAAAGAAAAAATGGAACCAAATGGGTTTCTAAGACCATTAGCAGAATTGATAATCATATCTGGAGTGCCTTGAGTCAAGACCGTGATCGTTTAAAAGGTTTCAAAACATTTTATATTAACCTTTGCCGCATCACAAATTGGATGGAGTCAAAAATGTTATCAGTTGGAAAGTGGTGGGAATGGGTCTCTGCAGTAACCCGTTCTTTAAATCCAAACAAGATTCCTGTCACTTCTGTGAAAAAAGGACATGTTGAGTATGTGGACAAGTTTTACTGTGCAGCCTTTCTCTACGCATTCCAATTCTTCCAGCCAGGTTCTCCTTCAGCTGCGGAGACTTATATCCGAGAACGATTCATTGAAATGGGAAAGTCGAGCATAAAAGATGTATCCTATGGACGTGAAGGACCACCAATAGGTGGGTTTTTAGTCGATTTATTTTCTTTTGGTATTCCCATGCGAGTTGGAACGGGTCCAGAAAGTTGTGTTGGGGCAGTTGATCACAGCCCCGACTGGCGCCCAATCGTTTACTCGGATGGAGGAGGGGGCATGGGGAGTACTGAGTCTCGAGCACCAGCCCCCGCTACACCTCTCGAAATAAGGAGGATGGTTCCAATAGCACTGCCGTCAACATAA